CTACTCTATCTTCTATTACGTTAGGTAATTTTGATAATCGTTATATTTCCCTGAACGATGCTGTAGTTGGTGTAGAAAAAGTTTTACCAATGTCCTCTACAACCAGGGGTATTGATCTTTTTGATGTACGCTATCAAATCCTACTAAACGATCTATATTCGTTGCAATCAACGGATATGATTTATTACAGCCAAGTAAAAACTCAATTACAGCTTATCAATGATCTTCTAGTTGGTCAAAAACCAATTAGATTCAATAGACATCAAAACCGTGTCTATATTGATATGAACTGGAGCGATGATTTAGATATTGGTGATTACGTAATCGTACAAGCTTATCGAATACTCGATCCATCAACGTTTACCGATGTATATAACGATGGATGGTTAAAGAGATACGCTACAGCTTTAATTAAGCAGCAATGGGGTACAAACCTTAAGAAGTTCGAAGGTGTACAATTACCTGGTGGTGTAACTATGAATGGACAGAAGATCTTCGACGAAGCTACTGAAGAAATAGCTAATCTTAAAGAAGAAGTTCAAAGTACATTTCAATTACCAGTCGATTTCTTTACTGGTTAATTCTATTCTCATCCGTCCACATATGGATTTTACATGCAATGCAATAGATCATCCATGCTCAGTTTACCAAACAGAAAGATAAAGTAACATGGCTACCGAAGCTTTCGCATATTGTTGGACTGACAAAACTAAAAATCTTCTTTATGTTGGTACCCATAAGGGCTCTCCTGACGATACCTATATTTGCTCGAGTAAAGCAATGCTAGAAGAATATAAAAAAAGACCAGATGATTTCTCACGAGAAATTTTAGCTTTTGGTACATATGCAGAAATGATAAAATTTGAAGCTGCGATTTTAAAATCAATTAATGCAGCTCAAGACCCAGGGTTTTATAACATGCATAATGGTGATGGTAATTTTTTTAACAAAGGCCATGCGGAAGCTACTAGGCAAAAATTAAAAATTGCTAGAAATAAAAGAACCGATAAGCCTAGATTAGGGAAGCCTCTTTCTGAAGATGGTAAAGTAAAAGCGTCTGAATCGGCTAAAAGAAGAAGCCTTACAGAAGAAGGTAAGCAACATCTTTCTAATGCTGGCAAAAAGTCTGCTGAAAAAAGAAAAAATGACCCAGAATATAAGCAGCATTTAAGTAAAAAGTCAGCAGATATGTGGGAAAAAAGAAGAAACGGGCTATTATCATGGCCTAAGAATATGAAAGGTAGAACATAATGTCTACTTCGTTCTACTTTCAATCTGGTATACCGGGAGGCAGATCTTCAGAGCAATTGCTCATGGAAGATATTATAATTGAATGCCTTAAGATCTATGGCTTTGATACGTACTATATTCCTAGAACAACTCAAAACCAAGACGATATCCTGACTGAAGATGCGTTAAACGATTACCAAAACGCATACCCTCTTGAGATGTACATGCAAAATGTAACAGGGTTCGAGGGTGAAGGAGACCTGCTAACTAAATTTGGTGTTGAGATCAGAGACACTGTAACATTTGTTGTAGCAAGAAGAAGATGGGATGAGGTAATCGCTAAGTCTGGTAATGCTCAAATTACAACCAGACCAGCTGAAGGCGATATTGTTTACTTCCCGTTAACGAAATCCTACTTTGAAATTAGAAAAGTAGAAACCAGAGATCCATTCTATCAGGTCGGTAAGCTATACGTTTATAAACTACAATGTGAGCTGATGCAGTTCTCTTCAGAGAGATTTAATACTGGTGTATCTGAGATCGATAACGGTGCAACAGTTCAATCTCTAGATGTCAACGAGTATAACATTATGCTTGAGAACAATTCAAGAATGCTTCTGGAATACATCACTCCTGCAGCGGTTATTAATGAAGCTTACGATATTAATAATATCGATCCTCTAGCTCAGAACGAAGACTTCAGAGGGGATATTGATATTCTGGATTTCTCTGAGAAGAATCCATTCGGGGAGATCATAGTATAATGTTACAAAAATTCTATTGGGGTACGATAAGAAAATCGGTTATTGCTTTTGGTAATCTTTTCAATAATATTTTTATTGATAGAAGAGATGCCGAAGGTAATGTGGTACAGACATTAAAAGTACCTCTATCCTATGCACCGAGACAAAAGTTCTTAGCTCGTATTAAAGCTGAAGCTAATCTACCTGACGAAAAGTTTCAAATCTTTCTTCCAAGAATGGCTTTTGAAATGACAGGTATTGTGTATGACGCGCAAAGAAGAGTAAGCCTGGTACAGAACAACAGAGTTGTTAATAATACAGCCAATACTCTTAATACGCAGTACGCGCCTACCCCTTATAACGTTAACATGCTTCTTTATGTGTATACTAAGAATCAAGATGACGGATTACAAATTGTAGAGCAAATACTTCCTTACTTTAATCCGGAATATAACCTATCATTGAATGCAATGCCTGCATTAGGTATTAAGAACGATTTACCTATTATTCTCAATTCAGTAGACTATGAAGATACATATGAAGGCGACTTTACGCAGAGAAGAGCTATTGTTTGGACTTTTAACTTTACGCTGAAACTTAACTTCTTCGGACCGATTTCTAAGCAAGGCATTATTCGTTCTGCGACTGTCAATACATATAGTAATCCAGAATTGACAGCTAGAATTCAAAGGTACAATGCTATTCTGGATCCGCTAGATGCAAAACCAGACGATGACTTTGATATTATAGAAACGTTTGAGGATTTCTAATGAAAATGGATGAAAATCTCGGCAAGCTATTTAATGTAGAGCCTGTTAGAGAAAACAATCAAGAGTTATTACCTCTTCCAGTAAATCAGGAAGAGCAAAAAGATGATGACTTTGATCTTGCAAGAAATACTCTTCGTAATTTAATCAATAAAAATGAAGCTGTAATTACTGATTTAGTAGATCTAGCTAGAAACTCTGAACATCCTAGAGCTTACGAAGTAGTAGGGCAGCTTATAAAAGCCCAGTCCGATATTGCTAAAGATCTAATGGGTATTCATAAGCAGAAAAAAGATCTAGAAGGCAATACAGAAAATAATAATATTCGCACTCAGAACAACATCGTATTTGCAGGCTCTACATCGGACCTAATGAAGATGATTAGCGCGCAAAAGGCTAAAACAATTGACCCAGAATAAAAATTCGTATAACGGCAATCGTTCTTTAAAGCAGATTGGTTATGTAATTCAGTACTCTCATGAGCAGGTAATGGAGCTCATGAAATGTAAAGATGATCCGATCTACTTCATAAAAACATATTGTAAGATAGTTTCACTTGATAGTGAAGAACTAATTCCGTTCTCGTTATACCCTTATCAAGAGAATTTTATTAACACGTTACAAAATAACAGACGTGTTATTAGTATGCAGCCCAGACAGATGGGTAAGTCGCAAACGGTTGCAGCGTATGTTCTATGGTATTCATTGTTTAATAACAACAAGACTGTTGCTATTCTAGCGCATAAATCTGATGCAGCGATGGAAATTTTGTCTCGTTATCAGCTTATGTACGAGAACGTTCCCCTATGGATGCAGCAAGGTATAAAGACCTGGAACAAGGGCGACGTAGAATTAGAAAATGGATCCTCGGTGTTTACAGCAGCTACTTCTTCAGCTGGTATTCGTGGTAAGTCAGTTAACTTACTCTATGTTGACGAAGCTGCTATTATTCCTAACAATATTGCTGAAGCGTTCTTTACTTCTGTTTATCCTGTTGTATCTGCTGGTGAGACAACCAAGATTATTCTTACATCTACCCCGCTTGGTTACAATCACTTCTGGAAGTTCTGGAATGAAGCTGAGAATGGAACTAATGGATTTACACCTCTTCGCGTTGAGTATCATGAGCATCCCAAGCGTGATAAGAAATGGGCTGATGAACAGAAAGCACTATTGGGTGAAATTAAATTCAACCAAGAAGTTCTTTGTGCATTCCTTGGTTCATCTAATACACTTATTAATGCTGATACGATTGCAAGATTATCACCTAAGCCCTATACATTCTCAAGTGATGGACTAGATGTTCTCGAACCTCCCAAAGAAAAGCATGCTTACTTTATTGTAGTAGATACATCAAGAGGTGTTGGAGGAGATTACTCAGCATTTACTGTAATCGATACAACTGAATACCCTTTCTCTGTGGTTGCTAAGTACAGGGACAATAAAGTCTCACCGCTGCTATACCCTTCTTTTATTCTTAAAGCGGCAAAAGACTATAACAATGCTTTTGTTCTAGTTGAGATTAACGATATTGGTCAGCAGGTTGCTGATATCATTCACAATGAACTAGAATATGAAAACATGATCTGGGTCGGTTCTGACTCTAGATATGGTCAAGTGCTGTCTAGTTCTGGTAAGAACGCAACGCTTGGTGTTAGAACAACCAAACAGATCAAAAGAATTGGTTGTGCAACTCTGAAATCATTAGTTGAGAATAATAAATTACTTGTTTTTGATAAAGATATTATATCAGAGTTCTCAACCTTTATCGAACATAATGGTTCGTTTGAAGCTGACGAAGGTTATAACGATGACCTAACAATGACTCTGGTTCTCTTTGCATGGGTGTCTAATGATACTATGTTTAAAGACATTATGAACGCAAATAACAGACAGGCACTATTCAGTCAGCAGATTAAGAATATTGAAGAAGAACTTACACCGTTTGGGTTTATTGATAATGGAGTTGCTGAAGACGATATTCCTGAAGTTTCGGGTGGAGATTTATGGTTAACAGATAAATTTCAAGGTGATTTGAAGAATTTCTTACTCAACAATGGGCATCTTTAAAATTCTAAAAGCATAAATAAAAAGTAATTTTAATATGATCATTGCCTTCATAGTATAACAAAAGGAGAAGAAAATGGCATTTCAGTTATCACCTGGTGTGCTAGTTACTGAAAGGGACCTTACAGCGATTGTCCCTGCAGTTTCTACGACCGCCGGAGCATTTGCTGGGGCTTTTCAATGGGGTCCCGTAGAAGAAGTTGTTACGGTAGATTCGGAAAATAAACTTGTTGAACGTTTCGGTAAGCCTAACGATTCAGTCTTTAAATCATTCTTTACCGCAGCTAACTTCTTAGCTTACGGTAATAACCTGCAGGTTGTTCGTGTTGTTGGTTCAGCTGCTAGAAATGCTATTGCTAACGCTAGCGCTACCGCTCTTTTAATTAAGAACGAAGATGCATATGAGAACACATATGCTGACGGTTCTGCTAACGTTGGTGAATTCGCTGCTAAGTATCCTGGTACACTAGGTAACTCTCTAAAGGTATCCGCTGCTGACGCTAATACTTTTAGCTCATGGGCATACAAAGACCTATTTGATTCTGCTCCTTCCACCTCTACTTACGCAAGCGACTTTGGTGGTGCTCACGACGAGCTTCACATTATCGTTATCGATGAAGACGGTGCGTGGACAGGTACAGCTGGTACAACTTTAGAGAAGTTTGCTTTTGTATCTAAAGCTTCTGATGCTAAGAAGGCTGATGGTTCAACAAACTACTACAAAAATGTTCTAAATGGAACATCTAAGTACGTTTACTGGATGGATCACCCTGCTGCTGGTACCAATTGGGGTACAGCTGCACAAGGCGTTACATTCGCCAACCTAGTTTCTAATGTTACAGCTTCACTTTCTTTAGGTGTAAACGATGCACCTTCTGCTGGTAATGTACAGACTGGCTACTCACTGTTTGCAAACGACGAGAAGTTTGATGTTTCTCTAATTTGTGCTGGTGAAGCAGATACTGCTACTGCAAACTACATTATTAACAGCGTAGCTGAAGTGAGAAAAGACTGCGTAGCATTCATTTCTCCTGAGCTAGCTGATGTTGTTAATAACCTAGGCGATGAAGCTAACGACGTGGTTGCATTCCGTAACACGCTACCAAGCTCGTCTTACGCAGTTATGGATTCAGGCTGGAAGTATCAATACGATCGCTACAACGACAAGTATCGTTGGGTTCCTCTGAACGGCGACGTTGCAGGTTGCGCAGTGCGCACTGATTTCGTTGCTGATCCTTGGTTCTCTCCTGCTGGTCTAAACCGCGGTCAGATCAAGAACGTTGTTAAGCTGGCATTCTCGCCAAGCAAGACTGAACGCGATACCCTGTATAAGGCTGGTGTTAACCCTGTTGTTACACTACCCGGTCAAGGTACCGTTCTGTTCGGAGACAAGACTCTTCTTGCTAAGCCTTCTGCATTCGATCGTATTAACGTACGTCGTCTGTTTATCGTGCTTGAGAAAGCCGTTGCTACAGCAGCTAAATTCCAGCTGTTCGAGTTCAACGACCAGTTCACACGTGCTCAGTTCAAGAATCTAGTTGAACCGTTCCTGCGTGATGTACAGGGTCGTCGTGGTATTACCGACTTTAAGGTTGTCTGCGACGAAACAAACAACACTGGTGAAGTTATCGATCGCAACGAATTCGTGGCAGATATCTTCATCAAGCCTGCTCGCGCAATCAACTTCATTCAACTGAACTTCATTGCTACGAGATCAGGTATTTCGTTCGAAGAAGTAGGCGCTTAATAGGGAGAGAGTAAATGTCAACATTTAACGTAGAAGCTTTTAAAGCATCTCTTACTAACGGCGGCGCTCGTCCTAATCAGTTCCAAGTAGCACTTTCGTTTCCTAGCTATGTTACGATCGGAGCCTTAGCTGTTGCACGTGCACCGTTCCTAGTATCAGTTGCTGAGCTACCTGGTCAAACTGTAAACCCTGCCATTGTGCAATATCGTGGCCGTGAAGTAAAGTTTGCTGGCGACAGAGTATTTGCGCCATGGACCATTACTGTTCTAAACGATTCTGATTTCTCTATCAGAAACGGTATTGAGCAGTGGATGGATGGTATGGATGATCTAGCTGCTAAGAGAGGCCGTTTACAGCCTTTCGAATATCAGTCTGATCTATCCGTTAGCCAGCTAGACAGAAACGGTAGAGTTCTTAAGACTTATGTCCTAAGAAGTGCAATGCCTGTAGATCTATCACCTGTTGCGCTTGATTTCGGTGCAAACGACCAGATCTCTACATTCACAGTTACCTGGCAGTACCAGCACTTCAATGTGACTGGTGGTGAATCAGCTGTTTAATCTAGCATAAGTATATAATGGCAATAAATTTATTTGGCTTTACAATTGGTCGTGAGGATAAGCAACAGGAGTTAAAGAATCAATCGTTCATAACTCCTGTTGCCGAGGACGGGGCATCTACAGTTTCTGCGGGCGGCTATTATGGTACGTTCGTAGACATAGATGCCTCTGCTCGTTCTGAGTCAGAGTTAATTTCACGGTATAGAGAAATTTCTAATTACCCTGACTGCGACACTGCTATTGAAGAAATTGTAACCGAGGCTATCGCTGCTATTGACAGCGAGGCCCCGGTTTCCCTTAATTTAGATGATCTTGATCTTTCCGACACGATTAAAAAATCTATACAACTAGAGTTTAATGAAATACTTTCTTTGTTAGATTTTAAAGATAAAGCACATGATATTTTTAGAAGATGGTATATTGATGGTAGAGTATATTATCAAAAAGTAATTGATCCTTCTAGCCCTAAGAAGGGCATTCAAGAATTAAGATACATTGACCCTAGAAAAATTCGCAAAGTGCGTGAAGTTAAGAAAGAAAAACTTCAAAACGGGGTTGATGTTGTAAAGTCTATAGATGAGTTTTTTATCTATAACGAACGCGGTTTAAATTACGCTGCAGGGGTACCACCTACTTCGGCTAATAACTCCGGTATAAAAATTTCAACAGATGCAATTGCTTTCTGTCCTTCGGGTCTTTTAGACTTAGACAGAAACGTTGTCATCGGTTACCTACATAAGGCAATTAAACCTGTTAATCAGCTTAAGATGATGGCTGACTCGCTGGTGATTTACAGACTAGCACGAGCCCCTGAGCGTAGAATCTTTTACATTGATATCGGTAACTTACCTAAGAATAAAGCCGAACAGTACATGAAAGATATCATGACACGATATCGTAATAAGATCGTGTATGATTCTAGTACTGGTGAAATTAAAGACGATCGTAAATTTATGACTATGCTGGAAGATTTCTGGCTTCCAAGACGCGAAGGTGGTAGAGGTACAGAGATTACAACTCTACCTGGTGGAGAGAATCTAGGTCAGATTGCCGATATTGAATTCTTCCAGAACAAAGTTTATCAGTCATTAAACGTACCTTCATCTAGATTCCAACAACAAGCTTCCGGGTTTAATTTCGGACGAGCTGCTGAAATTTCTAGAGAAGAAATGAAGTTCGCTAAATTTATTAGTAGACTTCGTAGAAAGTTTAATGCTTTATTTGACGACTTATTATTCACACAGTTAATTCTTAAAGGTGTAATTACTGTTGATGACTGGGCTGATATCAAAGAGAAACTCAACTATGAGTACGCTCAAGATCAGTACTACCAAGAGATTAAAGATTTAGAAAATTTACGCAATCGTATTGATGTTGTAAATCAAATGACGCCTTACGTAGGTACTTATTTTAGTAAGCATTACGTACGTAAGAAAGTCTTAATGTTATCTGATAACGACATTGAGCAGATTGAAAATGAAAATGAAGATGATCCGTTAGAGATTCAACCTGGTATGCCTGGCTCTGAGCAGATTGCTGCGCTTAGCAGAGAGAATCAACAATAACGGTATAAATACATCATAGGAGAAAAATTATGGATGTTCAAAGTAATATCAGCAGTATGATTGACAGTATTTTATCAGGTGATAATTTAGCCGCTAAAGATACATTTGCTTCTATTATATCTTCTAAGCTTACAGATGCTTTAGATGCAAAAAAGCTAGAAGTTGCGCAAGGTGTATACAGCGACACACAAGAAGTAGAACAAGACACGGAACAGGACGAAACAGATGACAATAACGCTGTCGACACTTCGCAAGAGTCTGAGTGAAAAGACTCTTACAGCTGCTGAAAAGAAAAAGCGCGAAGAAGTAGCAAAAGCTATTGAACGTGAGAATCCTGGTATGCCTATGGCTAAAAAAATGGCCATTGCAACAGCTACAGCTAAAAAAGTAGCCGAGGGAATGGATGAAAATCTTGCAGCTGATTTTCTTAAGATGGCTCATTCCAAAGGGTTTGCAAACGCACGACTGACTACAACAGCTCAGAAGAAAAAAGAAACTGAGGACATGTTAAAAAAGCGTGAGGCAGAAAGAAAAAACAAACCGGCGCGCCCTGTTGAACCTACACAAGATAAGTATCCTTTAGGTGGCTACGATCCTGTTTCACATAGATCTTATTCAGAAGAAGCTGAACTTGGTGAAGCAGAAATTATTGTCACATCTAAAAAGATGACCGGTGAACCACCCAAAGGCACCTACGCTTATGAGCGTAAGTATGGTAAATTTACCGCTAAAGGTGATCTAAGAAAAAAGCCTAACCCTAATAAGCCTCCTGTTGATAAAACAGCTTAACTTAAAGAGTAAAAAATGGCAGATAAACACATTCTTAAGAATACTCGAAGACAGGCAGCTGTTAAAGTATCCGGCACCGGAAACGCTACTATCAGTGTTTACGAGCTAGCTTACGCTGATCAAACTGTAACTACTGCTAACTTAGAGTTAATGCTGACTGATGCTTCGTTCATGACTACGGCAAGCGGTAACGTTAAGCGTAACGGTAATTTAATACTGGTAATGCCATCGGGATCAGCAGATACATTTAACTTTACTGCTGATATTGGTGTGAACCTAAACGAGCAAGCAAACGCTAACGTGGTTGTTGACTTAGGATCGACTGAAGGCGTCTGTATCTTACAATTTAGTAAGGGTGCTGGTTATAATGATCCCAACAGACAAAACCAAGGACCAGGGTCACTATAATGAAACTAATTAAAGAAATTTCACAAGAGCTTAAGTATTTAACTGAAGCTCATGAAAACGGTAAAAAAGGTATCTTTATTGAAGGTATCTTTATGCAGGCCGAAAAACCTAACAGAAATGGTCGCCTGTATCCAAAAGGCATTATGGAAAAAGAGCTTGAAAGATATCAATCTCTTATTCAAGAAAAAAGATCTCTAGGTGAACTAGGTCATCCTCCCAACCCTTCTATCAATCTAGACAAAGTATCACATCTTATTACCAACCTAAGATTTGAAGGTAATGACATTGTTGGTAAGGCTAAGATTCTTGATACCCCTATGGGTAAAATTGCGCAAAACTTTATTGAAGAAGGTGTACGTCTAGGTGTATCATCACGCGGTCTAGGCTCACTAAAAGAGAAAAATGGTGTAAATGAAGTACAAGATGACTTCCACCTAGCTACAGTTGATATTGTTGCAGATCCTTCTGCACCAGATGCATTCGTTCAAGGCATTATGGAATCTGCCGAGTGGGTTCTTGAGAACGGAGTTTGGAAAGCCATTGATGTTGAGCGTGCTCAACAAGTGATTAAGAAAACATCTAAAGCTAATTTAGCTGAAACAAAGCTAAAGCTTTTTGAGACCTTCTTAAACAAGATCAAATAATTAAACCTTATAAATAATAACGTTAAACAGTACTCTTAGGAGAAAACGGATGTCAGTCGAACAAAAAATTAAGGAGTTGCTAAACCGCACTACCGGTAAGCAACAGCTGGCTGAGGAATCTCAAAAAGAACTAGCTGAAGGCGAGATTATTGCTGCTGCTAACAAAGCTGCTGTTGCTACAAAGAAGGATACTTCTAAAGCCGCTCAAGCTTCGACAGCCGGTGATGCATCTAACCCAATGCAAGGTTCTTCCGAGAAAGCCTCTTTCACATCACATGATGAGGATGATACTAACCCAGGTGCTAAATCAGCTGCTAGTATCTCTAAGGCAGGTCTACCAGACTCTAAGGGCGATGCCAAGTCTGTAAAGACACCTGCTATGGAAGAAGAGCAAGTAGAGGGTGAAGCTATTACTGAAGAAGAAGTTGATATTTCTACTCAACTTAACTCTATTTTCGGTGAAGAGCTTTCTGAAGATTTTAAAACAAAAGCTACTTCTATTTTCGAAGCTGCAGTTATCGCTCGCGTAAATAGCGAAATGGAAAAAGTAACTGCTAAGCTAGAAGAGCAGACCGAAGCCACTCTACAAGAATACAAAGATCATTTAGTTGAGAAAGTTGATAGCTATCTTAATTACGTTGTTGAGCAGTGGATGGAAGAAAATCAACTTGCAGTTGAATCTGGTCTGAGAACCGAAATTGCAGAAGATTTTATTACCGGTCTTAAGACACTGTTCAAGGAACACTACATTGAAGTTCCTGAAGAAAAGTATAATGTTCTAGAAGACCTAGAGCAAAAAGCTACCTCACTAGAGGGCAAGCTTGATGAAGAGATCAACAAAAATATTGCTATTGCAAAAGAGCTTTCAGAGCTAAAAGCTGCAAAGATTTTTGAAGAACAAACCAAAGATCTAGCTGCTACTGAAGTTGAAAAACTAAAGAAGCTAATGGAAGGTGTTGATTTTGAGAACGAAGAGCTTTATCGTGAGAAAGTTAGCGTCATTAAGGAAAACTATTTCCCTAAAGGTGTTAAGTCTTCGCCCGAGAAAGTTTTAGTCGAAGAAGCTGGCACCAATCCAGCTGCATTTGCAGATAACAGCTCTATGAATAAGTACGTTCAGGCTTTATCTAGAACGCTCAAAACCCGTTAATTTATAAATAACTAGTATTTCCAACAAAGGAGAAGGTAATGTACCTATCAGAACAACTACAGGACAAATGGGGAGCCGTTCTTAATCACGGCGATCTACCTGAGATTAAAGACTCGTACAAGCGTTCCGTTACTGCGGTTCTGCTTGAGAACCAAGAGAAAGCTCTTCGCGAAGAGCGTCAGATGCTGTCAGAGCTAGCTCCTGCTAACAACTCTGCAGAAACAGCCGGTATCGACCGTTACGATCCTATCCTGATCGGTCTGGTACGTCGTGCTATGCCTAACCTGATGGCTTACGACATCTGCGGCGTTCAGCCAATGACTGGTCCTACAGGCCTGATCTTCGCAATGCGTTCTGTTTACGGTAACGTTCGTACAGATTCCGGTCTAACCGAAGCTCTGTTCAACGAAGCTGATACAGACTTCTCTTCATCTGGTTTCGACTCTGCTTACGCTGGTACTCCTAAGAACGGTACTCACGCTGGTTCTAACCCTGTTGATGGTTCTTACACCACTGGTAAGGGTATGACCACCGCCGAAGGTGAAGCCCTGGGTGATAGCGCTAACAACGCTTTCGGTTCAATGGCTTTCGCTATCGACAAGACAACCGTTACAGCTCGTACACGTGCTCTGAAGGCTGAGTACACACTTGAACTGGCTCAAGATCTTAAGGCTGTTCACGGTCTGGATGCTGAGTCTGAGCTTTCAAACATCCTGTCTCAGGAAATCATGTTTGAAATCAACCGTGAAGTTGTTCGTACTATCTATACCGTTGCTAAGCAAGGTTCGCCTGCTACCGCTACTGCTGGTACCTTCAACCTAGACGTTGACTCTAACGGCCGCTGGTCTGTTGAGCGCTTCAAGGGTCTGCTGTTCAACATCGAACGCGATGCTAACCACATTGGTCAAGACACCCGTCGTGGTAAGGGTAACTTCATCGTCTGCTCTGCTGACGTTGCTTCTGCCCTAGCAATGGCTGGCGTTCTAGACTACGCTCCTGCCCTGTCTACCAACCTGAACGTTGACGATACAGGCAACACATTCGCTGGTGTTCTGAATGGTCGCTTCCGTGTATATGTTGATCCTTATTCAGCTAACCTAGGTGCTGCATCTCAGTTCTACGTTGCTGGCTATAAGGGCACATCACCTTATGACGCTGGTATCTTCTACTGCCCATACGTTCCTCTACAAATGGTTCGTGCAGTTGATCCTAACAGCTTCCAGCCAAAGATCGGCTTCAAGACACGTTATGGCATGATTGCTAACCCATACGTTACAACCAACGCTAACAGCGCTGTTGCTGATACCGATACATTTACAGCTAACCGCAACCAGTACTATCGTCGTACCAAGGTTGTCAACCTGATGTAATTAAAAAACCGACACAGATCGGGTTTGAGAGGGAGCTTCGGCTCCCTCTTTTTTTGTTATAAATATCTGATAAGGAGATTTATCTATGTCAAATATAAGTGTACCTTCAGATGCTACCATACTAAGTGATATCGCTAAGATTAATGACGGTGCAGTAAGAAATTTTTTAAAGCCTAACGGTTTCAGATTAATATTCCAAGAGCTTCCTGCCGTATCTTATACCTGCCAGGTTGCTAATATTCCGGGTGTTTCTTTTGGCTTCGTAATGCAGCCTACCCCTGGTGGTATTGACATTCCGGTAATCGGGGATAAAATAGCATTTAGTGATCTTACAGTTCAGTTTATAATCGATGAAGATATGGCTAACTACATCGAAATTTTTGACTGGATGATGGCACTAGGATACCAGGAAAATTATCAGCAGTATACCAGACTGGCAGGAGATCGTTTGGGTAGGTTTCCTTTTATTAAAAAGACAAATTCATTAAGCCTGCCTCCTTCGTCGGATGCTAAGCTAATCATTCTTAACTCTTCTAATATTCCTTCTTTATCAATCACCTATAAGGACGTATTCCCAATTGCATTAGAACCAATTGCATACGATGTTACGGTTGAAACCATTGACTATTTAACCTCTTCTGCTACATTCAAGTATAGATCTTTTGAAATAGAGCAGTTATAATATAATTTCATTTTTAACGGAGTCGGTATGAACCAAAGACGAATTGAATTGAATCTTGACGATATGCGTAAGAATAAGTTCTTCATCGCTACGCCTTGCTACGGTGGTCAGTTGATGGAGCCTTATTTTAGGTCAGTCATTAAGACTATGACCTTTTTTAATCAGCATAACATTCCTCTTGCATTCGGTACGATTGCAAACGAGTCTCTAGTTACGAGAGCGCGTAACGTTCTTCTAGCTTATTTCCTTTCTTCTGATTTTACTCATCTGCTGTTCATTGATGCAGATATTGAGTTTCAGGTAGAAGATATTCTAAAACTTTACGTCCACAATAAAGACGTTATTGTTGGGGCATATCCTAAAAAGGGCGTCGCATGGCAGCGTATCAAAGAGAATATGCAGCAAGAAGGTAGTCGAAACAAGCAGCATTCAGATAAAGAAATTGCTGCATTCGGTTCAGACTATGCGATTAACTTTAAATTCTTGAATAGAGACGATAAGACTATTGCTGTAGAAAACGGTCTTGTAAAACTGCACGATGCTGGTACCGGCTTTATGATGATTAAGCGCGATGCTATTCTGAAGTTGCTTAAAGCTTACCCTGAGCTTAAGTACAATAACGATGTTATGATTAATAATGAACATCTAACAGATAATTTCTACGCTCTGTTTGATACTATGATTGATCCGATTGATAAGCGCTATCTGTCTGAGGATTATACCTTCTGCCGTCGCTGGCAAGATATCGGTGGAGATATCTGGCTTGATCCCTCTATCTCTCTTAATCATTACGGTCATTTCTGCTTCCAGGGTAACCCTCAAGCTATCATTCAATGGGGACCGCCTGTGCAAGAACAACCGGTGGTGAAGAAGGACGTCGTTACACTTGACCTACCTGACGACGTTAGCTAATTGAACCTTTTATATAATGAAACTCACTGAAATTCAAGAGATGTGGGAAGAAGACTCACGTATCGATGAAACTAACCTCGGTCGCGAGTCTACTAAAGTACCTACACTTCACGCTAAGTATATTACCCTTATCTCTAAAGCTCGCTTACAGCTACGTAAAGCTGAATCAGACTACTATAATACCAGGCGTCTAAAGTACCGGTATTATAGAGGTGAGATGACACGTGAAGAGTTAGCTGTAATGGAGTGGGAGCAGTTCCAAGGTAATAAACCTTTGAAGAACGAAATGGATGAGTTCCTTCAGTGCGATAAAGATTTAATCGAGCTGCAGGATAAGATGGAATACTTCAAAACAGTTATCTATACTCTCGAACAAATTATTCGTTCTATCAATTCCCGAACCTGGGATATCAAAACCGCGGTAGAATGGCATAAGTTTACAAACGGTATGATGTAATGGCAGATATATCGATTAGAAAAAAGAACGAAGTTCATATGATAGTTCAGTGCGATCCTTCTATTGCACAAGAACTGTCAGATCATTTTTGCTTTGATGCACCCGGTGCTAAATTCCATCCACTATATCGCAGTAAGATGTGGGATGGAAAAATTAGACTTTTTTCTATTCTTACAAAAGAGCTATACATCGGTCTATTGAGCTACCTCGAACATTTTGCTGAAGTTAACAACTACACTATTGATTACGAAAAGTTTAATAGACAAGCTGATACAGTAACACTAGAAGACGTGAAGGAGTTTGTTGATGGTCTTGATCTTTCGCTGCCTGGTGGTGAGAAGATTCGCGACTATCAGCTTGATGCTGTCTACCGTGCTATTACTGATGGTAGACGTCTTCTCCTTTCACCTACCGGTTCAGGTAAGTCTCTAATCATTTATTGCTTGCTTAGATGGAATGAAAAGTTTGATCGCAGGCAGATCATTCTCGTACCGACAACATCTCTAGTGGAGCAAATGTACTCTGACTTTCAATCTTATAGTCAGAATAACGGCTGGAAGGCTTCTTATAATTGCTCGAGAATATACGCAGGACATTCTAAAGAAAATCTTTTACCTATCGTAATCACTACCTGGCAGTCTGTTTACGATTTACCTAAAAAGTTTTTCGAAAACTATCAAGTAGTTTACGGTGACGAGGCTCATACCTTTAAAGCAAAGTCGTTAACTAGCATCATGCACAAGATGTCTAGTACACCCTATCGTATCGGTACAACAGGTACACTTGACGGTACTAAAACACATAAACTAGTATTAGAGGGTCTATTCGGATCAGTCTATAAGGTTACAACGACCAGACAGCTAATGGATAGTAACCAGCTCGCAGATCTAAAAATATATGCGGTTGTGTTAGAATATCCTGATGAGATTAAGAAAGCTAATAAAGATTTTAAATACCCAGATGAGATGGATTTTCTTTGTGGGTATGAGCCTAGAAATAAATTCATTCGTAATCTAGCTATTGCACAAAAAGGCAACTCACTAGTTTTATTTCAGTACGTAGAAAAGCATGGTCAGATTCTATTTGACATGATAAAAAATAAAGTACCAGATAGACAAGTATTCTTTGTATATGGTGGTACAGATACTGAACAAAGAGAAAATATTCGCAAAATTACTGAGAAAGAAACAGACGCTATTATTGTTGCTTCCTACGGCACGTTTTCCACAGGGATAAATATTAGAAACTTACATAATATTATATTTGCATCACCTACCAAGTCTAGAATTCGCAACCTACAATCTATCGGTCGCGGTCTACGCAAAGGCGATGAAAAGACTCACTGTAATCTATACGACATAGGTGACGATATGACATGGAAGACAAGAAAAAACTATACACTATTGCATATGATCGAAAGAGTAAAAATTTATAATGACGAGCATTTCGATTATCAACTCGCAAAAGTTAAGATCTGATGTACTGTAAGTTATTCAAACTAATCAATGGTGAAATGATCGTGGGTACAGTAGAAAGTGAAACAGTAAATCAAGACACGGTTAAGATTGTTAACCCTGTTTTAGTTTATTCTGTACGCACACCAGTAGGTCAGATAATTATGGAAACGTTCATTATGCAGACTTGGCTTAAGTTAGCTAAAGGTACTGCTTTTGAGCTTTCTACAAGAAATATTCTAGTTACTGCTGATATTACTGAGCAAACCGAAACACAATATAGAAACTATATCGATGAAATACAAAATGAAACCACATTAGATAATATTATACCAGAATATTTTGACGGAATGCAAGAAGATGAACAAGACGAGTTAATGGAAGAAGACGAAGATCATGAGCACAAGCCAGTTAGAACAACCTATCATTGAACCACCTAAAACAACACATTATGTTGATAATAAAAAATTCTACGAAGCGCTTGTAGAATATAGAAGGTCTGTTGATCATGCAAAAGAAAATGGTCTTGAAAAGCCGAAGGTAAGTGAGTATATTGGCGAATGCTTCTTAAAGATTGCTACACACCTATCATACAAGGCTAACTTTATTAACTACACGTTTAAAGACGATATGATTTCAGATGGTATTGAGAACTGTCTGACAGCTGTTGAGAAATTTGACCCGGAGAGAGGCACTAATCCTTTCGCATACTACACTCAGATTACATTCTTTGCATTTGTTCGTCGAATTCAAAAAGAAAAGAAACAACAAGCTACTAAGTATAAGCTGTTAGAGAATATCGATATTGATCAGCTAATAGCTCATTCGGACGGTAATGAGGAATTTGTTAACCAGCTCTTAGAAACAGCTCGTAGACATTCTGATATGATTGAACCCGAAAGAAAAAATATTAAGACTAAGAAGAAAAAAGCTACCGAAGTTCTTCCTGAGGATCAAGAATGAAAATTGTTATTATTGGTAAAGGTAAAGTAGGAGAGGCAACAGGTCAAACATTTAACGTACCGGTTGACTATCACGACCCTTATAAAGGGCATGTCATTAATGACTTTGCTCCTTACGATCTAGCTATCGTCTGTGTTGATACCTTAAGAGCAGGCCCGGACGATCATAAGGATCTTACTAGTGTTGTTAGTAATTTAATCGACAATAAGTTTAAAGGTATTGTAGCGATAAGATGCACTATTAATCCTAATTATATTATGGGGTTAGCTGACACATCACTGCGAATTGTAATGTTCCCCGAGTTTATGAGGCAGACTGATGACCTCAAACTGGACAACCCATGGGTAGTTGTTCTTGGTGGTTTATTAGCTGATACTGTTAAATTAATGGATATTCTTGTACAGACAGGCTACTGCAAAGATCGAAGTAAGTATCTTTTAATGAGCTGGGAAGAAGCAGCTATTGTTAAACTAGGTCAGAATTCTGGTCTAGCTACAAAAGTTATCTTTTATAATATGATCAATGAGCTATGCGAGAAGTACAATGCTAATTATGATCTTGTACGCAGAGGAATCGGTGCTGACGAAAGAGTAGGTATTCAATATTCCGTTGTACCTAGCCCTGATGATGGATTAAAGGGTTTTAAAGGGCATTGTCTACCTAAAGATCTAGAATGTATGGCGTCTGTCGAAACACACGGGTTCTTCAGAAATTTACTCGATATTAACAAGAAGCTAGGTAGAGAATGACAGTATCTGTTATTATTGATGAAGTATTAAACGACATGATAGGGATGGCGTCAACAGCTCCTCCTGGTTCTTTTGTAGAAGTAGGGGTATACAAAGGAGGGTCGGCCGTTAGACTTGCTAATGTTGCTGAAGTACAAGGTCGAGCTATATTTTTGTATGATACCTTTGAAGGTATCCCTTACACAGATGAAGAAAAAGGCGATAAGCACGCAGTGGGTGATTTTAACGACACATCATTTGAAGAGGTAAAAAGTAACATACCTTATGCTACGGTAGTTAAAGGTATCTTTCCCGACAGTGCTGTACCTATGAAAGATATTGCTTTCGTGCATGTTGACTGTGACCAATACAAATCGATCATCGATACCGTGAATTATCTTACACCACTAATGGTTAAAGGTGGTATTTTTTGGTTTGATGACGCCCCAGATATCCTAGGTGCAAGGAACGCAGTAACTGATCTTTACGATGATAATTTTTCTATAAGCAGTACCGGAAAAATTTATAAAGTAGTTGATTGATTAATAAATATATTATATAATCGTGCCATTCCACGTAAACTATGCAGCTGACCTTCCAGCTGTACAATAACTAGGAGTTAATATGCTTAAGTTTCAATTGCCAGATCCGACCTGGCATGCCCGTCTGAGCTTCGTAAAGAGCGCCTTCAGAATCGCGGCTGGTATTTCCCTTATTTGGCCACAGAGTATTATTCTGGCTGGAGTCTTTTTAATCATCGCTGAAATCATTGGTATTGCAGAGGAATTAGTATGAGTAAATTGAAAGTGTCTGAGCTGTTCTATTCAGTTCAGGGTGAAGGTAGGTACATGGGTGTACCTAGTGTCTTCCTTCGCGTATTCGGTTGTAACTTTAAATGCGAAGGCTTTGGAATGCCTAAAGGAGAATTAAGTAATGAGCGTAACAAAATTGACGCAAGCTCCTTTAGCAGTTATAAAGATCTTCCTCTCGTTTCTTCTGGGTGCGACTCTTACGCTTCTTGGGATCCTCGTTTCAAGCATCTTAGTCCTGTTCTATCTACTGATGCTATTACCGATACGATTATGGACCTACTTCCTCACCAGAGGTGGGAAGACGAACATCTGGTAATTACTGGTGGTGAGCCTCTGCTAGGCTGGCAGCGCTCTTATCCTGATCTGCTAAGCCACCCAAAGATGCTTCCTCTCAAAGAGCTTACTTTTGAAACAAATGGTACACAACTCTTAACTAAAGACTTTGCCGAGTTCCTTCATGACGAATGGGTACATACTAAGGGTTACTTCTCTCTGACGTTTAGTGTAAGTCCTAAGCTTTCTGTCTCTGGTGAGAAGTGGGAAGAAGCTATCTGCCCGGAAGTAGTGGCTCAATATGATGAATACGGTTATACTTACCTTAAGTTTGTCGTTGCATCTGAAGAAGATGTAAAAGAAGCCGAACAAGCAGTAGATGAGTATCGTAAAGCCGGTTTTAGTGGTCCGGTATATCTGATGCCAGTCGGTGGTGTTGAAAGTGTTTATTCTTTGAATAACCGTCGAGTAGCTGAGCTTGCAATGAAGAAAGGTTGGCGTTATAGCGATCGACTTCAAGTACCTCTTTTTAAGAATGAATGGGGAACCTAATGATGATCTCAACAAAAGATTTCATGTACGATACTTATTATAAAGTAACTGATCCTAGAATGGATGGATTTTATTGCTTTGCTAATAAGCAAAAACTATACGAGATTAAATGGCTGGTTGACAGCCTCTTGTCTAAGTGCCCGACGTTCGTTGGGGAAGAAGAGTTTGTAAAGGAAAATAGGAGCAAGTATGAGTCTGCAAAAGGGTAAAACTGACGCCGAGCTGGGTTATAAAGTAGAAGAGTATCTGAAAAGCAAGGGTGTTGCTACCCCTACTATTACTGAAGCTCTCGAGGTAAAAGACGAGACTAAGATTAAGAAAATTGAAAAGCATTTTGCTGAGATTATGGATCTTCTTGGTCTTGATCGTAAGGATGACTCTCTTGAAGAGACTCCTAAGCGAGTTGCTAAGATGTACGTCAATGAAATCTTCTGGGGTCTGAAACCTGAGAATTTTCCTAAGTGTACCGTTATCGATAATAAGATGGGGTACGATGAAATGGTTATCGAAAAAGACATTACTCTGATGTCTAACTGCGAGCATCATTTCGTAACGATTGACGGCAAGGCTCACGTAGCATATATTCCTAAGAATAAGGTTCTTGGCTTATCTAAGCTTAATCGTATTGTGGAATACTTCGCACGTCGTCCGCAGGTGCAAGAACGTATCGCCGAGCAAGTTTACCATGCTCTGGTCTTTATTCTTGGTACTGAAGATGTAGCGGTTGTTATTGAAGGTGTTCATTACTGCGTGAAGAGTCGAGGCGTTGAAGATCATTCTTCGTATACTATGACAGCTAAGCTTGGTGGATGCTTCCGTAGCGAGCCTGAATGTCGTGCGGAGTTTATGTCACTGATTAAAAAGTGAGATACAAATGGTTTGGTATGCAAATTCAGAAGGTCGCTATGGTGCTAATGGCGCCAAGGGCGACCTTGGTGAGCGAATTGTAAAAGAATATTGTCAAGCTAATAATATTCTTTACGAGGAAAAAAGCGACCTTCACAGCCAAGTTAACCTAAAGATAGATTGCATCATTGACGGTATTCCGGTTGATGTGAAATCAAATTATTTTAAGGGCTATTTGGTTGTAGAAGTTCATACTAGAAAAAATAAACCTGGGTGGATATATACAACGACTGCTGAGCAAATTTATGGGGTGGATGTTGATACGAAGTCTATCTACCGCTATAATGTTTTAGAAATGAGAGAATATATTGACAAAGTTAAACCGGTAATTAAAAAGACAAAAACCTTTGATTATATTCTCTACATTCATGTCAGCAATGAATTGATCCATAAACTGCAATGAAAATTTCACACGAATCCCCTCTAAGTCTGCTTGCGCAGTCTCGTTATTATAATGACTATGATTATGCTCTGGTTCATCTCTTCGAAGAGAATAAAGAGTATCTAGACTTCTTTAAGCATTCTGTTACAAGTGGTAGACACGTTATACTTGATAACTCGATCTTTGAACTCGGTACTGCATTTGATTCTGATCGCTTTGTCTACTGGATTAATGAGCTTAAGCCTACCGAGTATATTATTCCAGATGTTCTAGAAGACTCTTATGGTACTATGCGCAATGCATATGATTGGAATAAAAAATATTCTAATCTACCGGGTAAAAAAATAGGGGTAGTTCAAGGTAAAACGTATGACGAACTAATTGAGTGCTATGCCTACCTTGATTCAGTTATAAATGTAGATAAGCTGGCTATTTCGTTTGACTATTCTTTGTACTTAAATGTTTGCCCTCATCCTAATAAATGGATGGGGTATGCAATGGGTAGAGTACAAACACTGTCTAGACTTTATAAAGACGGAATTATTAATAAAAATAAACCGCATCATCTACTGGGCTGTGCTCTACCTATTGAGTTTTTATTCTATCGTAATAAAGACTTTAGCTGGCTTGAATCTCTCGATACTTCTAATCCGGTGGTGCATGGTCTTCTTGATATCTACTATGAACCAGGTGGTTTGCTTGAAAAGCAATCTATTAAACTAGTTGACCTGCTTGGTGCTAAACCTAAACAAGAACAGTTGAGGAAAATCGAGCATAATATTGAACTGTTCAGAGCTTTTGTAAACGGTACGAGATGAAGTGGATTACATTTTTTAGTCAGACAGGGTCTGAAATAGTTGAACTGTCAAAGAGTCTTGGTAGAAAACCAGATCTATTGATTACAAATAACTTCGAAGAAAAGTACAAGTTCAACCCAGGTATTCGTGAACTGGATGTAACTATCCAGTCTGCACGCCATGATATTCTAATGGATTACCTAAGAGGTCAACGTATTTTTGATCCTAAAGATACTCTGATTACTCTTCACGGTTATCTTAGAATTCTACCTGCAGACGTATGTAACATGTATGAAATCTATAATGGTCATCCAGGCGCTATTGATCTTTATCCCGAGCTAAAAGGTAAGGATCCACAGGAAAGAGTGTGGCAGGAAAATGACAAATATACTATAATCGGCAGCGTAGTACATAAGTGTACTGCTGAGCTGGATGCGGGTGAAATTGTAAAAGCAGTTCATTTTAGAAATAGAAATTATACTAAAGATGATCTGTACAATAACTTACGTATAGCATCTCTGTCGGCATGGAATTTCTTCTTGAAGGAAAAAGGTCTATGAGAATTGGTATTACTGGTGCGCAGAGTGTAGGAAAGACTACTTTACTTAATGCTCTACGCAGTGAAAAATTCTTTAAAGATTATGCTATTTGTGACGAAGTAACTCGCCGTGTACGTAGTTACGGTATTCCTATTAATGAAAGCGGTACTAATGTAACGCAGCGATTGATTATGAATGAGCATATTGTCAACGTTTATATGAATGAAAAGATGTTGACTGATAGAACTGCTCTTGATGGTATGGTCTATAGTCTGTATTTACATAAAAAAGGTAATGTTGATCTCAAGACTCTTTCCTATGTTGAAATGGTTTTTAAGAGACTGATTAAGTCATATAATCATATCTTTTATATCGAACCCGAGTTTGAGATTGTAGATGACGGTGAACGTAGTGCCGATGTTGGTTTCCGAGATGAGATTGTTGAATATTTCGAAACCGTTATTACAAAGAATAAGCTTAATGTTACCCGTATCAAAGGTTCTGTAAGGAACCGTGTTGATATGGTTATTGGTATTTTGGAAGGACGATAAAATATGAATGATAATCAACAAGTTCTAAATAGCTTGGTCTCCGTTCACCTTGGTAAAGCAGGGGATGGGACGGTTGTTAAGCCTTATGTAACGCCTGATGATGTAGATCCCAGCTTGCTGGTTTCAGTACCTAGGCATCTAAACCGTACAGCATATAACATTGATGATAATAATCTTCCGTTTGAAGGAATGGATGCTTGGAATGCTTACGAATTTAGCACGCTACTTAAAAACGGCTTCCCTGTATCTGGTTGGCTTAAATTTACTTACCCAAGCAATTCACCTAATATTGTAGAGTCTAAGTCGGTTAAGCTGTACTTGAACTCTTTTAATATGGCTAGACTTATCAACTCTACAGACGATATCTGGACGGTTGAAGATAAGATTGCTTCCGATTTATCTAATGCAGTTGGCGCAGAAGTAAACGTATTTCTGCGATGGGGCGATATTGATACGGTTAAGCCAATTATTGGTGACTTTATTTCGTTAGAGCATTACTGTAATGTTGAAAAAATGCAGTTTAACGAATATAATGAGTATGCAGGTACTCTAGAAGTCGTGCAGTCAATCGGTCGTTATGAACGCTGGCGTTCTTATTCTCTGCGTTCTAACTGTCGAGTAACTAATCAGCCTGACTGGGGTGACGTGTATGTACATATTAAAGGAGATAAGGCAGTTACTCCAGAATCTCTGCTTAAGTATATTGTCTCGATGCGTAAAGAGAATCATTTTCACGAAGAGATTGCCGAGTGCATTTATAAGCGCTTGTGGGATCTGCTACAACCCGAAGAGCTATTCGTGGCATGTCTCTATACTCGGAGAGGTGGTATTGACATTAACCCTGTACGAGCTTCAAGCTCAAAAGTTCTCTGGAAATACGGTGCGATCGCCGATGTAACTAACTTCTGTACAAAGACACCAAGACAATGAAATCCCCTGATAATAACGTAAATGAGATCTGTCACGAGTTTATCACTCGCTCGCAGCATGGGTTTAACAAGTACGGTGTAACTACTGAGAGAACCGATCTTGACTTTGATCAATGGATTCAGCATCTTAAAGAAGAACTAATGGATGCTGTAGTTTATATTCACCGTGTTCAGAAAGAAAGAGAGATTCAACGTGACGACGGCAAATGAAGCACTAGCATTGCTACCGAATACTAAAGGATGTGTTGTTATCCTTTCCGGTGGTATGGACTCTACTATTACTATGCGTCTTGCAGTAGAGAAGTATGGTAAGGAAAACGTATCTGCTCTTACTTTCTTTTATGGGCAGAAGCAGAAGCGCGAGATCGAAATGGCTAAGATCTCTACTAATATGCTGGGTGTAAAGCATAAGGTAGTGGATGCATCTTTCCTCGGCGAAATCTCTAAAGGCTTCTCTGCTAATGTTGATACTGATATTGCAATGCCTACGATCAAGGATGTTTTAGGTGACCCGAGACCTAAGACGTATGTACCTAATCGTAATATGATTCTGATGGCAATTGCTGCTGCTTATGCTGAGACGCAAAACGTAGATACTATTCTATGCGGTCTTCAAGTGCATGACGAGTATGGGTATCATGATACGACTCAACGTTGGGTTGACAAAGTAAACGATCTTCTATCTGAAAACCGTATCATTAAAATTAAACTAGTTGCACCCTTTAGTAAGCTAAGTAAATATGATGAGTTAAGTATCCTTCGGGAACTGGATGGTAATATGGACTTGACTTTATTTACACTTACATGTTATAATCCTAATGAAGAAGGCGAATCGTGTGGTGCGTGTCCTTCTTGTTCGGAGCGTATTGCTAACTTTGCTAAAGTCGGTATTAAAGATCCGGTTCAATACTCAGTTAATATCGACTGGAAGCAACTAATCGAAAGAATGAAAGTTTAAAATGTGTGCTATTTCTGGTTCTTTTAGTAAGGCAAAGCTTGAAGAGCTTTATAAGCTTAATGCTTATCGAGGTGAGAGGAGTTATTCTCTTACCTCTTTCGAATATGATAATGAAAATAGACTTAGACTAAATGTATTGTTTCAGGATGAAGGACCACTGGACTTGAATGTACTTCATGCAATGCATGATCAACCAGGTAGATTCTTTATCGCACATTCTCAGGCTCCTACTACTGAAACCAGAAATATTCACCCGGCGGTATATGGAAAAGCACTACTGTGGCATAACGGTATCGTAAAGCAGAAAAATATTTCTGCAGGTGTCTGGGATACACAATGGCTACTAGAACAGATTTCTGATTATGGATGGAGTTCGTTATCTAGAGTAGATGGTACATTTGCATGTGTTATGTACTGGAGCGGTGATCTCTATGTATTCAGAAACGAGATCTCTCCTCTGTTCTTCGATTATAACTTTAACTTTTCTTCTACTAAATTTGACGGTTCGCAACCACTACCGCCAAATGTCGTACATAAACTAGATCTTAATAATAAATGCTTCTATAAGGAAGCAGAATTTGAAACGTTCGAAAACCCTTACTACATTCCTGAAACACTATGAAACCTACATCTACGTTTAAAATGAGAAAGCAGACTAAAATTATGGCTGCTAAATTTATCGACCCGCATAAGCGAGGTGAATACCTCCGGGCTATGGTACAAGCACAGCTCGCTGAAGAAGAAGCGCGACGAGCACCGCTAAGTAAAAAGGATAAAGAATGAAGCATATTGCAAGTGTATTCGGGAGTAAATCAACCCTATCTGGTGTAAAAGAAGGTGATGTGCAGCCTAATGCTGTAGACCTTCGACTGGGTAAAGTGTTCCGTATTCTTCCAGAAGTATTTGAGATTTCAAATGAACACAAAAAACATAGAGGCACTGAAGAAATCACTCCAGACGCAGAAGGCTATTATACGCTACAGCCGGGGTCTTATGAGATCGTTATGGAGAACATCATCAATGTGGGAGAGGGTGAAGCTGGTTGGGTCATTACTCGCAGCACTCTTAACCGCAACGGGTGTTTTATCACTTCAGGTCTTTATGATTCTGGTTATCACGGTGTTATGGCCGGTGTCCTACACGTTACGACTGGTACGGCTAGGATTAAACAGGGGACGCGGGTAGGGCAGTATCTGTCATTTGATGCTGAAACTCTTCGTATGTATGACGGAGATTACGGTATCGGTAAAGCACACGATAAGAAATATGGCTAAGATTTTAGTTACAGGCGCCACCGGTTTTATCGGTGGCGCTATTTGCATTGAGTTAAAGAAACTTGGTCATACTATTGTTGGTGTTGACCAAGTAAGACGCGAGCATATGCTTGACTATATCGATGAATTCCACAATGCAGATATCTTCAATAAGCTTAATCTAGTTGAAGATGTTGATATGGTTATTCATTGTGCTAGCTCTATTATGGTTGGAGATAGCGTGGAAAAGCCAGCTGATTATTACTTTAATAATACAGTTAAGACTATTCTACTTCTTAATAGCATTATTTCTAAGAATAATGTTCCGTTCTTCTTTAGCAGTACAGCTTCGGTCTATAAGACAAGTAACGAACCTCTTGCTGAAAATAGCCCTATAATGCCCGTTTCACCGTATTCGTTTTCGAAGTATTCTATCGAGCGAATCTGTGAAGACTATAGAGTAGCATATGGGTTGAAGTACTGCATCTTCAGATACTTCAATGCATGCGGTGCTATAGGAGAGCAGCATGGACAGCCTCCCGGGGCAGAGCATATTTTCCCCAAACTGTTCGAGGGAGAGACTTTTAGGCTGAACGGCGATGATTTTGACACCAAGGACGGTACTTGTATTCGAGACTATATTCATGTAAGTGATATTGTAAGTGCTCATATTAACGCAATGTACGAGGGTGCAGAAGGAATATATAATCTAGGTAGTGGAGTTGGCTTCTCTAATAAAGAAATTATGGATCATGTGTTTAACGTTATTGGAGAGAAGCCTGTAGAGATTGGTCCTCGTCGAGCTGGTGACGTTGATAAGCTTATTGCTGATCCTTCTATTGCAAAAGTACTACTGAAATGGGCCCCTGTTAATTCTCTTGACGATATCGTTAGTGACTTGGTACAGTGGTATAACTCAGATAATTTTAAGAGATTAAAACATGATAGTAATCACACCGTTCACTGATCTGCATGAAGGTGATCCCCGTCTTAAAGAGTGTCTTAACTTCAATCCCTGGCATAGCTCATACACTAAGAAGCAGCAAGCTGTAACCGGGCGTAACCCTAATGAAACTGACAGAGGTGGTTGGAGAGGCTACAATAGAGTCTACTCTAAGTATCTTTGGGAGTTTCAAGACGAGAAGTTTAATCTTCTTGAAATTGGTGTACATTCAGGGTATGGTCTTCTTGCCTGGGCTAGATACTTTCCAAAAGTACATGTTACGGGTGTAGAGTCTGATACTACTTGGGTGAAGAACCATCTTAATTTGCTTAAAGAGCATGATGAGTTCTCTAGAGTAAAAATTCAGTACTTTGATTCGAGAGAAAAGACTCATTGGAATATGTCCGTCTTCGATACCTTTAAGGTCATTATTGATGACGGCTCACATCTTCCCTTAGATCAAGTAGATACATTTAAAGCTACCTGGGATTTATTAGAACCGGGTGGCTATTATTTCATTGAAGATATTTCTGCTAGATACTATAATCCTGGCAAGGAAGTTGTCTTTAATATGCTAGAGAAACTAGAAGAACAAGGTCATTATGTTGCGGTGTATAGTCATCGTAACGAAGGCTGGGCAAATATTCTGGCTAATAAAGAAGTCTGGCCTCGATTTGGGGTTACAGAAAAGACTCCTAAACTAGCAGAAGACTATATTGCAGTAATAAGGAAGAAGAAATGAATCAACCTGTAGTTTATAAGTACGTTAGTACTAAAGAATATCACGATGCGTTTCCTTGTGCGTATCGTCAATGGAGAGCTGATTCGCATTGTAATCTGATTCATGGTTATAGCTTTAGTATGAAGTTCTATTTCGGAACTGATCATCTAGATGTTCGTAACTGGGTAGCTGATTACGGTGGTTTGAAAGAACTTAAGAGTGTTCTTCAGGATCAGTTCGATCATACTCTGCTGGTAGCTGAAGATGATCCTGAGATCGAGACGTTTAAGCTATTGCAAGAACGAAAGATGGCTAAGCTGACTATTCTACCTAGACTTGGTTGTGAAGGTCTTGCCGATCAGCTCTATAAGTACGTTAATGGTGTTTACATTCCCGACTTCTGGGGCCCGGGAGAAGCACAGAGACTGTGGTGTTTCCGTGTAGAGGTTCGCGAGACTCAGTCTAATATGGCTTTCCGAGAAGGTCATCGTCAGTGGAATGAAGATCTGTTTGCGTGACAGAATCTAATACAGCTAAAGGAAGAACCAGTTATGATTCAAACATAGCTGGTTCTCTTGTCTCGTTTGTAAATCGTAATGTAACACCTTACCCTACTGAGGCAGGAGGTCCTAAGTTTGATCTTGTTCCAGTTACAAAACAAAAAGACATCATGCTTAATGTTGCCAGGCTTCATGCCAGGCAAGAGTATGATCGAATTATGGAGCTCGTTAACGTGCTGCAAAAACAAGCCGAAGGTATTAAAAGGCGTTTAGATATTACAGACCAGGTACACAGCGCAGTATATAATTTCCAGCTTTATCATGGAAGATGTTACTGGCTGGTATATGAGAACGATAAGAATAGAATGATTCTAGTAATTAATGGCCCAGGTGACTGGTGCACGGGAGTACCCGAAACCTACCAGTATGTTGCTAGAGTAAGATGGTTAGGTGATCATACTTGGATTGAAGTTGACGACGAAGGAAACCCCGTAGAATGAAAAAACAAGTCGATGTCATTGGTGCCGGAATTTCTGGTCTTATGTCAGCTTATTATCTAGTAGAAAAAGGATATAAGGTTACAGTATATGAAAGAGAACCTTATCCTGCAATGCAATGCTCTTATGCTAACGGTGGACAGATATCTGTTTGTAATTCCGAAACCTGGAATAATTGGCCTACCGTTTGGAAAGGTGCTAAATGGCTTTTTAAGAAAGACGCACCTCTCTTAATTAGACCTTATCCTTCTTTAGCTAAGATGAAATGGGTGGCTGGATTTCTTAGGCATACACTTAATGGAAGTCATATTGACAATACCATTAAGACTATTAAGCTAGGAATAGAAAGCAGAAATCTTTATAACGAAATAGATAAAAAACACGGGTTAGAATCTCTTTACAATAAAGTTGATAATGGTATGATGCATATTCATACCAATGAAAGTGATTACTATCATGCATGTAGTATGATGGAGCTGTACCATGCTTACGGGTTAGATTGGGAAATGATTAGCCCGGATAGAGTATTAGAAATTGAACCTGCTTTAAAGAGTTTTAAAAATATTGTTGGTGGGACTTATATTAGAAGTGGCTGGTCAGGAGATATACACAAATACTGCAATCTTATTAAAAAGATTCTAGTAACAAAGGGAGTAGTATTTAACTTTAATGAAACTTTTAACGTTAATGATATTATCTACCCTACAGTTATTGCTACTGGTTACGAAATGCAAAATCATGCTAAAGAAATAGGTGACTCTTTTAATATTTACCCAGTTAAAGGTTACTCTATTACTGTAAACTTAAATAGCGAAAAGAGCATAATGTCGGCTCCCTGGGTCTCATTGCTTGACAATAATAAAAAGATTGTAGCATCTAGAATGGGCAATAGGCTAAGAGTAGCAGGAACAGCTGAACTTGATGACGTTAATTTTGATATAAGACGAGATCGCATTAAGCCTTTGCTTAATTGGGTACAAGAGAACTTCGAAGATGTTTCAACAGAAGACTATAGCTCTTGGGCATGTTTACGTCCTATGAATTCTAATATGATGCCTATTGTACAAAAGTCAAAAGTAAACGATAATGTCTTTTACAACGGTGGGCATGGGCATCTAGGTTGGACATTAGGTGCTGTAACAGGAAAAATGGTTGCTGAACTAATATGAAAGTTGCTCTAATAACAGATACACATTTTGGTGCTCGGTCGGATTCTATTCCATTTGATAACTTCTTCCGTAAATTTTACGAAGAGAGCTTCTGGCCCGAGATTGATAAAAGAGGTATTAAGACTATCTTCCATCTGGGTGATTGTTTCGATAGACGCAAGTATATTAACTTCAACACACTTAATAGTTGTAGAGAATATTTCTTTGATGCAGCTAAAAAACGAAATGTTGAAGTAGTTATGATTGTTGGTAATCACGATACCTTCTTTAAGAATACCAATAATGTTAATTCTCCAGGCTTACTACTTAAAGATTATGACAATATTGTTGCTTATTCTGGCCCTATGGATTATAACATTGATGGCCTTTCTATCCTCTTAATGCCATGGATTTGTACTGATAACTATAACGAATGTATGAAGGCGTTAGAATTTTCTAAGTCACCGGTTCTTTTCGGTCACTTTGAAATCGCTGGCTTTCAGATGTATAAAGGACATGAGAACGATGAAGGTTTCAAGCCGGACCTTTTTAAAAAATTCGATCTTGTTTGTAGCGGGCATTTTCACCACCGTAGTAGTAATGGTAACATTAACTATCTTGGAAATCCTTATGAACTTACCTGGGCGGATTTTGAAGACCCTCGAGGCTTTCATATATTCGACACCAGTACGAAGTCGTTGGAATTCATTCAAAATCCGTTTACGATCTTTACGAAAATCTACTACGACGACACTACGGAAATGAATATTCCGGATAGTAGTAACAAGCATATAAAACTTATAGTAGTAAATAAAACCGATTACTATAAGTTCGATCGCTTTGTTGAGAAGCTAGAAGCAGGTAATCCATTAGAGTTAAAGATCATCGAAGACATGTCTGAATTTGAAGCGGAAGCTTTAGGTACCGAGGACGTGGATTTAGAAGATACTTTGACGCTATTATCACAGTATGTAGATAACCTAGAAACTGACGCTGACAAGAACCGTATTAAGACGTTGATGAAGACGTTGTATGTGGAAGCTCAGAATTATGAAGAAGCATGATCAAATTCAAAGTAATTCGCTGGAAAAACTTCTTAAGCACCGGTGCTAATTTTACAGAAGTATATCTAAATAAATCCCCTACTACGTTAATTGTTGGTGAGAATGGTGCTGGTAAAAGTACCATTCTAGATGCGCTATGTTTTACCCTCTTTGGTAAACCGTTTCGTAATATCAATAAACCTCAGCTGTTGAATAGTATCAATAGCAAAGGGTTAGTAGCAGAGGTTGAATTTAGTATCGGCACTAAAGAATACAGAATTGCACGTGGTATTAAACCTAATCTGTTTGAGATCTATCTTAACGGTGATCTTATCAATCAGGATGCTGCGGCCAGGGACTATCAAAAATACTTAGAAGAACATGTACTTAAACTCAACTATAAATCTTTCACACAGATCGTTATTCTGGGGTCAGCCTCTTTTACGCCGTTCATGCAGCTACCGGCTGCACATCGAAGAGAAGTTATTGAGGACCTACTTGATATAAAGATCTTCTCGGTAATGAACGATGTCTTAAAAGACAAGTATAGTGATATAAAGACTAAAATTACTGAAATCGAAAATAAGATAGAAGTAGGTAAGCAAAAGGTAAAACTTCAACAAGACTATATTAAGACGCTTGAAGAAGACAAGCAGAAAAAAGTTGATGATGTACAAAAGCGAATATCTGAAACGAATGCAGAGATTGCAAAACTATCTCTGGACTGTCAACGAGAAGAGCAAGAGGCAAATAATCTGCAATCCTCTATACATGACGCGGATGAAAAGCGTACTAAACGACAGGAAATGGCATCTCTCCTTAAGAAGCTTACCTCAAGAATTAAAACGCAGGAGGAAAGCATACAGTTCTATCACGACCATGACATATGTCCAACGTGTAACCAAGATTTGGACGAATCACTTAAACAATCAGCGGTATCGGGGCATAGTCATAAGATCGAGGAAATTGAAAAAGCCATTGAGCAGCTATCCGGTCAAATCCAGGCAATTGAAAGTAGACTTGATGAGATTGCTAACATCGAGACAAAAATATCTGAACACAAATCTACCATTATCAGAGTCAATTCCAGTATCATCGCCGGTCAGCAGTATATACAAAAACTCAACGCGGAGTTATCTACAGAGAGTGCTGAACGAGGAAATATTGAAGAAGAGAAGTCGAAACTTAAGTCCCTTGCAAAAGAGGTTGTTGGTCTATCAAATGAAAAATCCACGCTTGTGGAGGAAAAACACTACCTGGATGTAGCCGGAATTTTGCTTAAAGATACCGGCATTAAGACTAAGATTATCAAGCAATACTTACCAGTCATTAATAAACTGGTAAATAAGTTCTTACAGGCGATGGATTTCTTCGTCTCATTTGAACTGGATGAAGCATTCAATGAGAAGATTAAATCCAGACATAGAGATGAGTTTAGTTATGCTTCGTTTAGTGAAGGTGAAAAGGCTAAGATTGACCTTGCATTATTGTTTGCTTGGCGCTCTATAGCTAGAATGAAAAACTCTGCAAATACTAATCTGTTACTACTAGATGAAGTGTTCGACGGCTCCTTGGATGTAAATGGCACCGACTATGTGATGACGATCCTAAATACTATTGGTGAAGATAATAATATTTTTATTATTAGTCATAAGGATGCTCTATTCGATAAGTTTAGGTCGGTAATTCGATTTGAGAAACATAATAACTTTAGCAGGATTGCAAAATGATTAAAAAATCTGAATTGAAATTGGTCAAACACGATTCCCCTTTCCTTAAAACACCTCCATCGCCTTTTGATTTTAAAGGTGATCTAGATGCATCTTTGTTTGCTAATATTCTTTTGGATAAGATGCGAGATTACGGAGGAGTAGGTCTATCAGCTAATCAGGTTGGAGTTAATGTTTCGGTCTTTGCAATGGGAATTAATGAAGTAGGGCTGGTGGTGTTTAATCCTAAAATTATTGGTATGTCTAAAGAAGAAGTATCCATTGATGAAGGGTGTCTATCGTTCCCTGGTGTTTATGTTAAGGTAAAGCGCCCAGCTAATATCGAGGTAGAATATCAAGACGTTAGTGGGGAAATAGTTAGAAAGACATTTACAGGCCTTTCAGCTAGAATCTTCTTACATGAGTATGATCACATGCAAGGTATTACTATGAAGGATAGAGTATCTAAACTAAAATGGGATCTGGCTTTTAATCGCATGATAAAAAGAACCAAGAGAATTATTCGTAAGGGAGTGCAGACGCAGCTTATGAATATTCAGAAACAAATGGAGACAAGTTAATGTCTACTATACCAGAAGAATATGTAAGTAACTTTGACTTTGGATTTACTGCTGTCAGTGATCCAGACGCTGTTAATCCTCCGCCTCCACCTCAAGTCAATACAGAAGAGATTTCTGGTCCTATTCTAGAAAGAATTAACAGCTTAGAGAGAAACGTAGGAGAAGTTCTTAATATTCTTGAACGATTAGAACAGGTTAATACACCTACCCTAGATACTGATGAATATAAAGAACTAATTGAGAAAGATGTAAGGGAGAAGTTAAAGAAGGTAGAAGCTATGGTAATGCCTCTTCTTACTAACCTTCTTAAAGATGCAGATACAAAAGAGTTTATTAAATGGCCTAATAGACGTCAGGTTATTGAGTCATTCATCGATAAGTTCTTGGCTATCACTCGATCGTAATTCATGGTTCATAATATAGAGACCAGCTTCCGTTGAGTAATAGTCACGCCCCAGAGAAAAACCTACTGGGGCGTCTTTTTTATCTTTGACTCTTTTTTCTTTACTTCCTCTAGGGTCATGCACCCAGTAATAGCCTTCTGTGTGTTTATTTCCCAGTTTCTTTTCAGCCATTACTTCTTTAGTATCTTCACGGTGCTTCTTACCTTGGAAATTAGACCTGCCCTTTAAAGCCCGAGATATTTTAAGCCTTGTTGCTTCATCTCTAGGCTTACCGAGTTTAGCAAGCGATATCTTTTTATTAGACTCTTCTGATCTTGGTTTACGTTTCTTATAGAAATACTCTTCAATACTAAATAAACTGTATTGTCTTTTTATTCTTTCAATAACGGTAGGGAGAGATTCTTTTTCTCTTACTGAAGTAAGAATTTCAAACTTATAGCCAAACTTAGATTTAACCTTTTCAGAAGGTAAGTCTGAAATTACAATTTTTTTATCTAATTGATAAAGGTAAAAGTTAAACATGTCTGATTATAGAGTATATACAACTCTTAAAAAACTACACTTAGAATTAAGTGATAGAGTTTACCCTGTAATTAATGATAGTGATTATTCTGTAGCTATTGCGTTCACAGGGCATAATGCATCAGTAACAGTCGCCAAAGGTAAAAATGTTTTAGAGGTGCTCGAATTAGAACGGTTCATAAATCTAAAAAACGCAGATTACTCTATTAAGGTTTGGAGAGAACCACACTCTTCAGAATATTCAGAATGGAATGAAAAGGTAGTTCGTTCACAGCTTAAAGAAGTACAAAAATATTTATCCAGAAAATACACTCAAGAGTTTGCGGTAGGTATTTTTGTTGATAGGTTAATGCTACCAGGTGTAGAGATAAAGCTAGACGAATATTTCAACGCAAAGAAATGGTACAGAGAATCACACCACTTATCCCATGGCGCAGGAGCATTCTATCAATCTCCTTATGATAAAGCTCTTGTTTTTACTATTGATGGAGGTTCAATTGATGGTAATACAACAGCAGGTATTTACGAAAGAGGTAAACCAATCCAATGGTTACCAATTGGAGATACATCGCTAGGTAGAACGTATTACAAATTTGGTAGATTACTTAAAGATATTAAGTATACCGTGCATGGTCAAAGTGTTACTTACCCTGGTAAGCTAATGGGGTATGCTGGATTAGGGGTACCGGATAATGAACTAGTAGAAGTGCTGGTTCCTTTATTCCTTGTAGACTTTATGAAAAAGATAGAATACTCTGGTATTTTTAAACAAGCTTCTAAAAAAATAAAAATTATTTCAGAATTAGAAAACCCGTTCACTGAAAAAAGAATAGAAGGAGAAGAAGCATATACTCTTGCAGCTTCAGTTCAGCTTGCATTTGAAGAAGCAGCTATTAAGCTTATGCTTCCTTATATAAAGATGTATCCAGAGTTACCTATTTGTATTTCAGGTGGATGTGCTTTAAATATTTCTTTTAATACTAGGTTAGTAAAAGAAATAGATAGAGAAGTATTTGTTCCCCCTGATCCTACAGATTGCGGACTAAGTTTTGGGGCAATGCTTAACTACATTAAGCCAGATAAAGTAATCAACGACCCGTACCTAGGACCTGAACTTTTAGATAGAGATAGTCTAGCAACCTATCTATATGAGGAGAATGGGGTAGGGGGAAACTATAATGTATCGGAAGCTTCTCCTAAAGATGTTGCTAGTTTGATTGCTAAGGGAAAGATATTAGGAATATGCCAGGGAAGAAGTGAAAGAGGTCCGCGTGCTTTAGGTAACAGAAGTATTATTTGCTCTGTTAAACATCCTGATATGAAAGATATTATTAATGCTAAAGTCAAACATAGAGAATGGTATCGTCCTTTTTCCCCTATAGTTAGATTGGAAGATGTTTCTCTTTATTTTGATTGGGATAGAGAGTCTAGATTTATGACGTTTTCTCCTCAGGTTAGAGAACAATATAAGGATAAAATCAAGCCTGTAGTGCACTATGATGGAACTGCTAGAGTACAGACTATTACACGAGAACAGAATCAATTTATTTACGATGTATTAACTGAGTTAGATAAAGCGACTGGTATAGGTATGATTCTTAATACATCTTTTAATGTGGATGGTAAACCTATAGTTTCTACTATTAAAGATGCTTTTAAAGTATTAAAAACAACAGAATTAGATGGAATCTTTATCGACGGTACGTTGATTATGAAAAAGAGTTAAGCTATAATCATCTTGTTAACGGAGCCTTGTATGACCTCAGAACTTCACGAAGATGTAAAAGCAACTATTAAACGTTTCGATCAGGTTACTAGAGAGACGTTACATAGTGAGATGACCGAATTGGCAAGTCGTTACAAAGTAACAGTTGCCGAAGTCTATGTTATATACTATACTATCAGGGCTGAAGAAAGGCGAACTATATCATGAATTTTACTATTACTAAAGATCAGCTTTCCGATCTGCATAACTCTTACTGCTATCTTCGTAGCTTTAAGGAGCGAATGGAGAGCATGCTTTCTGTAAGTGCTTTGACTGAACTCAATAAAAGTCTTGATCTGTTGAATAAGGTTCGCAGACCTATTATGGATGAGTATGATCGCATTAACGATATGAAAAATGATCATTACGAAGATATTCGTTCACGAAACGGGTTTAAGTCTATCTGGTCGTTATATGATGCAACGAATCTTTTTGATCTCTCTGGATTTGTAGCTGAAGAGCTAGTATACTCTGGGTGGGGTAATGAGGTTCGTATCCCTCTACCCGGGGGTAATCTTAAGTGGTGGGATTTGTACGTAGCAGCTGAGAAAGCTATTAACGCATCAGGTGATACTCATCATATCTTTATTGAAGCGTTCAGGCAAGAAGGCAATAAACTTTATCTCCACTGTGGAAGCTAATCATGAAACCTGATCAATCTGAAGTTAATCTGTATCTCGATGGTCTGCGTGCAAGCGGTGTTACTAACATGTTTGGTGCTGGTCCTTATGTTGAGGAATATTTCGGTGTAAAACGTCACGAGGCAAGAGAGTATGTTATTACTTGGATGCAAACATTTAGTGAGCGTCTTGCTCGAGGTGAGGTAACAGAATGACTATGCCGGCAGGAAGATATTACGTTGGAGATCTCTGCTACGTCCTTCATGATGAATGGGATGAGTGTTGTAATCTATTCTTCGAAGGGAGAACTGATCACGGTTGTAACCAGGGCGAGTTTACCCTTAAAGATGGTAGACGCTTTGTAAGCTACAACACCCGCTGGGGAGATGGCTTCTATGAGGACGAGCAAGAAAGAGGTTACGGTGTAGATGCTGGCTTGATCGGATGTATTAAAGTAGAAGACCTAAATCTAAGTAATAGTGTTAATTATATTCACGGAGGTTATATTATTGACTTTTCCAAAGATTTTGAATGCTATTACGAAGACGGTAAAATTCATATCGGTCACATTGTAATCGACACCGATCCTTAATTTATTGAAGATAATGTCACATTGTAATCGACACCGATCCTGAATTTATTGAAGATAATGAATATGAATACGAGGACCAATAATGGATAATCTTTACTCCAGCCTTTACCCAGATGATGGTTCTTTCATCATTAATCTTCAGAAGGTTTCAACACATAAGCCTTTTACAAAGATAACTCGCACCCTGGCACTTGATCTAATGGACTCACCTTACATCTCTGTAGGTGATTTCTTTAAAGGTCTAAACGACTTTGATCTAATGGAGCTGTCTGCTCTTTGTGAGCGCGACGATGATGATGCAATTTCAGAGTTGCTTCTTCTGGCAGAGATCCTTTCCAGAGCAGAAGGCATTACGTCTGAATCTCCAGAAGAAATGGGTAAGAAAGTAGGTGTGCTTCGTCTTATTACCGCTGGAGTTAGTCTTGCACGTAAAGGTCTCGTAGAAGCATACTACCAGAATATGTCATTTGACATTAATAGCGGTAGTAAAGAAATAGTGTTTAAAGCAAAAGGAGACTTTGATCCCCCGATCCCACTATAACTGTAATAGTTAATTACAATGGGTAATTGATAGACTATTGTAATAAGTAATTATATAATCGAGCAGTACGTTGTGTACTGCTTTCTTTTTTTAAATGGAGAAAATATGAAAACCGTTGGCCATAAACTTGAACCTTTTGTTGTTACTGGTGTTAAACCTGGACAACCAAATGACGCTTTCTTTGACATTACCGAGAAGTCTTTCGAAGGTAAATGGAAAGTCATTGTATATTACCCGAAAGACTTTACTTTCGTTTGCCCGACTGAGATCGTTGCTTACGATAAGCTGTTCCAAGACTTCGAAGATCGTGATGCAGTTCTGCTGACCGGTTCTACTGATAACGAGTTCTGTAAGATTTCTTGGCAAGTGTCTCGTTCTGATCTTAAAAATATCAAGCATATTCAGTTTGCTGATACGCAACGCGGGCATTATACTGAAGATGGTAAATACAAGAACCTGAGTCTGATCGAGCAACTTGGAGTGTTCTACGCTCCAGCTGGTGCTGCTCTTCGTGCAACATTCATTGTTGATCCAGATAACGTCATTCAACACGTTACGGTTAATAACCTGAACGTCGGTCGTTCACCTGAAGAAACTCTTCGTATTCTAGATGCACTTCAGACTGGAGAGCTTTGCGCTTGCAATCGCACAGTGGGCGGAGAAACTCTATAATGTTAGAGACGGTTTCTGAATTATTTCAGGAAGCTTATAAGCGGAACTGGATTACTGCCAGAGATGGCAATGCCAGTATCCGCTGGCGTGATCGCGATCATATGTATATCACACCCAGTGGTATTCGTAAACAGACTCTACAACCTGAAATGTTTATCAAGTGGAGTCTAAGCGGTTACAAGGCTATGAACTATACTGATCTTAGTTCGGCACTTAGACCAAGCGGAGAAATGCCTCTTCATTACGGTCTTCAAAAAAATATCGATACAGAGGTCAGAGTTGTTCTTCACATGCATCCTACCTACACAGTAGCTGCTATGTATGCTGGAATTCAACTAGATCAATTAGTAAAAGAGTTTCCAGAGCTAGGACGGTATACACGAGTAGGACCTAATGTCCCTAATGTACCTCCTATTAGTCAGGCGTTAGCAGATGCTACACTACCTGCTATTGGTGTTGCACAGGATGGTGGGTTGTATAATCACATCGTAGGAATTGACCGTCATGGAGTTGTTGCAGTAGATACTTCACCCTGGCGTGCATTTGAACATATTGAACGACTAGAACATATTTGTAAGATCGTTCTAACTGCAAAGGGGTATAAATGAACTGGGTAGATCAATTAAAAGAAACCATTCCTGATTACGCAAAAGATACTCGTTTGAACATCGATGCTGTTGTTAAGCGTAGTACTCTGGCTCCAGAAGAAGCTGAAGCCTGTGCATTAGCTGCTGTATTTGCTACCGGTAATACCAAACTCTGGACATGGATGTCTAGCGTTATTGAGAATAAAACAGAAGTAAACGCATCTATTACCGCTGCATCGCTAATGGCAATGAACAACGTTTGGTATCCTTATGTTGAAATGGCAGACGATCCTCAACTAGAAGGCCTTCCAGCTCAATTAAGAATGAACGCTATTGCAACTCACGGTGGAACTACTAAAGCAAGATTCGAAGCATATTCACTTGCTGCATCTATCGTTGGAAAATGTCACTTCTGCGTTAATGCTCACTACAAGACATTACGTAACGAAGGCTATTCGGTAGAACAGTTACGGGATATTGGTCGGATAGCTGCAGTAATGACGGCAGTATCAAGAGTAATGGCATCGTAACAGTAAAACCGGCAGTTGCCGGGTTTTTAGTTTTATCATATAATGTATTCATGCTAGTCCTTCAAGAAACTACTCCCTGGCCTTTCCCGCTGCATATTTACTTTACTGATAACAGTAAACGTTATATGTACGCCTACATTAACGGTATTACCGGGGAAGGTAAAATCTTTAAGAGTCCTATTGGCTTTAGCGCTAAGGGCAGGACATTTGAAAAACTGCGAGAATTTCACCTATGAAACGAATTTTTGTTGATATGGACGGAGTACTCTGTGACTTCGATAAACATTACTTTGAAATGTTTGGAGTTAACGGGCTAGATCTTCGTAAAGCTGGTAAGGATAAAGAATATCGACGTAACTGGAAGGCCTTTGTAAGCTCTAACGGTTTTGCTTTTCTTGATTACCATGAAGGAGCACAGAAACTTATTTCGTTTCTTCATTCTCTGGATGTTGAAAAGGTAATTCTATCTTCATCTGCTGGTTACGAGTTTTACGAAACGATTCGTGAACAAAAGGTATTTTGGTTAAAGCGTCACAATATTGACTGGACACCTATTGTCGTTCCTGGGAAAAAGTATAAAAAAGGTTTTGCAGACGCTAATTCTTTCCTGATTGACGATACATGGGCTAATATTGATGATTTCGAAGAAGCGGGAGGAAAAGCTATTCTTCACTCTGATGTAGACGTAACTATCGGGGCGTTACGTAACTGGTTGCAATTACCCGAGATTACTATATAATACATACATCTAAAGGAGATTTGTATGAAGAAACTTATCGTCGCCGGTCTTATTGCTGCTGCTTCTGTTCCAGCTCTTGCTTGGGGTGATCGTGAGCAAGGTGCTCTGGCTGGTATCGCTGGTACTATCATCCTCCAGCAAATTATGCGTAACGGTCAAGTACAAGTTCCGCCTGTTGTTCAACCTATTCCTCCAGTTATTAATATGCCTTTCCCCGGTGTATATGGTCATCCTCCTGTGATTCGTCAACCAGTCTGTGCCGTTCAGGTGCTTCCTCGTGCAGATAACTTTGGTAACATCTACTACGAACAGCGTATTGTTTGCCTTTAATTATGTTTGATAAACTTACTTTTGCTCCTAAGAATATCTACGATGTTGAGCAGTCTATGATGGAGTGCTGGAATGTCGTAGATGATATTAAAGCACTCTATTATTCTCGTGATAGGTTATCGGAAGATGATGTAGATAATTACCTACTTGGTCTGTTTACGATCTATCAGGTTAAATTTGAAAAAATGCAATCCACTCTGGAAGAATACGTTGCTCATAAAAATGAAACGTGATCGATTTGATTTTGCTGACGCTTGCGGGCTCGATGAAGATCAGCTAGCCATCTATCGTCTTTTGAACAAAAGTAAGCCCCGGAAAACCGAGGCTAAGAAGTATAGAGAAAACGAAGAATTTAAGAAAGTTAAGACTGGTCGCTTTGTTCCAAAAACTGCGCGAAGCCAATAAACTCTTCGTTCCAGTTACGCTGTCCTAGTTTGTAGCCCTCTGGAGCTTTCTTTCTTCTATACGTCTTACCATTAATATTCACAATCCATCTCTTATCCCCGATTGGATCATAATCACCTCTTTTAATGGAGATTCGTGATTTAGCAAGACGAGTATGCTTCTTTCCCTCATGATTAGACTTACCAGCCATAGATTTTGCAATCTTTGACTTGGTTTGAGGTGAATGTCTAGTACCGCGTCTAGAACGAGCGATAGATGCCTTGTGAGAGGCAGACATTGAATATTCGAGTAGTTGTATTAGCATGTGATTATTTATATAATATTAACTCTAAACAATATGATTATTCTTGAAAACGATAACCAAGAATTCGGCATTACATACAAGATTTACACCGAACATGATGTAACTTGGCCTGAAATGATGAATCATTACTTAGCTTTTCTTCGGGCTTCGGGGTATGTAATTAACACTCGTGATGTTGCCGATCATTTCTCTGAAATAGCTGATGCTGAAGAAAGGGATATTATTAACCCGGTGATGAAAGGTGATTGGAATGGGGACTAACTACTACGTTATTTCCAACGAATGCAAATGTTGCAATCGGTATGATGAGGAATATCATATCGGTAAGTCTTCGCATGGCTGGTCTTTTTCTTTTCAAGGCTACAAGTACGATAAGCTAACCAGCTGGAAGATGTGGAAAGAGTTTTTGAAAGACAAAACTATTAAGGATGAGTACGGAGATGCGATTAGTTACGAAGATTTTGTAACGCTTGTAGAAACCGTCAAGGCACCTGGCTTTATTAATCCTAATGGTAAAAAGAATCAACAGCATAACGAGGCTGGGAAAAAGGATAAGTACCCCTGGTTTAATCCAGAATACGACTGGGATGATGATCTAGGGTATAGTTTCACTACCAGAGAATTTAGTTGATCGATCGTCTGATTTCCCTTATAATTAAGACACTAGGGTATATTTTTATTGCCCTGGTGTCAACTATTTGGTTTTTTGTATTACTTGTTGTGTGTTACTGGATTGTCAAAGGCATTAAGGCTTTACTATGAAGATCAATCTGTCGTTCAATATTCCTGATTCTATTTTCGGTCGATTCGAAGATGCAAAGAATTTCGTTCGTAAATGGGTCTATAAGCTTAATCCTGATCGATGCATTCGCTGCAATGCAAAGATGTATGTTCGTGTGTATAATATTGAGCATACAGTTAACAACCAACGAGTAATGGTCGGTAATCATAAGGCTTGTGTATGCCGTAGCTGCTTGGTTGAATTGTTAGAAAAAGAAGAATGGAATCCTCGCTTTACTAATTTATTCTATGGAATTAATCCAAAGAAAAAGTATGATGTTGTTTCCTGGAAGAGTAAGGTATGCGATGTAACAAAAAAGAAAGTCCCCGCGTTTAAGGACGTTGAGATCTTCCCATATGTTGATATGACATTCTGTCATACTGCATGGAATCATAGTCACATTTCTAAAGATGTAATTATTGACGTTGTGAAGAACGGTGCAATTACTACAGGTTTCTTTGTTTATAGGAACGGGAAAATGGGATGTACTAACCATAGACGGCTTTACATTAACCGTAACGGTGAGTTGATCTAATGGTCGATTTAGGTTATAATACTACATCAATTGGAGAAAACATGGAAACGATTACTCTCAAATCTCGCTACGGTAAGGTCTACTCTTTAGTACCGGTTGACAAAATTACCTATAAGTTCGAAGGTGATACAATGTACTGCCGATTTGGTGGTAAGGAAAATCAAACTGGTTTCAATTATGAAGATCTTGGTTTCTTTGACCCGGATGGCGGTCCTTTCATTTCCGTAGGATATAAAATCGGCGATAAGAAAGTCGTTCGTATTATGTCTAGGGGTGAAGGTGTTTTCTTTGAGGTTGCATAATGTCTGATTTTGCAAAGAGAATGATAGAGGATGTAGGGGTGTATATTACCCTTAGCAATAAAGAAGTATCTGCTAAAGAACTAGAATTTCTAGTAGAGCAGACTGTTAAGTATGTTGCTATGTTTGTAAGAGATGATCTTGATGATCATTTTACTGCAGAACAGATTGAAGAGAGATTTGACGTAGGAACAAAGTAATATGGTACGTGCATATATCACTACTGATGTTGAAGTCGACTTCTCTGACTTCGACACCGATGACCTGATCGAGGAGCTCGAGAACCGAGGTATCGACCTGAACACTAAAGGTGTCGATGGAGATGCAATGCGGGAGCTGCTTGAGAATATTTTTCAGGCGCGCCGTACCGGTAAACCATATGATCAAATGCTGGATGAGATGATCTGGTATGGGTTGGGAAGAATTGTATGAGCGCGATTGGCTGGGCAGTCCTAGAAAACATTGCGGTTCTTATTGCAATTTGCTTCCTTGTATGGTATACTGGTAGCTGGTGGTGGTGTCTTCTCGTATTGTTTATGAATACATTTAAGGTAAAAGAATGAATGAAGAACTGTCTAATCAGTATCAGGAAGCTGTTGATCGAATGGTCAAGAAGCAGGAAGAATACTGGAATTCACTAACTAAGGAACAGCAACTGGATGCCTTTTGTTGCGTCTCTCGACGTATTTTCGAGGGAGAGATTAAGAACAAAGGCTCCTATCGTCATGTTCTTTACTCTGTATTCGGATTTGGTCCAGAGGCTTATATGCTGGCTCAAGAAGCTGGCTACCTGGCCATTCATAATTCTATCTTTACAGCAGAGTATGAAAGTTTAATGCTTCATGCATTCTGTAAAAAATACAACATCGAAGACGCTGAAAACAAAGTAACTAACTTCTTGATTTGATATGAATAACTACGAAAAACACGCATGGACCGAATTTAAAGCTGCTGGTTGGCTTGATGAGAATGGCAAGTTTAAGGATGAGATGCAGGAGATGATCTGCAATCATGTACTTAAGCTGCTAGAGGTATTCGAGGGAGAAGGGCATTCCGGTTCATCTGCCCCGTATGCTATTTCTTTGTTTGAGAAGATTGCTAGCTTTAAACCTATTGCTCCATTGACTGGGGAAGACTGGGAATGGATGGACGTTGGCGAATATAGTGGTGGCCCTCTATGGCAAAACAAACGATGCGGTCATGTATTCAAAGACGTTAATGGTGCTTATGACATTGATGGTATTGTTTTTTATGATTGGTATACGGACCCTGAAACAGGTGAAAAATATAAGTCATACTTTACCAGTATGGAAAGCCGTGTACCGGTTACGTTTCCTTATGTACCTAAGACGGAATATAAAGAACGAGTTGAATGATGCGTTATTTCTCATATAATGGCTATATCACTGATCCTGTGGTGGATCCTATTGTGGTTACTAAGTCAGAGGAAGATATTCGTAATGAGTATTGGCCTTACTGGTATGAGCTAATGTGTAAGAAGTACGGTAAGGACGTAGTAGATTCTAAGTATTGCTTTGAAGACTGCTTAGAGGATTTTATAGTAGTTAACTGGGCATGGGAGAGTGATAATGGATCCGATTCGTGAAGCATTTGAGACTGTATGCTATCCTAATTTTGTAGTAACATCCGGGCATAACCTACGCCGTAAACCAAATGGCGAATATGTCAGCGATGCACTAGAAGATCACTGGCAAACTTTCCAGGAAGGTTGGGAAGAAGCTGTTAAGTATCTTGCAAATAAAACAAATTCCAGTTATACTGATATTGTCAGCAACGGGGGAATGGATCCGAGATGAACGAAACTTTTCAAAGGTATTGGAGTGTAACTAATAGCAAGTTTACACTCAATACACTGGAGTGGTTGGCTTGGTGCGGTCAACCGATGCTGTATGATGGTGGGTTATGTGTTAATCGTTCACCAGAAGAACATCAAGAAAGTCTCAGGCGAAAAGGCAGTTTAACTGTATGAATGAGCGAATTAGAGAATTAATTGAGCAGGCTGGCATTACAACTAACCTGGATACTGATTATTATGAAAAAGATATCAACAAATGGGTTGACTACTATTCGGTGAAACTCGCAGAGTTAATTGTGCATGATTGTTTAGATATTGTTGACAGAGAAGTTTCAGGTATGGTTGGTGTACATGCTATGAAAGCTATAGCTGAACATTTCGGAGTTGAATGATGAGTAACCTATGGTTTAATATTCGATTTGGTTTGTACCATTGGCAATGGGGTCCTGATGGTATGCGGTGGAGCTATAACCATATTCACGAAACTGAACGCAAGTACAATCCTCGTTGGAAATGGTTTGCGGTGTATTGTTTCTTCGGTAAGCACTTCTAATGCCTAACTATAGACATTTCTGTAAAGAGTGGGATTTTATGGAGATCGATGCTGATTCTCCAGAGTATGAATGTTGTATTTGTAATATAGATTCAGATGGACGAGGGCCTAAATTCCTTCCCGGTGATCGAGTTTATGTTCATCCTATGAGACAAGAAGCTACCGTTATTCGTCAAATGCTTCAATACGATCAATCAGAATCGTTTTGGGGTAATTTAGAGTTACAATATGATGACGGGATCAAGGGAATCAGTCATAGTTGGCAGGTGAAGAAAGTTGAACCAAGAGGAAATTAAGCAGCGAATTATTAAGCTGCGACGGTTAATGCTCGTTCATTCTTGCATTTATTATGAATTGAACGATAATCTAGTATCAGATCATCAATGGCAGGCCTGGGCCGATGAATTAGAAAAACTACAGAGAGATAATCCAGACTGCTGTAAACTCAATTTCTATGATGAAAACTTTAAAGATTGGACCGGGGCTACCGGTAATCACTTACCGCATAGAGATTTCTGGGTATTGAACAAAGCAACATACCTTCTTAAGATAAGAGTAAAAGAGTAACGTAACAGTTGCTCTTTTTTTTATTTCTATTATAATAAGGTTTGTTCAAAGGAGGTCTTATGAAACTCTGTGTCAACTGTAAGTACTTCTCGGGTTCTAATTTCTGTATTTCCCCATCTAATGGAATCAGCCCGGTAACTGGTAAAGCTAATGTCGTATTTGCATCTACCAGTCGACAATCTAGTTCCTTTACTGTTAGACCGGTTCCGGAAAAAGACAATGATTGTGGACCGGGTGCAAGGTTCTATGTAGAAAAAGAAACTATTCCTCGTCGTTGGTGGCATTTCTTTACTCGAGGTTAATATGAAAGTATCAGAAGCTCCTTATGGAATGACGGAAACCTATACCGTTAAGTTCTGGTATCAGAACGAGGAAGGATTTTTTCGACAGATCGAGGAGGACTTTTACTGTAATTCTAAATCAGCTCATGAAGCTGTTGAATCTTACGCTAATAAGAAACTCAAACGTTTCTATAAAAACTTTCGTATAGTCAGCGTCACCTATAACTAAGGATTATTATGAACGATGTCTTTGTTGTATTTTATGATGAATTCTATTATGGTGTAGGTGAAAGAGGGGTTGAGCAGCGTAAGATCGAGGGTGTTTACGATAGCATTGAGAAAGCTCGAGCAATCGTAGGTAAACTGGAGAAACTTGCGCATATCTCCTATGCTGACTTTGACGTATTTGAGGTGAAATAATGAAAGTCGGTGAATTATACGAGCATATCGGGCGAATGGTGACCTATAGTGATAAAGATGCTGAGGTTGTAATTCAGATCAAATTACCTTATACTACCGTGGGAGGAAGCCCGGTAGTTAAAGTTAAACACGTTCAACTAGGCTTTGACTGGGATCAGGGTAAATTCATTATTACCCCAGAAGAAGATCTAACGCCTAGTGATCGAGACTTTGCAAAACAAATGAAAGAAATGCAGGAGCGTGCTTACCAGGCAGATTACGAGAATCGCGGGCTTAAAGCTGAAATTCGTCAACTAAAGAAGAAACTAAATGATCCGACTTAAAGAATATAATAAGGATGCCAACTATCACCGGTATGCCTTTAATATCAGTAATCCGTATGAGTATTATCCAGAGCAGACTAAGTATTGTCTATTGAATATTGCATTTGGTAAACATTCTTGGTGGTTTATTATTCCTGAAATCTTCAAACCAAAAAAGAAGTGGGTAGATACGAGTAAATACGAATGGGCTAAGGGTCCTGGTTATTGGGAGCACATTCGTCGGGAATATGGATTTACTATCTATGAAGAGAATATTCATATTCATTATGGTATTCAGCCGGGTAGTTGGTCTTCTAAGGATAAGAAGAATTCTGATCATACCAAGCTATTCGGTATTCCATGGAGAGAAAGACAGTATATTCATGAGAAGTTTTATACCCCGGATTGGAAAGAATTTGGTGTGGTAAAGCCGTTTAAGAGCGGAAGACTAGACTTCGATCAATTACAAAAAGCTAGAGACCTTGTGCCTAAGGTTAAGTTTAAGTTCAATGATTACGACGGGGAAGAGATTATTGCCACATGCCATATCAGTGAAATGAGGCATGAGTATGGTACCGGGCTATTCAAATGGCTGAGGTATTTCAAAAAACCTCTTATTACTTGTCGACTTGAACTATGTTTCAATAAGGAAATTGGTTATGAGAAGGGTAGTTGGAAAGGTGGTACGACTGGCCATTCGGAAGAAATTCAGTATAATGAAGATCCTCTAGATGCTTTTATTCGATACGGTACTGCTGAAGATCGTTATAAGAATCATGGCACAAAGAATAGAGGCTTTACTAATATTGTTAGGATTGAATAATGCCTAAGTGTTATCAATTGGTTGGAGTACCGGGATCAGGAAAGACAACCGGGGTAAATAAGTTTATTGACGGTCTATCTTTTGCCTATATTTCTACTGACAAATGGGTAGATATTTACGCCAAGGAAGTCGGGAGAACGTATTCGGAGGTATTTGAATCGTTTATGCCGATGGCCGTAGAATTGATGGCAAAAGAGGTTGCTCTGGCACGAGAATTTAATCGTGATATTATCTGGGATCAGACGAGTACTACTGTTAAGAGTCGTAAAAAGAAGTTTAATATGTTGCCGGATTATGATCATATCGCTATAATCTTTAAGACTCCTTCGGAAGAAGAGCTCAAGCGTCGTCTGGCATCTCGCCCGGGTAAAACGATTCCATGGCATGTAATCGAAAGCATGATCAATCAATTCGAAATGCCTACGAAAGAAGAAGGCTTCAGTCAAATTATTTTGGTATGAACAATCAGATTAAAGAGTTGCTAGCCAAGGGTTATTCTGTAGGTGCTATTGCTATGGCATGTGGTGGCCCGGTAGGAACTAAAGAATACTATGATCTTCTGAATAAATTAGAACCAAATCGCCCTACAGGATGTCCTTATTGCGGTGAATTTGTACTAGGTACTGGTGATTGTAATTGTAATGATGAATAATGTCAGTATTCAGTAAATACATCTACCCATTTAATCGAAAGCTTAAAGCAGCCATGTATAATTACGAACCTCCTACTACTCCTGTTAATCCAGTCACTACTCCTAATATTTTAAATACCAATAAGTGCTTTTACACAGTTGGAAGGACTATTGAAAATAAGACAGTATTGCGTGTAGAAAGTGATAGTACTGTCGTTACTCTGTACCTAGGTCCTTTGGCGGTTAAACAAATGATAAGGTTGCTTGAATCTACGTTGGATGAAGGTTATAATGATTTGGCGGATTAAAGAATTGCTCCAGAGCGGATATACAACCAGAGAAGTAGCATTGATTCTGGATATTCCTTTTGAAATTGTATTAAAGGTAGAGACTGAAAATGAACGAACGAATTAAAGAACTTGCCGAACAGGCCTGGAATGACACTAGAGAAAAATTTGGTAGTTTTGTTGACGATGGTGGAGAAATAGATTATACTTTCCTTCATGCTTATGACCAAAAGTTCGCCGAGTTGATTGTCAGGGAATGTGCTGAACTTACTTTGGACTACAAAAACGATCAACACTATCAAGGCTGGTTGGATTATAGGAACGAGATTAAAAAACATTTCGGAGTTGAAGAATGAACGAACAAATTAGAGAACTTATTAAACAAGTCGGCGGTATCTCATATGATGATGACAATAAGGCAATGACCCCTATGCTAGTAGGCAAACAGGTTGAAAAGTTAGCCGAGTTGATTATCGGGGAATGTCTTAATAAGATTGAAAATGAAGCGGCTCAGTATGCTGAACCGGTATGGGCGTTTGAATTGGTTAATGATATCAAAGAACATTTTGGAGTAGAATAAACAATATTTGCAATTTGCAAATCGCAAACCTTAAAAATCATGAGTTTTAGAACAGCATATCATAGTCTTAAATCAAGAAAACCATCTGGTCCTCAACCTCTATTCCGTGATCCAACACCGGAACAATGGAAAAAGACACTAGATGATTATTATATTCAACAACAAAAGAAAAAATGAGTCAAATTTCTAAAGCTATTGAATGGACGGATACAGGTGAGCGTAAACTAATCCGCACTAAACTATCACCTCTGTTCGAACAAATGGTGGATACGAAAGCTTCCTGGGAAACTACCAAAGATTACAATGTTCTGAAGCAATATCGTATTCAGCTTACTCTTCGTAATACCTTTACTGTATCAGAACTTGAAGTACTAAAAAATAACGATGCTCTAAAAGAAGCCGTCGATAGAGCTAAAAAACAAATGATCGAGGCAGTATTCGGTGAATTCCGTCCATATATCCGTAGATTGGAACAAGCTATCTATGACTATAATATGGAAGAAGCTGGAAATATTCTCCAGGATATGGAAAACGTTATGTTTGGATATAAAGACCAATGAAAGGGCCTAGAGAGCTTAAACAATACGTTTCCAGATATAGAAAAAAATTGAATAAGATCAAATGGGACGATCTATTCATCTTTAAAATGGAAAAGTGTAAGAAATGGTTTAAGAGAGATAAACGTATTAAGAATAAGGACTATGAATAATGCTTATTAAACTAACGGATAATGACTATGTTAATCCGGATGAAGTTGCATGTGTATATGTAAGAGAATACACTGATACTGCATTCGTTAGACTAAAAAACGGTATAGAATATACTATTGTACCTCCTTATGGTATGTCAAAATATCAAAATCTAGATAGAATCTATAAGCTAATTAACGATTCTACTAACTTAAACTAATACCTATAGTATAGGCTACTAACTTAAACTAATACCCGCGTATGTGTATATTATAAATTGGTACGGGACCAAAATAAGAATAGTATTATAGCGCGCTGGTGTATATTCGCCCACTATTCCTGAGTTTCGCAGTATATTCACACACTTTTTCTGGGGAAAACAGGCTTTTTCTCCCTGCCGGTTCCCGGGCCCTCGGCCACCCTCCACGTCCATCCCCCTCTGTTCGACACTATGATTATAGCCTTTTTCCTGGGAAAGGGCAAATTTTGGGCAGTATCCCTACGGCTGGCTCCGGTATTTTCCCTCTGGCTTGCACTTAATCTCCTTTGGTCCTATAATTGGAACATACTAAGGAGCACATGATGGAACGGAATCTCACTGTTGTTTACGATCGCGAAGAGGATATCTGGCATGTGGTTAATCCCTTTGATGGGGTAATCGTAGGCTCTCTCTATACGAAGGCTGATGCCGAGGACTTTGCTATCTCTGAGGAAGAGAACGAAAAGTTCCGTATTTCCCGCGAATACTTCAACTGAAAGTTTCACTGATACCCTTACGGTTCAGTCAGGTACCGGGTTGCACTTCTGGTCCCGATCCGTTACAATACGTACATCGATTAGGAGATCTGAGATGGCAAATTACCCCAATATGTCCTACTGCATGTGCGAGAACACTCTTCTGGCTATGAATCAAATCATCAATGCCATGAAGGATGAGGGTGTTGGCTTCATGTTTGACATGTCTCGTGAGGAAAAGCGAGCATTTCAAGAGCTCTTCAATGCCTGTGAGGATTTCATGAATCTCTCTGAGGAATTGCAGGATGAGTACGATCGCGAGTCCGATGGCCAGCCTGACGAGGCTCAGGAATGGCATGATTTCGATCCTGAGTGCTAGTATAACCGTACCGGGCGATCCGGTACTGAGTTGCACTTCTGGTCCGGATCCGTTACAATACGTGTATGTTGAATGAGAAAGGAAACAAGATGGCTAAGATGACTCGTGCGGAAATCGATGAAGCGCTGCGGATCATGGCTGATGCTCAGAAGAATGTTGCGTTCTCGAGCGGTGTTCTGCATTCGCTGCTGGTGACGGCTATGTCCGAGCTTCCTGCTCTGAATCAGATGGAGATCCTCAGGACGGTTCATGCTCTGACCAAGCCCGCGTTCCCCGACCGAGCAAATTGATCCGGTATCAGTTGCACTTCGGTTCGGTTTGGTCTATAATTCACGTATGATGAATGAAAAAGGAAACGAAATGAACGAATATACTTTCAACGATTTCGATAATCTGATTCAGGGTCTGATGAAGAATTCGATCGAAAGCGCTACTGAATTCGTTGGCGATATGGTTCTCGAGCTCTCTGTGGAAGAGCGCGAAGCTATTACGATTAAAGAATATCGCGATATGGTCATTAATCAAGCGATTGAATTCACAGCTAATCGTTTCGATCCTGATTATATGAATGCTGATATTGTTTCGAAACCGATGCAATCGGCTATTCGCAATTACGTAAAAGAAATGTCTCTTGAGGATTTGTTTTGAAGCGAGTTAATTATACGATCGATATGGACTGGAAAGCCGGTGAGGATCGATTGGCTCATTATAACAAATGGCTAATGGATCCCAAGCGACCGTTAGGGGAACCCTATCCTGGCTACCCCGGTGACCGAAAGACCAAGCGAGCGGCTAAGGTATCGACCGAACCAGTTGCACTGAAGCCCAAGAAGAGCCGTAATACACATACTGAAGACACGAAAGGATACATGATGACTAAAGTGACCAACCTCTCTCGCGCTACCGACATCGTTCGCGCTAACCCGGATCGTGCAGTGGCGATCGCTACTATCGTTGAGACTCTGGGTGTGACTCGCTCGAACGCATACGTCTATTTCACCAAGGCCGTGAAGGCTCTGGGTGTTGAGCCGGTCAAGGGCGAGAAGGTTGCAAAGACCGCGAAGGCTTCGAAGCCGGCTCGCAAGATCAACCCGATCACCGAGACGACCCCGGCTCAGGCTGCGAAGAAAGTCGCTGAGATCGATGCGGTGATCGCTGGTCTCAAGGCCTCGGGTGCTACCGTAGCATCTCCTTTCGCCGGTCTTTGATAGTATAGGGGGAGTGGATGTTGCGGGTACGCCCGCCTACTCTTAAACGACCGCAAGAACTGGGCGCCCCTTAGCAAACCATGACAGGGACGGCCACCAGACTGTCAGGGTGACTTAGAGTGGATCGTCTGGCCCCACGTCACGGGGCTTTTTACCTGAGCAAATCGTACCGGTACTAGTTGCACTTTCCTCGTTTGGTCCTATAATGGATACATCGATTAGGAAATGATGATGAAGCTTACAGACAAATTTGTGGCCCCGGGTGTTGTGATGTCGCTGTCGGCGATCTACAACAAGAAGCTGAACAAGCAGGCTGCCGAGGTTGTGGTGGTGGTTCGGAAGGCGATGCCGATCCTGAGAAAGCTCTTGAAGCTGCCTAAGGATGTCACCATTCGCGTAGCCCCTATCAAGGCACGCAATACCAACGGTCGCTACTTCAACGGCGAGCGTATGGCAGAGATCGATTGTCGCCTGGACTGGGCTAAGGCCCTGGAGGTGCTCTGCCACGAGATGGTGCATGCCGAACAGTATCATACCGGGCGTCTGGAGAAGACCTGGGTTAGCCGTGGTTGGACTCATGTCTGGAACGGTTCGATCTCCTTCAACAAGGGTACTACCTACAAGGCCTATCGCGATCAACCGTGGGAGCTCGAGGCCTGGGAACGTCAAGCCGCGCTCGCCGAACAAGTCTGCACTATTCTGGAGAACCAATGATCACTACTCTTCTCATCCTGTCCTCGCCTATCATCGCCATGGGCATTGCAATCATCATCGCCGGAGAATGGTGACGCCTGGTGCAACGTAACAGTTGCACTTCTGGTCCTGCTAGCCTATAATGGACCAGGTCGAACAGAGGGGGATGGACGGCGAGAGTGCCTATGTGTATTTCAACCGTACTTCCTGCTCAGGTACTTGGACCAAACAGTTGCACTTCGGTCGGAAGCCCCTATAATACGTCGTATGATGAATGAAAAAACCTACACCTTCTCCGACGACCTGATCTCTGATCTGCACAAGGACGCCTACGGCTATCGCCCTGGCGAGGGCTTCTGGGAGCGCTGGGCCAAGGCTACCGATGAAGAGAAGCAAGCCGAATGGGATTGGCTGTGCCAGGTCCTGGAGCGTGAGATGGCTTTCGAGCGCGAGGCTCAGGCCCAGGCTGTGGTTCGCTTTGGTAAGCTGATCGAGCAGACGATCGCTTCCGGTGCCGGTGACCGTGAGACGGCACTGCGTTGGATCATGGAATCCAGCGATTGCTTTGGCGACTGGGATTACCTGGCCTACCAGCACGGACTCCCGTACAACTACTTCAAGAAAGCCTGAGCAAGGCATAACGGTACTGGTTGCACTCGGGACCGAAAGGTCCTATAATCGATACATCGATTGAAGGAACACAAAATGATCAAGTTCGAAAACGGTAAGTTCGTGGGTTACGTCAATGGCAAGGCTGTCGTGAAGTCGACGTCCGAGTACTATGTCAAGCGTAAGGTCGCCGAGATGGGTGAGTCGTTCAAGGCTAACCCGGCTCCGGTTTCCGAATTCGGTATCAATCAGCGCTTTAGCTTTGTCGAGCAAATGGTCTCGATGATTGCCGATGGCACGATGCCGTCTGTTGTGATTACCGGTGAGGGTGGTCTCGGCAAGTCGTATACCGTGATGAAGTCTCTCGAGGCTGCTGGTCTCAAGAATATCACCGATCTGGCTGGCTTTGAAGTCGGTACTCGTATCAATACGTCTAAGTCCTATCGCGTGGTCAAGGGCTTTTCGACCGCTAAGGGTCTGTATCGTACTCTGTTTGAATGCAATGGCATGACGATTGTATTCGATGACTGCGATTCGATTCTGAAGGACGATGTTGCTCGAAACCTCCTGAAGGGTGCTCTGGATAGCTATTCCAAGCGCTATATCTCTTGGATGGCTGATATGCGTGATGACGATCTGCCGAAGTCATTCGAATTCACCGGTCGTGTTATCTTCGTGAGCAATATGCCTCTGGAGAAGATCGATCAAGCCATTCGTACTCGTGCTATGGTGGTTGATCTCTCGATGACTGAGGGTCAGAAGCTTGAGCGTATGGAAGTGATTGCTGACTCGTCTGATTTCCTTCCGGAGATCGACAAGAAAGTCAAATCGATTGCTCTCGAATTCCTGAAGACTCAGATCGGCAAAGTACCTAATCTGTCTCTTCGTAGTCTGATTCAGGTATCGAAGATCGCCAATCGCGGTGGTGATTGGAAGTCGCTTGCTAAATACGTATTGACTCAAGGCGCATAAGCCTTTTCTCATCCGTCCACATATGGATTTTATGTGCCAGGCAATATAAGATCTATGTTATTTGGTCCCAATTATGAAAAGGAAATCCAAACCTCGTAATCATGTCGTACTCGCTCTTCTGAAATGCAAGCCCAAAGCGGGTAAGCATCAGAAGAGCCGTAAGGCCGAGCGTCGCCAGGAGAAGATAAACCTGAGCAAGCCGTCAGGATACTAGGGCTACGCTGTTGCACTTCTGGTCTCGCTGGCCTATAATTGGTACATGGTTAAGGAGAACATGATGGAAAACGGTACGCGCGTCAACGTCAAAGAGATCTCGTTCGAGTGGCAGGGTACGCTGCTGTGGACGGAGAGTGGCTACGGCGATCAAAAGTGGTTCGTGGTTCGCCCGGATTCCTATGGTGTGCATGCTCGCCGTGGCTCCGGCTCCCGCGAGTACTCGGAGAACCTGATCCGTGTACCGGAATTCCTGAACAAAGTCCAGCCGGCTTGATCCGGTACTAGTTGCACTCAGGACCAAACGCACTATAATACGACGTATGATGAATGAAATCACCACCGCCGAGTACGATGCAGCGTTTGGCAACCTGCTGAACGACATGATGATTGCCATGGAGAAGGATGCTATGATCGAAGACATCAACGCCGAACTTCAGATGCTGGCTGACGAGGCCAAGGACGAGGTCGTCGAGGCTCAGTACGATGACATGTACTGGGATCGGTTGTGCGCCGAGCACGATCTGAACATGTACGCCTGCTACAGCTACGAGTAAGGAGAAAGTAACATGACGGTTTCGCGAATTGAACGCCCTTTCCGCAACGGTACGCTGGTTGTTCGGATTAGCAACGGCAAGCGTGATGTCCTTTTCATCGACCAGTGGCATGAAGTCACCCGGCCGATGTGGGATCTTGGGATCGCGAAAGCTGTTGCAGAGATGACGGAAGACCCTACGGTCTGATCCGGTACCAGTTGCACTCAGGACCAAAGCCAGTATAATACACGTATCGATAGGAGAAACGATATGGGATTCGAGAAACATGTTCTGAATGTGGTGGCTGAGGTGACGGATACTCCGGCTTACTTTGCCAACGGTACTCTGTTCCTGACCACGAACGATAGCGCAGAAGCTGTCAAGGTCTTTAATCATCTGTGGAATAATGTGACGGCGGCTCTGTCCTTCGTCAAGTCTGGTAACGAAACTTCTTACGACTTCCTATGAGTGAATACTACATCGAACTACAAGACAAGAACGGTACATACTACGGTCTGACCGGTCTTTCTGACGAAGTACTTTATTTCGAGGATCTTGATGATGCTCGTATGATGGCAAAAGGCAGACTGGATGAGACGTATGTGGTCACACGTATCGTCAATGAACAAGGTCGTGTTGTAGATTTCTTCAAGTATTAATATGAAAATCCTTTCTAAAAGCATTGGCTACGCTAAGTATACCTGTACGGTCGAACTCGATGAGAACGATCAGAAGAAGACCGACAATGAGATTCTCGTCGAAGTAGACGGTGATCCTTGCTTCGGTGGCTACGTCGAGCGCTACCAAGACGGTCGTGCTACGGTGGTTGTTTATACGGACTAAGAATATGTCGAAAATGTCAGAACTCATGCTGGATATTCAAGAGTGCCTGGAAGAGGGCATGTCGCATGCAGAGACCGCAAGGTTTCTTAACGTACCCATGTCTTTCGTAGAGGCTGTGGCTGAGACTATGGATAGGGACGAGGAGTTGCCGTATTAACGGCTTTGTAGTATAATAACAGTGGTACTATAGTACTGTGGCACTCAACTTCTGAAAAAAAGTATAGTTGCTCTATACAACTAGTTTACAGGCGTTAACGGTCCCCCCTTTTTTAAAAATTTTTCCGCGCGCTAAACCCCCGGAATTTTTCTGCGCGCGCTAACAAAGGCTATATCATGCTTCAATTTGTTGGTTCTTGTATTCTACTGTTCATTCTCTTTACGGTGATCAGTATGATTGTTAGCCCAATTGTTCTTCTCTTCTTTTAAGGAATATCATGAGTAATGAAACACTAAATCTGTCGTGTAAGACCGAAGATCTTACTGTTAACATCTTTTTGTCTAATCATCGTGAAAAATATGAAATTATGTCCTATGTGGATCCGCTGCATACTACACAGATGATTAATGATCTACTGCATGTTCTTCGTCAATGGAAGAGCGTCAATGTAAGCATCGAGACTACCAAAAGTGAGGAACTGTTCGATCAGCTATTCCCTACTACTGATGTGAATCTTGATCTCTATGGTCATCATGACGGAGCGCTTGATGATGTGTATAACGATATTGTGATTCGATGAATAAAACCGATGAAATTTTGACTATTCTAGCCGAAGAGTGTGCCGAGGTTATTCAGGCTATCTGTAAGATTAAACGCTTTGGCATGCCTAATAATGAGGAACAGCTGAAACAAGAGCTGGCCGATCTTCAGTGCATGATTAACTTAGTTTATGATCTCGAGGTTATTGAATACTCTGATACCGATATATGGAACCGTATCAAAGCCAAACAAGAAAAGCTGAAAATCTACTCTAATATTTTTAATGATGAAGCAGCACAAGATTAATGATGCATGGAACTTCATCGGTGGCTGGTACATCGATGAAGATATCTGCGATCGCATGGTTAGTGACTTTGAGGCAAGACGGGCCCATCATTTCCAAGCCCATTCAGCGCGTGGCTATACCTATCTCCCGTCGTCCGATATGGATGTGGATCTGATAACCGATTATGAACAGGTTCTGTCTGGTGTGGTGAATCAGTATAAAGCACTTTATAAGTATTCTACCGAGTCTCTTGCCTCCTGGTCTTTGTCTTTTCCCTATAATATTCAGAAATACGAGCCTGGAAAGCATTATTCGGTGTGGCATTGTGAAAATAACGGGAATCCGCAGTACTTTCGCCGTCATCTGGCCTTCATGACCTATCTGAACGACGTAACTGACGGTGGAGAAACGGAATTTCTGTATCAGAATACCTGGATCAAGCCGGAAAAGGGGTTGACCCTGGTTTGGCCCGCACATTTTACGCATATTCACCGCGGAATCCCGTCTCCCACCCAGGAAAAGTACGTAACTACGGGTTGGTATGAGTTTTTTGATACGGAATCCTTCCTGGACCAGCAAATTTCCGCGACAGATGCAGATTTTTGGGAAAATTTGGATAAGATGACCCGTAACATTAACTGAAACAGTTGATTTCATCATGCGACCGCTATATAATTGATGTACATTAACTGAAAAGGAACTTGAAAATGTCTCATGAACTTGAAATTGCTGCTGATGGTACTGCTTCGATGGCCTACGCCGGTGAAACGCCCTGGCATGGTCTGGGTAAGAAAGTGCCGAGTGATGTGTCGCCGGAGCAGATGCTCAAGGCTGCAAATCTTGACTGGTCTGTCGTTAAGAAAGAACTGTACTTTAATACCGATTCTGGTCCTTCTCTGACTAAGGCTCGTGCCCTGGTTCGTTCGACCGATAATAAGGTTCTGACGGTGGTGACCGATAACTGGAATCCTGTTCAGAATCAGGAAGCGTTTGAGTTTTTCAACGACTTTGTTCTGGCCGGTGACATGGAAATGGATACCGCTGGTTCTCTTCGTGATGGCAAAATGGTCTGGGCTCTGGCTAAGATCAAGCAGTCGTTCGAGGTGTTTGGTGGTGATGTGATCGAAGGCTTCCTTCTGTTCTCTAACCCCCACGAGTTCGGTCGTTCGATTGATATTCGCTTTACGCCGATTCGCGTGGTCTGTAACAACACCATGACTCTGGCACTCAATTCCGAGGCCAAGCATGGCGTTCGTGTGAACCATCGTTCGAAGTTTGACGGGGATCAGGTGAAGTCGATGCTGGGTATCGCCAAGGATAAGCTTGATGACTATAAGGCTCAGGCTGAATTCCTGGGTAAGAAGAAGTACAAGCGTGAATCGCTGGTTGAGTATTTTAATCGTGTGTTCCCGTCTCTGTCTAAGGATGAGGCTAAGAAGGTTGATCTGGCCAAGCTGCCGATCTCTCGTCAGGCTGAAGAAGCCATGGCTATTCTGCATACCCAGCCTGGTGCTCGGTTTGCCGAAGGTTCTTGGTGGCAAGCCTTTAACACGGTTACGTACATGACCGATCATACTCTGGGTCGTTCGCGTGATAGCCGTCTGACCTCATCTTGGTACGGTTTGAATCGTGCTAAGAAAGAGAAGGCTCTGGAGCTGGCTGTCGAGTACGCCGAGGCTGCTTGATGCTTAAGTACCTACCTGGAATTAAATGGGTAGGTAAGCTGAGCCTGGAAGATGCAGACTTGCTTGCCGAATATGGTAGTAAGTCTGCATCTATTCTTGAGTTTGGAGTTGGAGGTAGTACTCTGATCTTCAGCCAGGTCTCACCTAACCCTATTATCAGCGTCGAGGAAGACGACGACTGGCTTGCACTAACGAAGAAACGTCTTGACTTTCTTGGTACTAGTGAGAAAGTAAAATTGTTCAAGTACGGCGACCCTTATAAGGTACCTGAAGTTGATCTGATCTTTGTGGATGGTCTTAGAACGAGTCGTCTTGGATTTGCAGAGAAGTATTGGGATAAACTTAAGGTGGGTGGTTATCTGATGTTCCATGACACCACTCGTCAAAAATATCTTGAAGACACTCTGACGTTTATTAGCAATCGACCTTATAAGATATCTAACGCTATTATCAACGCGCCTGCTAGTAACGGAAAGTTCTCTAATATTACGATCATTAAAAAAGGCGAACCGGTAATTAATTGGAAATACGAAGAAGATAAACCTCAATGGGCGTACAGCGAAGATCTTACAGTTGATTTTACAAAAATGTGGGAATATAATATAAAAACTGATTAAAAATAGTCTTTCAAGCCTATATATTAGTACGAAACACGCAATGTAACAGTTGCACAAAGTTAAGAAATAGCTTATAATTCACGTATGTTAACACAAATGCATCAACTAACAAAGAGATCGACAGGCAGTCAAATGCCCGGCTATCGCTTTGGCATTTGTGTGGCCTCAGAGTGGGATAATCCACCGGGGTACGTGTAAAGAGTAAACTGTTCTAAACACGTACCCCTAGGCTTCAAAACCCTAGGGGTTTTTTATTGCGTAACAGTCGTCGTAACAGTTGCGCAATAACGATAGATGAGTTATAATTCTTCTATCAATTGTTCTTTAAAAACTTACATATCAGTACTTTAAGTACCCGCATAGCTCAAAGGTAGAGCACTCGGCTGATAACCGAGAGACACAGGATCGTTACCTGTTGTGGGTACCATATTGGGGTTGAAGCTTTAAGGTGAAGCAACGGACTTTTAATCCGTAGAAGAGGGATCGTTACCCTCCAGCCCTACCATATTGAAGCACATTGCAAGCCATTCTCTTGGCCAAGAGAGCGTAGGGTGTAGATAGTAGATACAAACCGGCCGGTGACAGCTACTTAAGCATCTAGATAGTGCAGTGTGTTTCAATATGGTAGTGTATCGGTGGCCGAGCGGTCAAAGGCAACGGATTGCAAATCCGTAAAACCGTCAGTTCGAATCTGACCCGATACTCCAGTTATTATCCTAAATATAAAAAGGAGGATAATATGCCATTAATTGCAAGAGGCGACGAGGTTGATATTGTTAACACGGGACACCCGGTATGTATTGTTCCGGGGCTTATTAGAACTTTAAGTTGTTCTACGAATGTGTTTGTTGCAGGGGTAGGAATACATCGTAAAGATGATACGAATACTCCACACACGCACTGCCCACCTGTTTATTCAACAACTATCAACTCGTTTAGCCCTAATGTATTTGCGAACGGTCGTAACGTCGCAAGACAAGGTGATACGTATACATGCGGTGCCTTTGTTCAAGAAGTTACTCAAAAAACCGTATTCGCAAACGGTTATTAATATCTCGGTGGTGTAATGGCAGCATAGCGGTCTCCAAAACCGTTTGTGGGGGTTCGAGTCCCTCCCGGGATGCCAGAATAATGCTCCTGTCGTCTACTGGCTAGGACGCTGCCCTTTCAAGGCGGAAAAGAGGGATCGAAACCCTTCAGGAGTACCAAGTTTTGTTAAGTGTGTCTCTAATAAAAGGCACTGTGTGATGATTTTGCAAGATCTAGCATAGTAAAAAGGTGACGGTTCAAGGACGTACCATGGCACCCGCCTGCTGATTATTATTGTGACGTACCCTAGGTGAAGATAAGTTATCTGTAAAAGAGCTTATCCGATCATAACCGCACCCGGGATAATTTGCGGATAATGCAGCCGATGTATGTGGTGGCTGGCGCTTAACAAATTCATAAGGTCTCAAAGTGTTCATGGACGCACGCATGCCTGTCACGCATGAAGAAGGAGATCGTTACTCCTTGGGACCGCCAGTTGATTTTAAAAATAAGATAATATATAATTGTTATAATGCCCTGGTGACGGAATTGGTATACGTGTTGGTCTTAGAAGCCAAATTTTAGGAGTTCGAGTCTCCTCTGGGGCACCATATTGAAACGTATTGCGCTTCACTGATAAGGAAGACTGGTCAACTGTATTCAATTGACTAGTGCAGTATGTTTCAATATGGTTTTTGAGACTGGTAACTAATGCAGGCCCTTTTAATCAGTCTTTAAGCATCGCATAGAGCCTCATATGACCTGCAAGTAATATGAGTGAATCACTAGCGAAAGCCGTTTAGTCGGTGATCTCGGTGCAAACCCGAGACCATATTGAAGCACATTCAAGGCAAAGTACAAGCCTACTGACTGGATACAGCCTTGCCCCGTATGGAGCAGAGGTGGACGGTTCGATTCCGTCGAGTGTGTTTCAATATGGTTAAGCGGGTATAGCTCAGTTGGTAGAGCGTAACTTTGCCAAAGTTAAGGCCATCGGTTCGAAACCGATTACCCGCTCCAGAGTTTTTTGACCAGTAGCACAGTTGGTAGTTGCGCGTGACTGTTAATCACGATGTCGTGGGTTCGATCCCTACCTGGTCAGCCAAGTTTTATGGGTGTCTTGCAGCTAAGGCGTGTGCTGCACCGGACTGTAAATCCGGTCCCTCGTGGTAAACATTCGCGGTTCGACTCCGTGGACACCCACCATATTACGCATCGTTAGCTCAGCGGTAGAGCAGGGCCCTTACAAGGCCAAGGTCGGGAGTTCAATCCTCTCACGATGCACCAGATTAACAATTAGTCCCGGTACTCTTGTTGCCACATTCCCTAGTGGTTAGCAGAGCAAACAATACCGAGGCGGGTGAAAGCCCCGTCATTAAAAATATGCGAGTGATGGTGGACTTCGCATACGGATGTCTAGGCCTGAGGATCGTCGTCCGAGAAACGCGGAACAACAGGAGATAAAATCTTCTGCCGACTCAGAAGACAATATGTACCCAGTGTAGGGGCTGGGGCCATATTGAAGTGCATTAACAAAGTGGGTTCGACTCCCCGCCATTGAGCCGGTTGCTGTGGTGCTAGTGTGCTTCAATATGGTAATGGGGGATTGGTGCTAATTGGGAACACGCCGGCCTTGCAAGTCGGAGTCAGGGGTTCGATTCCCCTATCTTCCACCAAACAATTTATGGGCCCTCGGTAGCAATAAGAGCGACCGCCAGTAACCCTGGTTGCGGGCATTGACTGTAGCTGGTCATTGGGTCCACCAAATTTATTCTCCGTATAGCGTAATCTGGCAGCGTTCCTGATTTGGGGTCAGGCGGTAGGGGTTCAAATCCTCTTACGGAGACCAGTTTTTTTGTTGGGGTGTGGTGAAATGGTATCACACAGGATTTTGATTCCCGTGTCCTTGGTTCGATTCCAAGCATCCCTGCCAGTTAATGTTGTTCCTAGTGTAGTGGTCGCACACTTGTCCGTGAAACAAGTAGAGAGGGTTCGATTCCCCGGTTCAACCCAATATGCCGCTTTGGTGAAGGTGGTCCTCACGCTGGTCTGAAGAACCAGAGAACTCTGATCGTAACAGAGAGGCGGCACCAATTAAGGAAGCGTGGTCGAGTGGTTGATGGCTCTAGTCTTGAAAACTAGCGATCGTGAAAGCGGTCCGTGGGTTCGAATCCCACCGCTTCCTCCAATAACGAGAGTGGGCAGGATGGTAATGCAGCGGATTGCTAATCCGTAGACTGTAGTAATACGGTCACAGGGTTCGACTCCCTGACTCTCGGCCAATTTACCCCGGGTAGCTCAGCGGTAGAGCAGCGGATTTATACCCCGTCAGCGCCAGATAAGCGGCAGGTCGTGAGTTCGAATCTCACCTCGGGGACCACGGTGATATAGCATAGACGGATATGCAGGGGTTTCATACGCCTCACAGGTTGGATCGTTACCAACTATCACCACCAAAATTACGCGGGATGGAGAAGAGGTATCTCGTCAGGCTCATAACCTGGAGAACGGCGGTTCGATTCCGTCTCCCGCATCCATAACCGTCCTTAGCACAACTGGATAGTGCACTGGGCTACGAACTCAGAGGTTGGAGATTCGAATTCTTCAGGACGGGCCAATATGCTGCTATAGTATAATGGTATTACGTCGCCTTGGTAAGGCGGTAACGCAAGTTCGATTCTTGCTAGCAGCACCATAAGCTCTAAATATTTAAAAAGGGAGGGCTTATGTTTGAATTCGACTTTACAGAAGAAAAACTATCAGAACTTATACCTAAAGCTAAATTTGGTGTAGGTGTTTGGTTTAAAGAGCTAGAAGAAATTCTACCTACGTTTGAAATAATTTCGGTGCAAAGAGTAGCTGCATTTATTGCACAGACTGCTCATGAGTCGGCTGGTTATACTGCGCTAGAAGAAAATCTTAATTACAGCGCACAAGGTCTAATGCGTACGTGGCCCAAACGATTTCCTACACTCGAGTCTGCGCAACCCTATCACAGGCAACCAGCAAAAATTGCTAATAAAGTTTACGCCAATAGAATGGGTAACAGCAGCGAGGCAAGTGGAGACGGTTTTCGTTACAGAGGTAGAGGTTTAATTCAACTAACTGGTAGATCTAACTATTCTACCTTTGCAGAATATTGCAACATCAGTTTAGAAGAGGCACCTACTTATCTAGAAACACCTAGGGGTGCAGTTCATTCAGCTTGTTGGTACTGGTATGTAAGAGATTTGAATCCGTTCGCTGATATAGCGGATATTGAAGGTATGACTATACTTATAAATGGAGGTAAGATAGGATTAGCCGATAGAATTAAACACTACAACCATGCTATCGACGTTCTGGTGAGTTAATCTCCGGGGTCAATAAACGGTCGTCTGGTAGGCGGTGTTATTTCCGGTCTAACAGTTGTTTTTCTTACGGAACGCTCTTCGTAGAACTGTGGTTCTTGTGGTAACTGCGCATACATCTGATTGGTAGATATACGTTCACGTGTTCTGCCCCAGGTAGTAAGACCAAGTACCACACCCATGGCTACATGAAACAATCCAGCGCCTTGTAACGTCAAAGGCTGCCATGCTTCCTTAACGTTACCGCCACCTTTAAGTTGTACGATTGACCAGAAAACGGGAAAAATGATAAAATCGGTGATACATACAATCATGTACATCCACCCCATCATTGGACGCCATTTTCTATTCATCCAATCTTCTTTAAAGGAAAGTTCGTTATCTTTTTTATTTTTAGTCATATTGTCACCCTTAGTTATTTAGTAAGCGTAACAATTAGAGTTGTTTTTTAGTTTAAAATAGGATATAATAATACATCTGCCGATAGTTCAATGGATAGAACAGGAGCCTTCTAAGCTCTTAATGGGGGTTCGATTCCCTCTCGGCGGACCAATAAGCGGGTATGGTGTTTAACGGCTAGCATGACTGCCTTCCAAGCAGACGGTACGAGTTCGAGTCTCGTTACCCGCTCCATAAATAGTAGTGCCATGAATAAATCTATTAACATTGACGAAGTAAAAGCATTCATCGACGCGCAGAGCCCGGAGACAAAAATCTATATCGGGGCTGATTCGGAAAGAATTAAGCGTAACGATAAATGGGTTGCTGACTACACTTTGGCTATCGTTGTACACATTGACGGTCGCCATGGTTGCAAAATCTTTGGCGAAGTACAGACGGAGATTGATTACGATGCAAAAGCTTCCAGGCCTGCAACTCGTCTAATGAATGAGGTTTACAAGGTGGCTGAGTTGTATCAAAAACTTGTTGATGTAATTGGTGACCGTGAAGTGCAGATTCATCTTGATATTAACCCTGACGAGCACTATAATTCAAGTATTGTAATTCAGCAAGCAGTAGGTTATATTAGAGGTGTTTGTAACGTTGTACCAATGGTTAAGCCTAAAGCTTTTGCAGCTTCTTATGCTGCAGATAGACTTAAAGAGTTGCTAGCTGCTTAAAATTTGCCCCTGTAGCATGAAGGTCGTGCAGTTGCCTTGTAAGCATCAGGTGGGGGTTCGATTCCCTCTAGGGGCACCAACTAAGCCCGGGTGGTGGAACGGTAGACACAGGGGACTTAAAATCCCCCGCTAAAAAAGCGTGCGGGTTCGAATCCCGCCCCGGGCACCATTATAACGGTAGATATTCTAACGTCTGATAAGTCTCGATGAATTGGATGCTAGGGTGAGCTCTATGCATCCTTTTCATCATTTTAGCATCAAAATCATTCCTTACTAAAATGTAAGGAACCCTCATAGCATTGGCTATGTGCGTCCACGCACCATCTACGCCAATTGCATACCTACTTACTGCCATCTTATCGATACACTCTCTAATCGAAAATGGTCTGCCTAGATAAAGGTATTTCTTCTCATCAATCAAATTCATAATTAAACTGTTTAATTTTTCCGGAAACCACTTCCCAGGGTACGGGTATTGAGGGTTGGTATTTTCGTTATTAGGGGAGACCGCAACCGGCCCGTTTATATTACCCTGCCATGCTGTCTTAAAAGGCACATACGTCGAGCCACCTGATGCAAAAAAGAACCAATCTTTATCTAATGTTTCTCTACCAAACTTTTTTAATGCTACGTGTCTGCGAACGGTGTACCATGTTTCATCGAGTTCATGAGTAACGTTAATACCTGCAGGCATGACAAACTCCGACATTAAAGTATCAACTGTTGTCTTATAATCAAAACCTGGAGGAAAATGAAATATTATATGGCTATCTTCTTTAATAGTTCTTATAATGTTTGATGTGCCGCTGACAAGGTCACCAAGACCTCGGCAACCACATGCATGGATAATACGCATAAGAGATATATAAATAAACAATATCATTACTTATCTGACTCATTATGAAAGGGCTGAAAAATGATTAAATATGTTAAACTGATGACTGGTGAAGAAGTTGTTTGTGAACTCGACGAAACTTCCGCAGGTTATTTTATGAAGTGGCCAGCGCGCGTTACACTGGTCGTTGATCCTACCGATAATACCGCTAAGAATAAGATTGAACCTTTTCTCATGCATGTAAAAGGTCATTCTATTTTCCTGGAGAAGGAAAAGGTTTTCTACGTTGCTGATCCTGTGAACGACTTGGCAGAATACTACGACAAGACGTTTGGCAACATGGTACCTAAAGCAGTGCCAGCTGCAAATGAAGGTTGAACTCCACACACTCTATTGGGATAATACCCCGGTAGAGCAGATTGAAGCTCATAAACGGGTAACCAAAGAGTTCGGACTACCCGTTAACTATCATCAGCAAAATGTACCGCATGGTATGTGGATGGATAGTGTTTGTGAACAAGCAGATTCTGATATTATTGGATTCTTGGATGCTGATTGTGTACCGCTCTCTAGAGATGCAGTTCTCAATGCAATGTCGTATGTAAAGAAGAATAATACCTTCCTAGGCATTGCTCAAGTATCTAATCACATTAAACCAAAGTCCCATATCTACGCTGCACCTGCTTTCTTTTTCCTAACTAAGTCTTGTTGGAGAGAGATCAGCACTTCTTTTTCTGAAACTATACGCTCAGATGTCGGTGAAGAGTTCACATATGTTGCTGAGTCTAAAGGTAAGCGGTATCGCTGTCTTTACCCGGTTACATTTGAAAGAGAACCGCAAGAAGGTGTATGGCCGCTAGGTAACTACGGTTACTATGGCATAGGTACAGTATTTGATAACTACTGTTACCATCTGTATCAGGGGCGTCTACAATCTAATCTAGAACTCTTTATCAAGCGTTGTAATGAGATTGTAGAAGGTAATTTTGATAATCGATTTCATGTAAGCTCAACAGCATTTGACTTTAAAGGTAGAGTTGTTCCGTGAGAGTTTTGTTTCATACCAACACCTTAAACTACAGAGGCACAACGGTAGCAATTACCGATTATGCTAAGTACAATCAAGAAGTACTCGGTAATGAATCTGTGATTGCTTATAATGCAAGTCACGGTTACGATAGAGATATGGGCTCGGAACAAGCAGTTGTTGATGAGCTTAAAAAGCAGTTCAATGTTGTTGGGTATAAAGAAGGTGATCTAGAAGGTATTATTAGTAAAGAACAAGTTGATTTAGCTTACTTTATACGTGCTGGTAAAAAAGAAGACCTACCTAGGAACTGTAGGACCGCGGTTCACGCTGTTTTTCAGTTTAACGAATCACACGGTGATCGCTATGCGTATATTTCTAAATGGCTTTCTGAAAAGATGTCGAATGGTAGCATACCGTATGTACCTCATATAGTAAGCTTACCTGCACCGACTGGTAATTATAGAAAAGCACTAGGTATCTCAGATGATAAAATTGTTATTGGTCGTATTGGCGGTTACTTTACTTTTGACCTGCAACCAGTCAAGGATTACATTTCAAAATTCGTTACAACAACCGACAAATATATTTTTCTATTTGTAGGTACCGAACCTTTTATTGATCATCCTAACGTTAAATTTATCAACGAAATACATAGCCCGCAAAAGAAAGCCAACTTTATTAATACCTGTGACGCAATGTTACATGCCAGAGTAAGAGGTGAGAGCTTTGGGTTGTCTATAGCTGAGTTTTTACATCTTAACAAACCTGTTCTTGCATGGGCAGGCGGTCATGATTTAAATCATGTGGAAATGCTCAGAGAATGCAATACATTGTATACAAACGTAGAGGAGCTTAGTTACCTGCTAAGTATTGTTCCAGAACTTAAGCAGAAAGAAGGCTGGTCAGAAATAACTCAAAGCTTTACTCCTAATATCGTAATGAATAAATTTAAACAGGTTTTTTATGATTAAGACAGTACAATGGGAAGGCGAGTACTATCCTCATTTCCAAACTCTAGGTAACGCAGCACAATTCGCAATTCCATTTGCCAAGCATGTTTGTGCTGGAACCGGCTTTGATATTGGATGTGGTAGGCTAGAGTGGAGCTACCCTGGTTCAATTCCTGTTGATCCTGCTATTAATGAATATGATGCTGATAAACTACCGCCTGAACCGAATTATGTTGATTACATTTTTAGTAGTCATTGTCTCGAGCACGTACCGGGTAATTGGTACAATACGCTCAAAGGCTGGAAGGGTAGAATTAGAAACGGGGGAGTTCTATTCCTCTACCTGCCAGACTATAGCCAGCGTTACTGGAGACCATGGAATAATTCCAAACATAATCACATCTTCACTCCGCAAATTATGAAAGACGCATTCACGTCATTAAATATGAGTAGGATTTTTGTATCAGGTGTTGATCTTAATAACTCATTTATGATAATGGGAACCGTATGAGTGAATTAGTAACAATTGTAACCGCTTTTGTGGATATTGGCCGTGATAAATGGGAAGGCTTAAAAAACAATCAGCTTATCCCTTCCTACATTAAAAGAGATAAAAGTACGTACTTTGAGAGGTTTGAAAGACTAGCCAAAGTTAAAAATCCTATGGTGGTGTTTGCAAAGTCCGAAGATTTTGAACGACTTAAAAACATTAGACAAGATATTTCTCTAGTTGCTATTGATACCGTATTTGAAGATCACGCACACCTGCTTAATAAGATTAACCAAGTACAGCAGGATCCCAACTTCATTAAATTTGTCACAAACCCTTCGGCCCCAGAGTACTGGTCTCCAGAATATGTGGCAATTAACTTAATGAAAAGCTTCTTTGTAACTTATGCTATTGAGCAGAAGCTTAGTGACACGGCTAACTGGGCGTGGATTGATTTTGGCTATGTAAGAGATGATACATTTTGCCCACCTGGATTAGAGTGGAAGTTCAGCACCGACGGTAAGATCAATATTTTCTGCATTAATCCATTTACACATAGTAAGCCTATTTTTGAAATTATCCGAACAGGTGAAGTCTATATTCAGGGGTGCCATATTGTTGCTCCTAGAAACCAATGGTCTACTTTAAAGGGATTAGTATCTCAAAATCTTTCAACATTATTCAACGTCGGTCTAATTGATGACGATCAAACTCTATTACTGATGGCATATAGATCATTACCTGAGCTGTTCAAACTTAACAACGTTGATCCTTCTGATTGGTTTGTAATTTTTAAAAACTTTAACCATGATTAGAATATTCATGCCCATGTCGGGTAATGTAGGTGATACTTTAAATGTAATGCCCGTCTTATCGGGCATTTTTAAATCTACCGGGCATGCTATTAGTCTTGTAGTAAGAGACAAGATGAAAATCTTTAACGGCTTTAGAGAGCTGTTGTTGATGCAGGAATGTGTTTGTTCGGTAAAATACGAATCAGACGTCACCATCGATTCAACCTACAATATTCTTTCTTTAGTTGAGTCGTTTGATAAGCATACAATAAGACCCTGGGAAACAGTAAGACTTGAAGAAGACTTTAGACGAAGATATAACATCGACTTTATGGTCGATGATTCTTTTGAATTAAATACCCCAGTTATTGAACCAATTAATAAATTTATAGTCGGTGATCGCATGAGTCACCCAGAAATGGATCAACGCAGACAGTTTAACGTCCTGCAAAATTCAGGTAAGTTCCCGCTTGACAGATGCATGTTTTTAGACTATAATCAATCAATGGTAGATAATGCTGCTCTTATTAAAGCATCGTCTAAACCTATCTTCTCTACTTTTACAGGTATTTCTGTTATTGCTGATTTACTTAAGAAAGAGACCGTTGTGTTATGGGGTGACGATCTGAAGAACTGGGATAATAAACCTATTGAGTACTCCTTCAATAAGCACTTCTACAGAAATAGAAACTGTAGACTTGCGTATCTAGGAGATTTTGATATTTCACATTATGAGGAAAATTATGAAGTTCAGTAATGAAACTTTAGCTATCTTGAAGAACTTTGCTTCGATTAATACGAACATTATCTTCAAGCCCGGTGATACAGTTAGTACTATCTCTAATGCAAAGAATATCTTTGCAAAGGCTACTATCAAAGAAAGTATTCCTAACGAGTTCGCAGTGTATGATCTTAACTCGTTGCTTGCGATGCTTACTTTGATGGAGAATCAAGATATTACTTTTGGTGATAAGAGCCTGACGGTATCTAGCGATAAGGGTAAGTTTGAATACTTTTACTCTAATCCAGAGATTGTTACAGGTGCACCGTCTGGTGAGATTGAACACGTAGGAGTCTATAAGTTTAAGCTTATGGCAGAAGACGTTCAGATGATTATGAAAGCAGCTGCAATTACCGGTGTGCCGACTATCTCAGTTACTAATAAAAATCAAAACGTGACTTTGTCTGTTTGTGATCGTAAGAACGATACAGCAAGTAACTTTAGAAAGCCACTAGGTACGGCGTTTGATGACTTTGATGTTTATATTGCTGTTGAGAACCTTAAGGTAATTCCTGACGCATATGAGGTAACAGTAGCTAAGACACCAAACGGCAAAGCTAAGTTCCTACACTTTAAGCATGAGTCGAAACAACTACAATATTGGATTGCTTGCGAGCCCGGTTCTGTAGTTTAATTGACGTTAAATGTTCCGGTTGCCTATATATTGAAGTATATAGCCCGGAGCAGAAAATGATTTATAAAATAGTTAATTTAATAACACAAGACTTCTATATTGGCTACTCGTCGAATGTTACAAAACGGTGGTACTTTCATAAACGCAACGCGAGGGTTGGGGTAGAGACATATCTTTACAGATCCATGCGTAAATACGGAATAGAAAATTTTACTATTGAGACTATAGACGATTGCGATAACACTCTCAACGAAGAACGGGAAAAGTACTGGATTGAAGAGCTTAAGCCTAAGTATAATATGACAAGCGGTGGCGACGGGGGTAGAACAGCTGACAGCCCTAACTATAAAAAAGGTATGAAGGCACGAAGAAGCTACATCGGGGAAGGCAATCCTAATTATGGAAAGAGAGGGTTGCTGAGTCCAAACTGGGGTAAAAAATATGGTAAAACCCCTAAAATCAGCGAAGCTAAGAAAAAAACTCTTAGATGTTCAAATGGTAACGTCTTTAGAGGCTTTGCTGAGATGTTTAATTTTTATAATGTTAAATCCTATTTTTCTTTAAAGAAAAAAGGTATTACTTGGAGTGAAATTAATGATTGATGATACCGCTATGCATTTTATTTGGACGGAGAAATATCGTCCGAGAAAGATTGATGATTGTATCCTACCAAAGGATCTTAAAGAGTATTTCGCTGGTGTTATTAAATCAGGCGATATTCAAAATATGCTCTTCTCAGGGAGTGCAGGAACGGGTAAGACCACCGTTGCCCGTGCTTTGTGTGAAGAATTAAATTCAGACTATATCGTTATTAACGGCTCTGAAGAGTCTGGTATTGACGTTCTTCGCACTAAGATTAAATCTTTTGCATCTACAGTCTCGTTTACAGGTAACACTAAGGTTGTTATTCTTGACGAGGCTGACTATCTGAACCCTAATTCTACACAGCCAGCTCTTCGTGGATTCATTGAAGAGTTTGCAAATAACTGCCGCTTTATTTTTACTTGCAACTTTAAGAATCGAATTATTCAGCCTCTGCATTCGAGATGTGCTGTTATTGATTTTAAAATTCCTAAAGCTGAAAAGCCGAAACTGGCTGCACAGTTCTATAAACGTGTTGTCGATATTCTTGCAAAAGAAGACCTTACCTTTGATAGTAAGGTACTTGCAAAGGTAGTTGAAAAGCATTTTCCAGATTTTCGACGCACTCTGAACGAACTGCAGCGGTACGCTCAGTCTGGCTCAATCGATGAAGGTATCCTTACCAATATCGGTGAAGCGAATATGAATGAGCTGGTAACAGCGGTAAAGGAAAAAGACTGGAAGAAGATGCGTGCTTGGGTTGTTAATAACCTAGATAATGACCCTGCTACACTGTTCCGGAAAATCTATGATACATTCGTACCTATTACTAATCAGGTACCTCAGTTGGTCTTAACGATTGCTGATTATCAGTATAAGTCTGCATTCGTGTCTGATCAAGAAATAAACCTAGTTGCATGCCTGACTGAAATTATGGCATCGGTGGAGATAAAATGAAGACTCTAATTAGCACATATTATTCCGACAACGAAATGAGAACTGCTCTAGTATATAAAAACGACGACGAAAGTCTATCGCTATACGAAGTAGTAGTTATGGATAGCTATTTTGGATCAGAAAAAACTATGCCTTTTAATAATCTGGGGCAAGCAGAAGATTACGCGGAAGACTGGGTATTGTGATAGATATTTTTTGTGACATATTCAAATGGATTAAGGAAGACTGGGAAAGCCATCGTGTTAGGTTCACTATCGAAGTGGTTGCTTGGGCTATTAGTATTGGTTGCTCTCTCGCCATGGCTTTTACCGTACCTGATCCTCCTCTTCTTATTCTTTATCCAGCTTGGATTATTGGCTGCAGCCTTTATGCTTGGGCTGCTTACAGTCGTCGTAGCTTTGGTATGTTGGCCAATTATCTACTTCTGGTAACTATTGATACGTTTGGTCTATTGAGAATGATTGTATGAATATAAATGATGTTTTCGGGCAACCGGTTGATGTGAAGCTGGATGAGGTGTATAAAGCACCGTCTATTAGCCCGTTTGATTTTATTAACTCGATTAATCACACAAAAGAAGATTTAATTGTTGATGATTGGTCCGAAAAGCAGTATGCTCCTTATATCGTTAACAAAGGGCTCTCTTATGGAGCAGATACAGTTATTGCAGCAAATGAGATGAACTCTAGAGCACATCTCGATAAAAAGTTACAGTACCAATTTCTTATAAATATTATTCGGCCGAAAAAGCGATTTAATAAGTGGATTAAGGCTGAAAAAATTGAAGCGATGGAGTTGGTAAAACTGTACTATGGCTATAATACTGAAAAAGCTAGACAGGCGATCTCCATCCTCACCGACGAACAATTACAAACAATAAAAAGAAAGTTAGATAAAGGTGGAGAATAATGTCACATGAGTTTTTCAATATTGATTTTCCCGGTTATTTACCTCTAGAAGTTGTACTATCGCAACCGGATGATTTCCTTAAAGTCAAAGAAACGCTTACGCGTATTGGTGTAGCGTCTAAGAAAGAAAAGATCTTATATCAGTCTTGCCATATCCTCCATAAACAAGGTAAGTATTTTATCGTCCATTTTAAAGAACTATTCGCCTTAGACGGTAAGCAAGCTGATATTACAGATAATGATCTACAAAGAAGAAATACTATTGCTGCCTTACTTTCTGATTGGGGATTAATTAAAATTGTGAACAAGGATGCTGCGGAAGACCGGGCACCGCTTTCACAAATAAAGATTATTTCGTATAGAGAAAAAAACGAGTGGGATTTACAAGCTAAGTACAATATTGGTAAGAAAAAAGTTGAGAAATAATATAAATAATTATGTAATACTCCCGCGGGATGGGACGTACTGCTAGTCCGAAGCTAGTTCGGTCAGGACGTTAGACTGACGCCGTAATCGTAAGCGGCTCCGTTGCGCCTTTTAGGGTAACTTTTTTTAACTCGCTTAATAAGGAGAAACTTATGACGTTTATTAAAGACGTATTTGGTCGTGATGTGTTCAAGGACTTTGACAAACTTTATGTCGGCTTTGACGATCAGTTCAACAAACTTGCTAAGATCCATGATGATCTTACCAAGAATATTCCCAACTATCCTCCCTACAATATTAAGAAAACAGGCGATAACACATACGTTATCGAAATCGCTGTTGCTGGTTTTGCTAAGCAAGATATCGAAATCGAGCTCGCAGATGGTAAGATGATTGTTAAGGGTAACGTCCATTCCCAAGAAGCAGAGGAAAACTTCCTGTTCAAGGGTATTGCTGCTCGAGCATTTACGCGTACTTTCGCGCTAGACGATTACATTGAAGTAAAAGACGCTGAGCTATTGAACGGTATGCTGAAGGTGTTCCTTGAGCGTATTATCCCTGAGCATAAGAAGCCTAAAAAAGTAGAGGTTAAAGATCCATCTGAAACCAAAACTAAAAAAGGTAAACCTGAACTTCTTACTGAAGACCCACAGGGTCGAGACCTGTAAAACAAAGGCCGGTTCGCCGGCCTTACTTATTTTAAGGATAGTATGAAATATCTAAAATCAGCCTATAAATTCTTTGTAGAATGGGCTCAAGAGATCTACGAAGCGAAACGTAAAAGACAACTGAAAAACATGTACTAATAAATAGCCTTAAACGGCTATTCATATGGTACCTTATCTCACTACTCTTTCTGCTGTAAATATTAACAATTGGATCGTAAAGGCTAGTGTCTTTGACGAACAGATATTGATTATTTTTCACAATGAGTATATAATGTGTACGATAGTGAGAGTCTTTGATGATGAAGATGAAGCACATAATTTTTTAGAAAGTGTCGTTAAAAATGGTTCTAGTATTGAAAATTGTTACCGGGGAAGAAGTAGTAGCTCAAATTGAGAGTGAGGACGAGGATACTTACAAGCTTAAGCGCCCTGCTTATATTCAGTTTGTACCGTCTAGATCCAATCCTGAGCAGCCCATGTTGGCTCTTGCTCCCTACGCCGTATATGTTGAGGATTACATCCTTACAATCCCTAAGAAAAGCGTAATTTGGACTGCAAAGCCTGTTAAAGAACTTTATAATCAGTATAATAATATTTTTGGAAATGGGATTGTACTATCATGAACAGAGAAGCAGGTAAAGGCTCTTCTCCTCGCCCTTTTGGTGTTTCGAGGAACGAGTTCGATAACAACTGGAATCGTACATTCGGTAAGTCAAAACCTAAGACTGTAAAACTAGTTAATCCGCTTAATCAAGAGGAATGGCTGTGTGAAAATTATCACGCATCTGAGTTTATCGATGGTGTAGAGTACGTTCGGGTACATAAGTTCGATAACGCTCGTTCCTTTTTAATGCGTAAAGACGCACTAAAAAAGATTTAAGATTTCATTGCAAGTTAAGGGCCTGTAGTTAAGCGGTTATAACAGTGAACTCATAATTCACCAGTCACGTGTTCGAATCACGTCGGGCCTACCATACATTATGAAAAAGTATATTACCGAAATTTTAGATTCCGAGGATGGATCTGGGGACGGTATCTTGCAATTTCCACCTGAGATGTGTCAGGAGGAAGATTGGCGTGAAGGCGATCAGATACATATTAGACAGGAGAACGGCTCTCTGATACTTCGTAATTTGTCAAAGGAAGAGCGTGAAAATTTATCTAAGTAAATACCGTAATCATTGGATCAGCCCGTATACTATCCTTGAGAAGGTTTTCTTTTGGCGCGAGATTGATTTCGATGAGCCTGTGATCGAAAAGTGGGCTGATAGGCTTGAGCCTATTTGTAAGGCTATTCAGAAGTTTCTTAACTTCATTCATCCCGAGATTAAGTATGTAAAAATTGATTACTGGGATACGTGGTCAATGGACCATACCCTCTCCCCTATTATTCTCCCTATGCTTAAGCAGCTTCAAGCTACTAAGCACGGCGCGCCGCTGGTTGACGATGAAGATGTGCCAGAAGAGCTTAGATCTACAAACACCGAACCTAAGGTGAATGATTGGGATATCGATAGCAATCATTTCAAGCGTTGGGATTGGGTCATGGATGAAATGATCTGGGCGTTTGAACAGCTGTGTAAAGAAGACGCAGAGGCACAATTCTTCACTCATCCCCAAACAAATAAAAAAGAACCACTCCAAGATGCAATTTCAAGAATTAAAGTCGACACTGAAGGACTGGCTACTTTTAATGATCGGATTGATAATGGTTTACGTTTATTTGGCAAATACTTCCGAAGCCTATGGGACTAAAAGCGTTTCAAATCGTAGACTTAAATAATCCTGTATCTGTACAGTACAGCGATTACAGTATTAAGTCTTTTGTACCGGTTAGTGAATTTTTAACTATCGAGCGTGTGCAATGCACGGTGCCTGATACTATCCCTTCTCATCTTAACCTAAGCAAAAACAAAAAAAGAACACCAACACAGATTGCTGCAATGGTGAGTCATTATAACTTAATGAAAAAACTTGCCGATGGTGAAAAATTCGTTATCATGGAGCATGATGCATATCTTTGGCCAAATAGGGTAGATATGTTTAAAATCATGCTAAGCAAAATTCCTACTACTGCAGTATGGATGGCAGGAATTGCGGTTGAATGTTATACAGTTAGTCAGTCAGTTGCTAAACGTTACTGTGAATTAGTTGAAAATGATACTGATCATTTGTTAAGCGGGCCTATGACGTTACTACATCAAGCCGGTAACTATGTTTGCGCAAGAGAGAAAACACGGGTAGTCTGGCCGTTGTATGGTGAGACCGGTAAGTTAGTTTTTGCTGATAATGTAAGTAAAGCATCTGCTGGTAAAGGTAAAATGAATGATGCACCAGTGACGCAATACGTTAATTTAAATCTCGGTGTGACCATTCAAAGGAACAACAAACCTATTAATAAGCAGAACAACCCTAACGTGCATTTTGGTGATGATCAGAGCTAATAAAATACAAGTACCCGGTTCATCTACTGTTCACCCATCCGTTGTCGTTGAATGTGATGAATTTATTCTGGGTGAAAACTGTTATATAGGACCCGGTTCGAAAATAACCTGTAAAAGCTTTATTGCCGGGGACTATCTATATTTTTCTAGCGAGGTAGAAGTTGGTAGAGGGGGTTGCACAGGCCCTAACTCAAATGTAAGAATCGGTAATCATGTTGGTGTGTTTGAGCGCACAGTAATTAATCCTTCAGAAGAAGTTACTATAGGGGATGATGTTGGTATTGGTACGGAATGTTTAATCTGGACACACGGTGCTTGGTTAGATATACTTTCAGGGTTTCCAGCTAGCTTCGGCCCAGTAAGCATCGGCAATCGAGTATGGCTCCCGGCAAGAAGTATTGTTCTACCAAATGTGGATATAGGCAGTGACTGTGTCATTGGGACTAACTCCATTATTAATCGAAGTATACCTAATGGTAGTCTAGCCGCAGGCAATCCGTGTAAGATAATAAAAGAAAACTACTACCCGAAGCAACTTTCTCTTGAAGATAAAAAAGAAATTATCAGTAAGGTCGTTAAGGAATGGGAAAAGCAATTGAATCACAAGAACATCTCTTCAGTACTTAAGATTGAAGTTCAGTTCAATGGTTGTATATTGCTTCAACAGGTGGACGGAACAACTTTAATCAACCCGCTTAATAAACGACTCACTGGATTCGAAAACGAAGTTGTTGAAGATCTTCGTGACTTTCTTCGAAGGAATGGAATTAAGATATATACTGGTAAGCCATTTAAATCAATAGAGGCACATTATAAAGTTTCTTGGAATAAGTAATGCTTTAGTACTATCACCTCACCCAGATGATGCTGAATATTCTATTGCTGGCACAGTATTAAAATATCCCGGAACAACATTCTATATTTTAAATATGTCAGCTGGTGGTGATTTTGATAAAGCAAGTTTACAGAGAATAGAAGAGACAAAATCGTTTTGGAGCGATATTAATAACGCTTTGGTTGTTGATTCAAGAGACGTTTTTATAAAATCGACAACTGAAGATCAACTCGTAAACTGGGTTGAAACGCATAAGTTAGTTTATGATTCTATACTTACTCCGCCTGCAGATGACTTTCACTTTGAACACAAAATAATAAGTAGTGTAGGTAGGGCGCTGACTAGAAAAAAGAAAATATCTCATTTAGAGTATAATACCCCATCAACATCTCATACTTGGTCCGCTAATGTTTTTGTTGATGTGACTGAACACTATGAAAAAAAAGTACAACTACTAAAATTATTTGAGACTCAGCAAAGTAGAAACTATTTTAGTGATGATTGTATTGAAAGCTTTCACACAAACTATTTTTCCAATAAACGAGAAGTAGGCTATACTGAACAATTTAAAATTGATTTTTTATTTTTATGAGTATCTTAGTTATTACACCCACAACCGGTGCGCCTGAAGTTGCTGACGCGATAAAATCAGTAAAAGAGCAAACCGTTCCTGTTGATCACTTACTGGTCTGTGACGGTGATAACTTTACAAGCGAGGTTGAAAGCGTTGTAAAGTTAAACAAACAGGAACGTCTTCGAGCCGTATACCTACCGTTTAATACCGGGAGTAACGGCTTCTATGGACACCGAATTATGGCTGGCTTCAGTCATTTGATTAATCACGAGTATGTACTCTTTCTTGATCAAGACAACATGTACGAAAATAACCATGTTGAGAGTCTCGTATCACTTATTAAAAGTAAAAATCTTGACTGGTCTTATAGCCTTAGATCCATTGTAGATAAAAACGGAACTTTTATCTGTAACGATAACTGCGAATCGCTGGGTAAATGGCCTGCCTGGGTCGGTCAAGATGTCCATTTAGTAGATTCAAGTTGCTATTGCTTTAAAGTTGAATTTATTAGACAAATAGGTCATATCTGGGACTACGGTTGGGGTGCTGATCGTAGATTCTTTATGATTGCTAAGAATTTCAGGCCTGATTCTTTTGATTGTACCGGTCTGCATACACTTAGATACCGCTTGGGTGGTAACGAAGGCTCGGTAAAGAAAGAATTTTTCGAACAGGGTAATAATGTTATGAGATCGCGTTATAATACAAAAGAAGGTTACCCGTGGAGAAAACAATCTTTGTAAATGGAACGTTTGATATTCTGCATACTGGTCATCTTAAGTTACTTAATTTTGCTAGCAGCCTGGGTGATCAACTAATAGTAGCTATCGACAGCGATCGTAGAGTAAAAGAAAAAAAGGGCTCAAGTAGACCTGTTAATAACCAGCATGAACGTAAGTTCATGCTTGAAAATATAAAGGCTGTTAGTAAAGTTGCCATTTTTGACAGCGATGATGAGTTACGTGAATTGGTAAGATTCTACAACCCCTGGGTTATGGTTGTAGGTGATGACTATAGAGATAAACCTGTTATTGGCTCGGAGTTTGCTAACAGTTTATTATTTTTTAGGAAGTTAGATGATTATTCAACCACCAAAAAAATTCAAAGTATTGCTGGTAGGTGATAGCTGTATTGATGTTTATAAGTACGGGGAAGTAAATAGACTTAGCCCGGAAGCCCCTGTCCCTATTTTTAAAGAAACAAGAGTTGAAACCAGAGACGGGATGGTCTTAAACGTTAAGAATAATTTTGAGCGGCTTGGCGCTGTGGTTGTGCTTCGCACAGGCTACAATTCTACAAAGACTCGCCTTATTGATGAAAAGACAAAACAACACATTTTAAGAATCGATGACGATAAGATTAGCCCTCCGTTGTTAATGAATGGAATGCCTGACGAATCTTTTGACTGTGTTGTTGTTTCTGATTATGGTAAGGGGACTATCACACCAGAATTTGCTCAGGAGCTTCGTGCTAAGTATAAAGTACCTGTATTTGTTGATACTAAGAACCCTGAATTAAATAAGTTTTCAGGTTGTATCATTAAGGTTAATGAGCAAGAATATAGAAGTGCTATAACATACCCTGATACTGGTCTAATTGTTACCTTAGGTGCTCACGGTGCTATACACGATTATGTGCATCTTTATGATGGTGTAAAAGTAGAGGTCGTTGATGTGTGCGGGGCGGGTGATACGTTCTTAGCCTCGTTAGTTTATTTCTATCTTGTAACAGATAGCATAGGGTTAAGTATTAAATTAGCCAATAAAGCATCTAGCATTACTGTTCAGCATCTAGGTACTTACGCACCGACTTTGGTTGAGATCATAGGAGAATAAAATGAGACATAAAGGTCTAGTTGTGAAAGGTTGGGGTTCAGAATACATCTTTGCTACCAATGACAAGTACTGTGGTAAGTTTTTAAACTTTCATGATGGTGCTAAATTTTCAATGCACTTTCATAGCGAGAAGGACGAGACCTGGTATGTAAAATCGGGTAAGTTCATAGTGCGATGGATTGATACCAAAACCGCAGAACGAAACGAAAAGACTTTGACCGAAGGCCATGTTTGGCATAATCCACCTCTTCTACCTCATCAGTTGATTTGTATTGAGTCAGGTACTATAATTGAAGTTTCAACTCCCGACTCTGTTGAGGATAATTACAGAGTAGAACCTGGTGATAGTCAAACAAACTATGAGTGAACTTTTTTATACTAATATTTTTATTAGAGGTAACAACGTCTATTTTCGGGGATACAAAGACGGTAAGAGGGTCAACCAAAAGATTCCCTTTCAGCCTACTCTCTATGTTCGAGCAGGCAAGGAATCTAAGTATAAGTCGCTCTGGGGCGATAATCTAGAGAAGATTAAGTTTCCAACTATTCACGAAGCTCGTGAGTTTATTAAGCGCTATCAGGAAGTAAGTAACTTCCCTATCTACGGTAACTATAACTTTACTTATCAGTTCATTAGCAAGATTTTTCCTGACGATATTCAATTTGATACTACGATTATGAAGATCGTAACTATCGATATTGAGACGTCTACGGAATATGGTTTCCCTGATCCAAGGCAAGCTCAAGAAGAAGTATTGCTTATTACAATGCAGGATTTTAATACTAAAGAAATTACTTCGTTTGGCTGTAAGCCGTATCTTGCTAAGAAGGACAATGTTACTTACGTGCAGTGTCAAGATGAAATGGATCTCTTGCGCAAATTCATTAATGCGCTAAAGAAAGATTACCCTGACGTTATTACTGGATGGAACGTTCAGTTGTTCGATATTGCGTATTTGTCTTCTCGTATTCAACGTGTGCTTGGCGATAAGGCTCTTGAGGAATGCTCTCCGCATGGAACAGTTACTAATCGAGAAGTTCCGTTTGCGAGAGGTAGAACGCAGCTGGCTTTTGACTGGACTGGTATTTCTATTCTCGACTACATGGATCTTTATAAGAAGTTTTCTTTTAAGGTTCAAGAATCGTATCGTCTGGACCATATTGCTAAGGAAGAGCTAGACGATGAAAAAATTAAACACGAATTTAGCTCTTTCAAAGAATTCTATACTAAAGACTGGGAACTATTCGTAGACTATAATATTCACGACGTTGTTCTGGTCGATAAGTTAGAAGATAAGATGCGTTTGATTACGCTTATCTTAACCATGGCTTATGATGCCAAGTGTAACTATACCGATATTTACTCTTCGGTTAGAACCTGGGATTGTATTCTGTACAATAAGCTTCTAAAGGAGGATATTATTGTACATAATCCACCACCCATTGACGAGTCTGCTGATAGGCAGATTATGGGTGCTTTCGTAAAAGAACCTACACCAGGTCAGTATGACTGGGTTGTTTCTTTTGACGCTACCTCTCTGTATCCTTCTATTATTATGACCTGGAATATGTCTCCGGAGACGCTAGTAGATGGACAGAAGTATCTTACAGATGAAGAACGGTCTATTCAAAAGCTCTTAGATAGGGAATTTGATACTACGCCTATTGTAGCAAAGAACTATACTATGACTGCTAACGGTCAGTGCTTTGGTAGAGAAGTAAAAGGCATCTTCCCGCAGCTGATTGAGTTTTACTTTGCGTCTCGTCAGACAGCGAAGAAGGCGATGCTTGCCGCTCAGACAAAATACGAAGAGACAAAAGATCCGAAGTATCTAAATGAAATTTCAAGTCTTAATTCAAAGCAGATGGCTGCTAAGATTTTGATGAACTCACTTTACGGTGCAATGGGTAACGTCTACTTTAGATACTACGATATCCGTATTGCTGAAGGCATTACTATGACCGGTCAGTTCATTATTCGATCGGTTGCTAAGAAACTAAACACTTACCTTAACGAAAGGTGTAAGACAAATGGAACCGATTATAGTTTTTACTCTGATACTGATAGTACCTATATTACTCTTGGCCGGCTTGTTAACAATGAGTCAAAGAATAAATCGAAATCCGAAATTGTGGGATTCCTTGACGATCTTTGTGCCAAGGACATCGAGCCCACCATCAACCAAGCCTGCGAAGACTTCAGCAAGTACCTCAACGTCTACGTCCCGAAAATTAAGTTCAAAAGAGAAGTCATCGCTGATCGCGGTATCTGGATTGCGAAGAAAAGGTATGCGTTAAACGTACATAACGCGGAAGGTGTGGCGTACGATCCTCCTAAGCTTAAAGTTCTAGGTATGGAAATCGTACGCTCTTCTACACCTGCACCGGTTAGAAAAGCACTAAAAGAAGCAGTGTCTATCGCTCTTACAAAGGACGAAAAAACTATTCGTGAATATGTTACCGAACTGGAAACGAAATGGCATAAGCTAAAGCCTGAAGAAATTGCGTTCCCGCGAGGTGTAAACGGTTTGAAGGATTACAGTGACCCTAACAGCATTGCTAGAAAAGGTACACCGATGCATGTTAAGGGTGCGCTGATCTATAACCATCTGATTAAGACGAAATCTCTTGATAAGAAATATCAGTTTATTCAGGAAGGTGATAAGATTAAATATCTCTACTTACGGGAACCGAATATTCTAGGTACTCACGTTATTGCATTTAACGGTGATTTACCTACTGAGTTTCGTGCTCATGAGTATGTTGATTATGATAAGATGTTTGAAAAATCTTTTCTGGATCCGCTGATGTCGTTACTAAGCTGTATTGGTTGGGAAATAAAAGAGCAAGCATCACTTGAAGGTTTGTTTGGTTGAGTATATAATGGATACACTACAAGGAGAAAAATATGTCGCTACTAGAAAAACTTAAGAAAAATACTACGATTAAAGATACTGAAGTACTCGCTAAATCGAAATTCTTCAATGCTAAGGATATGATTCAGACCCCGGTGCCAATGGTGAACGTTGCGCTTTCGGGTAAACTGAACGGCGGTTTAACGCCCGGTCTTACGGTCTTTGCTGGACCGTCTAAGCATTTTAAAACTGCATTTGCTCTTCTATTGGCTAAGTCGTATCTTGATAAGTACGACGATGCGGTCGTTCTGTTTTATGATTCGGAATTCGGTTCTCCTCAATCATACTTTGAATCATTCGGTATTGACCCTAATCGTGTAGTTCATACTCCTATTACCGATATCGAGCAGCTAAAGCATGACTCTATGGGTCAGCTAAACAATATCGAACGGGGCGACCATCTTATTGTCATTGTTGATTCGGTTGGTAACCTAGCTTCGCGTAAAGAAGTAGAAGATGCGATTGATGGAAAATCGGTCGCTGATATGTCTCGCGCTAAGCAGCTTAAGTCTCTATTCCGTATGGTTACACCTCATCTGACTCTAAAAGATATTCCGATGATTGTTGTTAATCATACGTATAAAGAAATCGGTATGTTTCCGAAAGATATCGTTTCTGGTGGTACTGGTGTTTATTACTCTGCTGATAACATCTATATTATTGGTCGTCAGCAAGAAAAAGATGGTACGGAATTAACGGGTTATAACTTTATTATTAACGTTGAAAAGTCACGTCATGTTAGAGAAAAATCTAAGATTCCGATCGAGGTTTCTTTCGAAGGTGGTATCAGTAAATGGTCTGGTCTTCTTGATGTAGCTATGAACGGTGGGTTTGTTGTTAAGCCGTCTAATGGCTGGTATAGTCGTAAGGGTGAAGAAACGAAGTATCGAGCTAAAGATACGTATACAAAAGACTTCTGGATGCCTATTCTAGCATCGAAAGAATTCCAGGAATATATTACTAAGACATATCAAATCTCTGGTGCAGATATGCTTAGCAAAGAATTAACAGAAGATGATCTGGAGAGTGAATATGCAAGTGCTACGGAATGAATTATTCAGACCCTGGTTTGTAGGTAGCGACCAGTGGGGTGTAGAAATTATCGATGGAGAATTTTCCGGTGTTACTATTCAATTTGAGAAATTTACATTCTCGGAAAAAGACGATAGCAGCGTTGATCTAGATTATCATATAATCAATAAACCTGAAGATATGGGCGATCCAGAAAAGAGTGAAGTATTTGCTCAGACGCTTGAGCTAATTGTTAACGATATCCTAAGAGAAGCATTGAACGAGGTAAAGAATGATCAGGCTTGAAGAGACAATTCTACGCAACCTAGTCCATAATGAGGAGTACATGCGAAAGGTACTCCCTTTCTTGAAGAGCGAGTACTTTGTTGATTCGGCTGATCGCTTAGTGTATGAGCAGATCAGCCGATTTATTGAAAAATATAATAGGACTCCTACTGTTGAAGCGATTGAAATTTCGCTTCAAAATTCTAATCTACTAGAAGCTCAGTATAAGGAGACGAGTGCTCTTATTAAAACCTTAGTTAATAGCGAAGCACCTAATAATGAATGGCTTATTGAAGAGACGGAAAAGTTCTGTAAAGATAAAGCTGTATATAACGCCATTCTTAAGTCAATTAGTATTCTAGACGGAAATGATAAGCAATTTTCTAAAGACGGGATTCCTTCGCTTCTTCAAGAAGCCCTGGGTGTATGTTTTGATGCATCTGTTGGCCATGATTACTTTGAGGATTCTAGTTCTCGTTATGATTTCTATCATCGGGTTGAGTCTCGTATTCCTTTTGATCTAGATCTCTTTAATAAGATTACTAACGGGGGGTTGCCTAATAAGACTCTCAATATTGCACTTGCTGGTACTGGTGTTGGTAAATCTTTGTTTATGTGTCATGTAGCAGCAGGTGCTCTCGCTCAAGGTAAAAACGTTCTGTATATTACTATGGAAATGGCAGAGGAACGTATTGCTGAGCGTATTGATTCTAACTTATTGAATATTGAGATTGATCAACTGAAAGATATTCCTAAAGAAACGTTTGAAAGTAGAGTTCGTAAAATTTCTAAGCGTTCTCACGGTAAGCTTATTATTAAAGAATACCCTACCGCATCTGCTCATGTAGGTCACTTTAAAGCACTATTGAGTGAACTCTCGCTGAAACGCACGTTTAAACCGGATATCATCTTTGTTGATTATCTTAATATCTGTGCATCGTCAAGATTTAAACCTGGTGGTAATGTAAACTCCTATACGTATGTAAAAGCTATTGCTGAAGAGCTTAGAGGATTAGCGGTTGAATTCAATCTACCGGTCGTATCTGCTACGCAGACTACTCGTTCCGGTTATTCGAATACCGATGTTGAGCTTACCGATACTTCTGAATCTTTTGGTCTACCTGCTACTGCTGACTTTATGTTCGCGCTAATTAGCACTGAGGAGCTCGAGCAGCTTAATCAGATTATGGTAAAGCAGCTGAAGAATCGATATAATGATCCAACGTTGCATAAGCGTTTCATGATTGGTATCGATAGGGCTAAAATGAAGCTCTATGATCTAGAACCATCTGCGCAGAAAGATGTTATTGACTCTGGTATTGACTTAGATGAAGATGAAATGGATTCTTTCAGCTTTAATCGTAAATTTAAAGGTAAAAAGGACTTTAGCGGTATCGTAATATAAATATTCACAAAGGAGACACCCATGTATCTGGCCAATAAAATCGACGAGGTTTTAGAATCCAAAAAGCAAAGACTCATGGGTAATTCTAGTTACTACTATATTTGCGATGTTCTAAATAGAGGGTTTAAACGTGTTGAACCTTTTAGTTTTAGATTTGAAACTTATGCTGATTATGACCGAGAAGACTTCTCAGTAGCCGGGCTTTACGATATGGAGTCTGATCGCAAATATGTGATCTTAAATTTCGCTAAGAAATACAAGGCTTTTAAAATTACTGAGAAAAACTGGAAAGACTTTAAGTTCGCCACTTCTCAGGTCTGTCAGCATGAGCTTATTCATCAGCTTCAATGGAACCGCAGGCCGATGGATGATGACTTTGAATCTGAACCATTAGAGTTTAGAAATAAAGATTCATCGAAAGAAGAAGAAAGAGAATATCTTTCCGATGTAGATGAAATTGACGCCTACGGGCACGATATTGCGATGGAGATTCGTTACTTTTATCCTAACAAAAACCCTTACAGTGTTCTGAGATCCTTAAGTCGACATAGAAAAGTTTGGTCTTATAGGTACTATAAGGATACGTTTAAAGGCGGTGATTGGTGTGATATTAGAAAACGCTTACTTAAAAAAACCTACATGTGGTTACCATATGTTACTGTTTAAGGGTATAAATGCTTAACTGGTTAGATATTACACAAATCGTACTGTTACTTGCCGCTTGTTACGCTTGTTTTCTATGGGGAAAATTTAACGGAATTGATGCAGCTGTTAGTTTGTTACTAGAGAAACGTATCATCACCGAGACCGATCTAGAGAAACTAAACGACTAGTAACAGTTGCCTTTATTTGCTTCTTGGTATATAATACATGTACAAAGGAGTAATTATGCAAACGCAAAAAAGTTCTAAACCCCGTATTAAAAATGATACTGTTGGAGATGACGGTTTGAAACTGCTTTTTTCGGAATTCGAAAAACAAACGCTTGTAGGATTCAAAGTGCTTTGCACAAGCATGATTGAACAATCTAGCGGCAAGCGTGATACCAAGGAAAAGTTCATTCGTGAGATTGAGAAGGCTACCTCTAAACAGGTGATGCTTACCAAAGTTACGAATTACTTTTTGGCAGGTCAAGGCCTAGGTGTTTGAAATACCAAATTTGCTTGATCTTTTTTATTAACTCTTATATAATGTTTGATTGAAGGAGCTTGTGATGAGTACATTTACTGTAGCTGGTGTTTCTGTTAACAAGGGCAAGACCAAAGTTCGTTTCTGCTCTGATATGGTTCTACGCTTTAAGAATCTAGTAAAGCAGGGTGACACCGATATTCTTCTTGTTGATCTGCCTAACCCTATGACTAAGGTCGAGGCTTGCGACTATCTTCTTGCGTCTGGCCAGTTTGAAACGTATCGTAGTGATATTGAAGCTACGCGTGGTAAGAAGGAAGAGAAGGCGACTGTTAAGGCTACAGTAACTACTCCTCCGGTTGCTGAAGTTGATGATGAGATTCTACGAATTAAGGAGCTCGCTGAAGCTTAATTCGTTGCTCGGTAAGACCGACCGCAGCTTACCGAGCTTTTATTTGCGGGGAATTTGTCATTAGGAGATATTATGACTGTACAATCGAAAGTTTTGAACGTTCTGAAGTCTGGTAAGCAGTTTACCGCCGGTCAGATTGCTGGTCTTTTCGGGACTACCGAGAACAGCGTTATGGCTCGTATTTCTGAGCTGCGTTCGCAAGGGTATGCTATCTATAGCAATACTACCAAGAATGGTAAGACCGCTTATCGCCTTGGCCGTCCTTCGCGTGCTATGGTTGCTGCTGCTTTCGCTAGCGCTGGCACCTCTCTGTTTAACTAAGCAGAACCGGGCACTTCGGTGCCCTGTCTAATATGGAAAGTAAAATTTTATCTGCACAGATTGTCAAAAAGCGTAAATTTAACCCTGAATCAAAAAATGATAGGAAGTTAGCGTATAAGTTTCTTAAAACTAATAGCTGGAAAAATTTGTCAGAGAATGGTGCTTGCCCATATGTAGTAGAATGGCCTTATCTCGATATACCATCGATGCTTAAAGATAGGTTGCTAGATTTTTACTGCAAAAACATCTAAAACCCCGGAGCCCCCGGGGTTTTTTATTAGATAAATAACATATAGTTATAAGGGGGCAATATGTCTGCTGCGTCAGATAAGTACGAAAAAGATGTCGCTGATTACATCAATAAACTACCAGGTGTAACCGCGGAAAGACCTAGAGTAGGTACGGATTATCCTGATGTAAAAGTGAGTTATAAGGGTGTGGACTCCTGGGTCGAAGTTAAAATGAATCACACGGATAATCTTTCTAATCCGAGAATGTTTTACTCTGACGGTAAATGGCAGACAACATATGACACACCTGCTGCTAAACATGCAGTAGATGTGCTTAATTCATCCTCGCAGACAAAAGAATTTCTTATTAAGCTATCAAAATTTACAGGTATACCTCTTAATGAGCTTAAAATTCCAACCACCAAGTCAGGGCTAAAAGAGCCTGGTGCTGTGCCTCTCAAAATTATGAAGATGTTTTTTGATCAACCAGGTGTAAACAGATATATTGCAAATAAAGAGAATGTTGATTTAGGTAAGGTAGTTACCGATCATTATACTAAAGGTAAAACCGAGCCTGCTAACTACATGCAAGCTGGTGATGATTTTTATAGAATTGGTAATGCAGATCCCTTTAAGCTAGGTGCATCAGTACCTTTACTTAAAGGTGTAGGTGATTTTAAAGTAAGAATAGGTACTCGATCAGAATTTTATGAAGTGCAGGCTGAAATAAAAATTAAGCAGATGCCTTACAGTACTTTTTCTGTTAAACCCGGTACCACAAAAAAGAATCCATTTAAGTAATGTATAATTTAAAAGCTTTTATTACTGAAGCAGCTTCCGAAGAAAAGCTGACGCATTTAGAGCATGCCGAAGACCACGTCATCAACGCAGGTATGGAAGGGTTCGCTCATGCTTTTCACAACCTGGAAGACGTCAAGGATCAGATACAAGGTAAAAAGAATAATACAAAAATTACGACCAAGTACGATGGATCTCCTTCTATTGTTTTTGGTCATAACCCCGATAATGGCCAGTTTTTTGTTGCATCTAAGTCTGCGTTTAACGTGAATCCAAAATTAAATTATACGTTTGAAGATATAGAACAAAACCACGGCCATGCACCAGGACTTGTATCTAAGTTAAAGGCTGCATTAGAGCACTTACCTAAGGTTGCGCCTAAGACAGGTGTATATCAAGGTGATATCATGCATTCAGGTGGTATAAAAAGTGAAGAAAATCCTCACGGTGATATAATGGATGATGGTAAGAAGTACCACTTTAAACCTAACACCATAACTTATTCCACACCTCATAATTCACCCGAAGGTAAAAAACTAGCTAAGTCCAAATTTGGAGTAGCTGTTCATACAGCGTATACTGGTAATACATTTCAAGGATTAAAAGCTGAATACGGCGCTGACATTTCTCATTTCAAGCAGCACCCGGACGTTCATATGATTAACGTTTCAGATGATGCTCAGCATGCAGAGATGACGAAAGATCAACATCATACATATCAACAACACCTTAATCAAGCTACAGAATTATTTAAAAATACCGATAAAAAAGCTTACAGGGTATTGGATAGACATGGCGAGCATCTAAAGACGTATATTAATAAGACCGTGAGAGATGGTACTATCCCGTCCACTGAAGGTTATCATGAACACTTAAAAGATAAACATCTGCAAGGTATCGCTAAAGTCAAAACAGCTAAAGCTGTCGCGACTAGAACTGAAAAAATGAACGACGATTTAGATCATGTACAGAAGAACAGCAAGCACATAGATGCGATTCTCAAAATGCATCATCACTTACAGGCTGCTAAAGATCAACTTGTTCACGCTCTTTCATCTAAGCCTAAATTTGAACATACGATCAACGGAACTAAAGTAAAGCCAGAAGGCTACGTCGTTGTACGTAATAACAGACCTACTAAGTTAGTAGATAGACAAGAATTTAGTAGAGCTAATTTTTTAGCTAGACCGCGTTAATTTCTCACCGGCCCACATATGGATTTTACAGGCTAGGCAATAGAAGATCAATGAAAAGTATTAAAGAAAAGCAGCTTTTGGTAAAGTGGTCTCGTGCAATGGGCACTGAGATTGATCCTGCTTTGGTAGAAGAGGTGGAGCGATACGAGCAGATTCAAAAAGAAATTGTTGAATCAGTCAGATCAAACACCATTAAAGATCTCGCAGAAGCGGCAGTGGTAGCTGAGCAGTTTGTGGAAAAGATCAATATTACCTACCCTAAGCCACCTACACTCGATGAAGTGTTAACCGTGTTGAAGGAGGAAAGTGATGAGTTGGTTCAAGCACAAGCCGAAAAAACACCCACCGGCCCCGAGCCCAAAACCCTCGCCGATCTCGCCGCCGAGCATATTACTAAAGAAGTTAAGCTAGAAGAAAAAACATATCAACAACCCGATGTTGATCTTCCCGGTCGTACATTAAACGACATTAGAAAAAAAATTAAATTCTTAGAGGATTGGGTAAGTAAGATTTCTCTTACCGGTCCAGGTGGCGGTGCAGGTGATGTAATTAACTTGGACATGCCTACCAAGTTGGTTACAGGTGATTATACGATAACAAGAAGGGACTATTACGTAGGGGTAAACTGCGATGTTAAGTGTTATATTACACTGCCTGATCCTTCAACTATAGTAAATGGTAGAGAAGTCATCATAAAAGACGAATCGGGGCATGCTCAACTCACACCTATAAAAGTTATTGGTGTAGTGGACAACGATCCCAATGGTTTTGAAATAAGAATTAACAACGGCTCAGTTACCCTAATATACAGGGACGGATGGAGAATAGTATGACCTATTTGTTTGACGATAAAATTAGATACGACGATAGTCCAAATATCGATGCTTTTGGTGGTTTGCGTTCTACTAGCGCACGAGTCTTAGGTGAGTATAGATTTCAGTACGACAATGAAACACAGTCGGTTATGAATGATCATCTGGAAGGTACTGGGGTCCTGACTTCAGATACTTCTAACTGCCAATTCCTTGCAACAGTTACAACTGCATCCGGTGATAGAGTAGTATATCAAACTAAACAATATCATCCTTATATCTCAGGTACCTCTAATAAAGCTATCATGACTTTTAGAATGGGTACACATAAAGCTAATGTAATACAAGCCGTTGGTTTGTTTGATGATAGGAATGGTATATACTTCAGGATGAATGGTTTGACCCCGGAAATGGTAATAAGAAAAAAAGGGGTTGACAATGAGGTAGTACCACGAACAAGTTGGAATTTAGATCGTTTGGATGGTTCTATGAATGAATACAATCCAAGCGGTATTACAGCTGACTTTACAAAATGTCATATCTTTACCTGTGATTATCAATGGCTAGGGGTAGGTAGAGTGCGAGTCGGCTTCGTTATTGATGGTGCTATTCACTACGTACATCAGTTTAGACATGCTAACAATACCACTGAACCTTACATAATGCAACCCAGTCTTCCACTAAGGTGGGAGATTAAAAATTCAGGTACTGCAGCTTCTGCATCCACACTACAAGTTATTTGTGGGGCGGTATACTGTGAAGGCTCAGATGTTGAGGTTGGTTTTACACACTCGATCAGTACAGATGGTAATACAACAACTATTTCTAATACTACTGATGGTCAATGCTTACTAGCTATTAAACTAAAAGATACTATAACTGGCAAACCTAATCAAATGTTTGCAAGAATTAAGGAATGGGCTATATTAGCGACTAACGATGTAAATTACCGAATCGTCATCGCACCAAATGCTAGTTCTATTTTTAACGGAACGCCTGCGTGGGCTAATGTACCCGGCTACAGTGTATGCCAATATGTAAAGAACCCTTCTCTACAGACCGGCTGGGCAGCTAATGTTAACTATGTTGCTATTGCGGATGGCTTTGCCGCTGGTGCTACCGGTGCAGGGTCTGGTGCAAACCAGCTAACAGGCTCGTTTACTTTATCGGATTCAATCTATCAAAATTACTTTAGTAATAATAGTCAGATTTTGGCTGTTATTTGTACTAAAATTGCAAACAACTCGGACTGCAAAGCTACTCTAAGATGGATAGAAATAAAATGAAAACGTTTAAAGAACTTAGAGAAAACTTTATGGATGGCCGTAACCCTCAAGACAAAGGTGACATGGCTAGACATGGTCTTAAGGGTAAGACAATAACTCAGCTTAAGAAAATCCGCTCTTCCAAATCAGCATCTCCACGTAAAAAACAACTAGCACATTGGTATATCAATATGCACAGCAAGTAATGTTTATAGACGATAAAGACGTTTGGCATAAAGTTAATACTGATGATTTATGGATTTACGATAAGTTAATTGTAGCGAAAAAACAAGGATTACAGGCTGCCCCTGCTGGTATACCAGTGCCTAAAGATAACTGGTATATTATAAGACCTATTACAAATTTGAGAATGATGTCGCGCGGTGCAAGGAAGATATGGCTTACACCTAATGATACAGACCAAGTACCAGATGGATATTTTTGGTGTGAGTGGTTAGAGGGTAGACATATTACAGTTGACTATTTAAGAGGTGTTCAGACTGTTGCAGCAGAGGGTTTTAGAGACTCGGAAAGATTAGATAGATTTAGTCGATGGGTGCGACTAGATGAAGATTTTACGATACCTAAATCATTAGGTGGATTCTACCTCAAGTATAAGTGGGTAAATTTTGAGCTTATCGGAGATAAAGTAATAGAAATACATCTTAGATATAACGATGATTTTGCGCATCATTCTTACAGAAATGCAATTCCGGTATGGAGAGATGAACAAAGTGAGCAACCCGAAGGATCTATCTGGTATGATTGCCCTAGCGGGGATAGGTTAGGGTTCTGGATATACTAATTATAAAAAGTTATAAATAAATAATAATTTACAGTTGTCGACATGTTTAAAACCTTCCTTCAAGAAAAAGACGAAAAAACCGCGGTTTTTACCTACGGTCGTAATAACCCACCTACAATAGGGCATGAAAAGCTTTTTGACAAAACTATCGCAGTTGCTAAACAGCATGGCGCAACAGCACACATCTATACCTCTCACTCTCATGATGCAAAGAAAAATCCTTTGACAGCTGAACATAAAGTCGAATTAATTAAACATGCCTACCCTGAGGCGCATGTAGGCTCTTCAAGCAAAGAAATGCCCTCAATGCTCCATATCGCAAAGCACCTACACGAACAAGGCCATAAACATTTAGTAATGGTTGCAGGTTCAGACAGAGTAGATGAATATAAGAAAAAACTAGAGCACTATAACGGTACACATGAAGGGGCTCTATACAACTTTAAATCTATTAAAGTAGTTTCTGCTGGTCAACGAGACCCTGATGCTGAAGGCGCAGCTGGTATGTCGGGCACTAAGCTACGTAGCCATGCCTTAGCTGGTGAGAAAGAAAAATTTAAATCTGGTCTTCTTTCTAAGCTCTCTGACGAACATAAAGAAAAAGTTTATCATACTGTAAGAAGCTCCATGGGAATAAAAGAGATATATGACCCACATCTTAAAATATCCAAATACCAATGGGGAGAGAAAAAAGGCACCGACCATATGAAAAAAATTACACCCGGGGAAAAACCTAGCAATATTAAAGAGAAGAAAATCCCAGCTCTCTTTATGCCTTTTACAGAAATTAGACGCTTAAACGAAGAACATCTACAACTCGAGTTTGATGGAATTCAAACTAGAAATTTAGATCAGTGTCCTTCTGCATACAAAGAGTTTAAAAAGATGATTGAGACCGTTAGAAGCGGTGGCTACTTAGGTGAGCCAGCAGGTCATGAGGATGCTATGGATCGGGAAAAAGCCGCTCCTAAAACAGATGTGCCCGTGCAGCAGACTACGCAAGACACACTTTCTAAAGTACGTGCTGGGGTGGCAATGAAGCCACCAACACTACGTAAAATGCAGTTTAAACAATACCTAGGGCTATAACATGCTAGTTGATACATTAAAGACTACTTTAGCAGATGCCTTTACGTTTTACTTAAAGGCTCAGTACTACCACTGGAACGTTGAAGGTCCTAACTTCGCTCAGTATCATGAATTTATGGGTGAACTTTATGAGGACGTACACAGTTCGGTTGATGCAATTGCTGAATTAATCAGAACTTTAGATTCTTATGCGCCTGGTACTTTAGCCAGATTTAAAGAACTAACTAGTATTGAAGAGACAGATACTATACCAAGTGCGCTTGCGATGCTTTCGAATTTAGAAAAAGAAAATACTAAATTAAGAGCCTCACTATTAATCGCTTATCAAGAAGCAGAAAAAGAAGGTGAAGTTGGAATATCTAACTACCTTCAAGATAGAATACAAGCACATGAAAAACACGGTTGGATGTTAAGGTCGTTTCTAAAATGATTACAGATAGATACCTACAGCACGAGCTTCTTAAAACTGCGCTAGAAGCCACAGATAACTACTTAGATGTTGAAAAAAAAGCACTAGCTGCTGGCATGGCAACTAATGTTATGATTCATGACTTTAGTTATCATATGGCTAGAGCTCACGATGCATTACAGTCACTAGGTGTGCTTGATCAACATGAGAAGTACATGCAGACTCATGTTGATACTATGCTAAAACTACATGGTCATAAAGACGCTACTATTGCTGATCTACCCTACGCACATGTACCTAAATCAGACACTGGTGAGGTAGAAGAGTCTTATGATATAGCTAATGAAGCGGTATGGGACCAAGCAAAAGAAAGAGCCAAACTTCCCAAAGAAAAATTATCATCTGCAAGCAAAGCTAAAGCAAAAGCAAGAGCTAAAGCAGCCGGTAGACCTTATCCTAACATGGTTGATAATATCTGGGCTGCAAGACAACAAGAAGGTGTTGTTCTAACCTTTAGTGCATTCTTATCTGAGCAAACCTCTGTAGAAGAAGAGCTTTCTGAAGAAGAACTCAACAAAATGGTTGATGAACTGACCTGGGAAGATATTGTTGATCTTTATGATGACGTAGAGCTAGTAGAGGAGGACGAAGATGAAGATGAAAACGATGAGAAGGAAGAAGTCAAAGAAGAAGTCCTTGACGAAAAACTAAGCGTACAGTCTAGGCTTAAGAAACGTCAGGCGTTTGCTCGCATGAGAGGTAAGCGTAACGTTGCAAGAAGTCTAAAGTTACGCAGACCTTCAAACGTTAACGTTCTTAAAAAGAGAGCCACACTAGCTGCACGTAGAGCTATCTACAAACGCTTTTTAAGAGGTAGAGATAAGTCAACATTATCTGCTGCTGAAAAAGATAGAATTGAACAGCAAGTGTCTAGAATGAAATATATTCAAACCTCGCTTGCAACTCGTATGGTTTCTAAGATGAGAGATATTGAACAGAAAAGATTAGCTGGCTACAGAGCTAAAGCTGCTAAAAAAATGAAGCCATCGAAGGCACCTAAACTAAAAACTTTTAAGGCTTCAAGATGAAAACATTTAAGCAGGTAAGAGAACAATGCTGTGCTTTTTGTGAAGAGCATAGCGAAGATTTTGGAATTACAGAAGAAACATTTGCTTCTGATGGCATGGAAGATTATGAAGACTGGGGTGAACTCCACGAAGAGGATTCTAGCGGTCGTAAACTTAACAAGCCCTTTTTAACACCTGGTGGCCCTAAAAAAAGAGCAGTATACGTTAAGAACGATAAGGGTAACGTCGTTAAAGTAAATTTTGGCGATCCTAATCTTTCTATCAAACGTGACAATCCAGAGAGAAAGAAAAGCTTTAGAGCAAGACACAACTGCGATAATCCCGGTCCTAAATGGAAAGCTCGTTATTGGAGCTGTAAGTTCTGGTCAAACACCCCCGTTTCGAAACTATAAGGAAAATTAAAATGAAAGATCTAGAAAAAGCTGTTATTAGCGTTATGTTAGGTGAGAAAAAAGTTCTCACTGCCAAACAACAACAAATCGACGTTCATGAACCTGAAAAGGACGAGCTGACTGCAAAAGATTTCGAAATGCTGCGCGCTGGTAAAAAAGCCAAGCCTATGAAAGAAGAAGAGCAGGTTGATGAGGCTCGTTTTAAAAAGGGTGAAGATGTAGGCAAGCCTGGTATGAACTTTGCTAAGATTGCTAAGTCAGCTGGTAAGAAATATGGCTCAAAAGAAGCTGGTCAACGCGTTGCAGGCGCAGTACTTAAGAAAGTACTAGCAAAAGAAGAATATACAGAAGAAGAAATTCAGCTTATTGAAACAGCTATTGAAGAAGGCTGGGATGATATGATGAAGTCTGTCAATGCACGCTCAGGCCCTCAACCTTCTGGTGGTTCAGGTGTTAAGCACGGTACCAGATACGGTGGCAGCAAGCAAGTAGATACTGAAGATGAAGTAGAAGAGCCAAAAGCTGCCAGAATGAAGTCTGGAGCGCGTATGGCTGGTTCAATGAAGCGTAGAGCTAAAACCAACGAAGAAACTAACCATACCTTTGGTGAATATCTTCAAGCTGCAAAGCAGAAGTATGGCGAAGAAGAAGCTGTTAAGATTGCTAACGACGCTTTTAACGCTAAAGACACTTCTATTTTCTCTAACGATAACGAAGCCTAAATAATCCAGGATGGCTACCCCGTAACGGTAGCCCTATAATAAAAAAAGGAGACTTCGATGTCCTCATGGGGTAATCTAGATAATGTAGCGGCAACAGGCACCGTTACCGCTTATGCTGGTAATACTAGAGTTAATGGCTCTGGTACTGCTTTTACTACTGATCTAAAAGAAGGTGATTATCTTACAATTACCGGCTCTAAATTTCAGATCGCAACGATTGCATCTAATACTGCACTGGAATTGACGGCTAATGGTAAGGCAGTTTCCGGTGCTACAGCTTACGTTCAGCAGGGTCCTAAGTTTGTTGCTAACGTTTCTAGTGGTAATCTAAACGAGCCTACCATTCAAGACGTTTATGGTATTGACCGGGTTGAAATCGTTGTTGCAGAAAACAAAGCTCGTGGTGTTGCATCACATACTGGTTGGGTTACGTATAAGACCTATACTGACGCGCTTGGCCAGACACGTAATAAATCTGAGGTTCTAGTTGCTCTATCGAAGAACTTTGCTTCTAACGCTGCTGGTTCTCTATTCGGAACTGGTGCTGGTGTTGACGCTGATGACGATACAGTAGCCGCTGACTATCAAATTCTTATCAATACACAACCTGCAAACGTCAGCAATGCTGCTGGTAATGCAGCAGTATTCTTTGCTGTTGCTTCTACCGATCCTACTGGCCAGACTCTCACATATCAGTGGCAAGAGAACAACACCGTGGCATGGGCTACACTTACCAACGCCGGTGTATACTCAGGCACTACAACCAACACACTAACCATCTCTGATGTAACTGGTAAGGATAACTATCAGTATCGTGTTGTTGTAAGCGGTGTCGGTGGTGCTGATTCTGTCACATCTACTGCTGCTGAGTTAGAAGTAGTCTAATAAATGGCTGATTCGAAAGTAAGTGAACTGACTTCCGCTACCTCCGTTGGGGGTAGCGATATGCTTTACCTGGTGCAGTCTAATACTAGTAAAAAAGTTACCGCTGCGACACTATTTGCTAATGCTGCAAATGTGACGTTAAAAGGTAATGTAAATCTAGACTCATCAGTCCAGCTCTTAGCTGCACCTGGTATTATTGATCTAACTAAACCTGTAACGCATCTTAGTAGTGATGCTTCTGGTGGTACTTTAACAATACCTACAGGCACCACAAACCAGGTAAAAATTATTGTTATGACCGCTACCACAGGTGGTAGCTATACTATTTCTAGTAACCTTTCAATAACCGGTTCAATAGTTTTTAATAGCAAAGGTGATACAGCAACATTATTGTATACTAATAATCAATGGTATATGATCGGAGGCACTGCTGATATTGTAACGTAAAATGGACTTTGAGTTGACAGAAGATAACTTCATAATGTATGCTATTAGACATTATGATAATCCAGGGTGTAAAGGTATAACCGAATTTGAGGATGATCTAAAAAAGTTTAGATATCTTAAAAGACTGTTTAGAAAATATACTGCTGGTAAAGGACTCAAAGAGAAACTGATAGTAAACCACTTAGTTATAATTTATAATTTATTTGGAGCAGAAGCAGCAACCAATATGCTCTTCTTTAAGATAGAAAAGAAATACTGGTCACAGCTTAAAACATTTCTAGTATATCTTAGTTACATGCCTGTTGGTGCGGTAATAAAGTCGCAGGGTGTAATAATGCAGGGGTATGAAATCCCACTTGACGAGAAAGTAGCAAGAGCTTTAAAAAACCTATAATGACAAAATTTTTAGATTCAGTTGTAGCTTATAGAATTTTAAAGATGCTTGTAACTCCGTTTGAAGAAACAGACGCGTTTAAGCTTGGCATCATCGATGCTAAAGGTCGTGAATTAAAAAAACTAAGCCAGTTAAACACAGATAAAGAACGACGTGCATATACTATTCTTCATAGAATGGTTTTTCGTTTAAAGAAAATTATTGAAAAGGTGCCGTCAGAAAATAAAAAACTACTTACATACACCGCAGCGTTAGCGCTAATAAAAGAACACTACGACGATAAAACCGAACCATTAAATCTTGAGTATAAATACCTTTGTGAATTAGAAAAGAATTCACATACGGTTGATACACCATTAGTACAACAATTTCTAAACCAAGAATATATATTATCATTTAAAACTTTCATGGAGGAAGCTCCTGCTAATAATGCCGTAGCAACGCCCGGTATAGCAGGCTTTACCCCAGAAACTATTGGTGTGAAAAAGAAAAAGCCAAAGTTGCTGAGACGAAGCGAGGAAAAGAATGCTACGGGCCCTATTAAATTTTTTCAGAAAAAATAAAAATGAACAACCGGTAGAAGTAACTAAACCGGTTGTAGAGCCAGCACCGAAACCTGTCACAGCAAAACCTGCTGCGATTCGGGCTACCAAAACAACCAAGACACAACCTAAAAATAAACCCGGTAGACCTTCAAAAGGATCACCGGTTAATGTAAAAAAGAAGAAGTGAGGTTGTTATGGAAAACGGTAGACTGAACGGTAATATCCCGTCTTCTGATAGCTCTTCACGCATCTTGGTCTTAGAATCTAGGGTCGATACGTTAAATACAAGCGTAGAGAAGCTAGAAGAGAAGATTGATCAAAACTACGCTACTTTACATAGTAGAATCAGCGATCTTAGAGATGATATTCACTCTAGTATCGAACATAAGCACGAAAAAATTATTGAGAAACTTGATCAGCAAGCTAAATCAAGCGCAGAACAGCATAAGGCTATATCCGATGCGAGCACCGTACAGTACAAAGCGCTCGCTGAAAAGGTTCAACACCTAGAAAAATGGCGTTGGATGTTAATGGGTGGTGCAGCAGTTCTTGGTTACATTCTTGCACATATTCGGTTCGAAAAACTATTTTAACATTGTACACAGCAGTGTTCTATATTATAATTAAGGCCTGTTAAGGGCCTTTTTTTATGTCTCTATTTCTCGATCAGAAGTATCTTTCTCTTGTAAGTAGTCGTCTTCCGCTTTTTAAAAAGAAAGACGATACTCTCTATAACTGCAGATGTATTATCTGTGGCGATTCGGCTAAGAACCGTCACAAGGCTAGAGGCTATTTCTTCAAGTATAAGAACGACCTACGTTATAAGTGTCATAACTGTGACGCTTCTATGGCGTTTGGAACCTTTCTTAAAAAGGTTGATACGCTACTATACTCTCAGTATAGTCTTGAAAAGTTTACCGAGAATGCCCCGCTTGTACAAAGTAATACAATGCCGATGGTATTCGAACAACCAGTTTTTAAAAGTAGTGAAGAACGGCTACTAGATCAAATACTTGAACGCCTCGATACGCTTCCTGAAGATAATGAAGCGGTAAAATTTTGTCTTTCTCGGCAGATTCCACGTGAAAAATTTAATCGGCTGTACTATATACAGAATATAAAAGATATTGTACAGCTTAACGAAGACTGTAAAGAGTCAATTAAGGGTGAGGAACCTAGATTAGTTATTCCGTTTTATGATGACAAAGATCAACTGGCTGGTGTTACGTGCCGTGCCTTAAGAGGTGAAGCATTAAGGTACATCACGGTTAAAGTTAAATCTAACACACCGCTGATTTTTGGTCTTGGTGATGTAGATAAGAAGAAACCGATTTATGTTGTAGAAGGTCCTATTGATAGTCTGTTTTTAAATAATGGTATAGCAGTTGCTGGTACAACATTTGCGAAAATTGATACCTTAGGTTTAGATAAAGCAAAGCTTGTACTAATAATTGATAACCAGCCGCGTAACAAAGAGGTATGCGGTATTCTTGAAAGATGTATTGATCAAGGATTCAATGTTGTTATATGGCCTCAGAATATCTCGCAAAAAGATATTAATGAGATGGTGCAAGCAGGTATTGACGTTAATAATATCATATTAAAAAATACCTATAAAGATCTGGCTGCTAAAGCTAGGTTTATCGCATGGAAGAGGTGTTAAATGAGCAGTGAACATGAAAAAATTCAGCACTCTAAGCGCATGCTGCAGAAAGAAAACTACATCAAAAAGCAAACTAAAATCGCTAAAGCTCATGGTGTAGAAATCAAACAGAGTGACAAGCATAGGTTACAGGACCATGCTGCAATGAACTGCGGTATTCCTAAATGCCCTATGTGTGGCAATCCGAGAAAACTTTTTAAGGAACTAACCATTCAAGAAAAGAAATTTTATCAAGATAAAATCTGGCAGGAATAATATGGAAAAAATTGAAGTTTTAGAAAATGAGGAAATGTGGGCATCACGTATGATTGATGAAGTTAGACATGTAAAGCTTATTTCTTATTCTCAGCCCGTAGCACCTGACATGGATAACATGCAGGAGCTGGTTGCATTTTGTGCTCGTGTCTCAAACCCATCTAATCAGATGAATAAAGAAACATCTGAAAAACTTATTCGATATCTGATCAAACATCAACATTGGTCACCTCTTGAAATGGTCTCAGTGTGTTTAGAGATCACCACTACCCGTGATATTGCTCGTCAGATCCTTCGCCACCGGTCATTCTCTTTTCAGGAGTTTAGTCAGCGATATGCCGATCCTACTCAAGATCTAGATTTTCTTATTCGTGAGGCAAGACTTCAGGATACCAAAAATAGACAGAATAGTATTGCGCTAGATATTAATGACGATAGGCAAAGACAGATTGCATATCAGTGGGAGAATCTACAACGCAGTATTATTCTTAAAGCCAAGGACGCATATGCATGGGCAGTAGAACATGGTATTGCAAAAGAACAAGCTCGCGCCGTTCTACCAGAAGGCAATACGGTTTCTAGACTGTATATGAACGGTACCTTGAGGTCCTGGATTCACTATATACAATTGCGCGCAGCAAACGGCACACAGTTAGAACATATTATGATTGCTAAAGAATGCGCTAAAGTAATTGCAAAAATTTTCCCAATGGCTAGTGAATTCGTAGAGCAAGATAATAAATAACTTACTATGTTTGTTCTAGATCTTTTACCCGTCTGGGTTTTTTATTTTTTAATGGTTGCAGGTGTTTTGGGGTTGATCGTCTCAACGCTTTTAATACCGTACATTACACCATTTAACCAGTTTAAAGAGTTGATTGCCGTTCTAAGTGTAGTTACGATAATAGCTGGTTCGTATTTCGCTGGTGCTGATAACAATCAAAAAGTATGGGAAGCTAAGGTAAAGGATTTAGAACATAAAGTTGAATTAGCTGAACAAAAAGCTAAGACGGTTAATGAAGTAGTAAAGTATAAGTATGTTGATCGGGTGAAAGTAGTAACAGAAGTACAGACAGTTGTTCAAGATAGAATTAAAGAAGTAGCAACAGTAATTGATAAACAATGCACAGTCTCTTCAGAAGCTATTGAACTACTAAATGCTGCAGCAGTTAACGCTGTTACCGAAAAGAAGTGAAAAAGATCCTTTTTTCCTCTATAATATTAGTATTGCTGGCTGGATGCCAAAGCGTCCCGGTTCAGCGTACGTTTCCTGAGCCTGTAAAAGAGCTCATGGAAAGTTGCCCAGAATTAAAATCAACCCCTGCTGACACGACCAAGCTTAGCGACGTCATCAGCATAGTCACGCAAAATTATGGTCAATACCATCAATGCAGAGCTAAAGTGCAGCTTTGGATTGAGTGGTATAATGAACAAAGAAGTATATTCAATCAAGTAAAATAAAAAAATCGAGAGTACAATTATGACCACTAGACATGGTATTGCTATAAATTTCGCTGAAAAAAATAGAACTATTTTTATCGACCCGTCTCGCGATTCTTTATTCGATGAGCTGGGTATCAAGCGCTTAAAAGAAAGTTATATGAGGGAAGATGAAACGTCGCCTCAAGAAAGACTGGCATACGTTTCAGCTGCATTCAGTACAGATGAGGAGCACGCCCAGCGACTATATGAATATGCCAGTAAACATTGGTTATCATATTCCACACCTATTTTGTCATTTGGTCGTTCGTCGCGTGGGTTGCCTATTAGCTGCTTCCTACCTTATCTTGACGACTCGGCTGAAGGTCTGGTAGATACACTTTCTGAAGTTAACTGGCTATCAATGCTAGGTGGTGGTGTTGGACTTGGTATTGGTATTCGTGCATCGGATGACAAATCGGTTGGAGTCATGCCGCATCTTCGTACGTATGACGCGTCATCGCTCGCTTATCGACAAGGCAGGACTCGTCGCGGTAGTTACGCTGCATATCTTGATATTTCTCATCCTGACATTCTCATCTTTCTTGAAATGAGAAAGCCGACGGGTGACCCTAATATGCGTGCTCTTAATCTACATCATGGAATTAATATTCCTGATAGCTTTATGGAGATTATTGAGAGATGTATGATTGATGCTCATGCAGACGATTCCTGGCCTCTTATCGACCCGCATAACGGAGAGGTACGTGAGGTGGTATCAGCTAGAGATCTTTGGCAGCGAGTACTCGATCTGAGAATGCAGACAGGTGAGCCTTATCTTCACTTTATTGATACTAGTAATCGTAGCATGCCTGAGTTTCAAAAGAAGCTAGGTCTGTCAATCAAGCAATCTAATCTTTGCAGTGAGATTATTCTGCCTACTGATAAAGATAGAACGGCTGTATGTTGTTTGTCTTCTGTTAACCTGGAGTACTTTGATGATTGGAAATCTAATAAATTATTTTTGCGGGACGTTGCAGAGATGCTTGATAACGTACTTCAGTACTTTATTGATAATGCTCCTGACACTATCTCAAGGGCTAAGTTTTCCGCTGGGCGCGAGCGTTCTATTGGCGTGGGTGCTCTTGGTTATCATGCCTATCTCCAACGGAATAATGTTCCTTTTGAGTCTGCCCTCGCGAAGTCAAGAAATTTACAAATCTTTAAACACATAAAGACTGAGTTAGATCATGCTAACCTCGCTCTTGGAAAGATTAGAGGTGAGGCTCCCGACGCTGCAGGGACCGGTAGACGATTCAGTCACGTTATGGCTGTTGCTCCTAATGCTAGTAGTTCAATTATTATGGGTAATACTAGCCCTAGTATTGAGCCTTATCGCGCTAATGCCTATCGTCAAGACACTCTTTCCGGGGCTCACCTAAATAAAAATCGCTACTTAGACGCTATCATTCAGAAAGAAGCCGAATCACACCCTGAGGGGTGGGCAGATGACGTATGGCGTTCTATTATTGCTAACGATGGATCAGTTCAACATCTGGACTGGATGGACGATTGGAACAAAGACGTCTTTAAGACCTCTATGGAAATCGATCAGCGCTGGGTTGTCGAGCACGCTGCTGATCGTCAACCGTATATCGATCAAGCGCAATCGCTGAATTTGTTCTTTAGACCTGATGTCAATGTGAAGTACTTGCACGCAGTACATTTTATGGCTTGGAAACAAGGCCTTAAGACACTTTACTATTGCCGTTCAGAGAAGATTGGAAAAGCAGACAAGGTTGCTAGGAAAGTAGAAAGAGCAGCTATCAAAGAACTCGACATGAAAGCCATCATCGAAGGCGATACGTGTCTCGCATGCGAAGGTTAAAAATGAGAATTATTAGATTCACTGCTGACTGGTGCCAGCCTTGTAAAGCACTTGCTAAAACTATTGAAAATACAAACTTAAACATTCCTATTGAGATTGTTGATATTGATGTAAACCCTGAAATTGCTCAGGACTTCGGTATTCGTTCAGTTCCTACTATGGTTTTGTTAGAAGGTAATACTGAAATTAAACGTATTTCTGGAGCTGTAACATCAACCGTTCTTCAACAATGGGTAAGCCAATGATCAAAAAAGCTAATTCTCTTACGCTTATGGACGAGCGTAGCTACTTTAAACCGTTTCAATACCCCTGGGCATACGACGCCTGGTTAAAGCACGAACAAAGTCATTGGCTTCATACCGAAGTTCCAATGGTAGAAGATGTAAAAGATTGGAAGAAGCTAGCTGAAAATGAAAAGAAGTTCCTAACCCATATCTTCCGTTTCTTTACTCAGGGTGATATTGACGTAGCCGGGGGATATGTAAAGAACTATCTACCTTATTTTCCTCAGCCAGAAGTACGTATGATGCTACTGGGCTTTGCTGCTCGTGAAGCGCTTCATATTGCCGCCTACTCTCATCTTATTGAAACGCTAGGTATGCCCGAGACTACCTATAGCGAGTTTCTAGAATATCAGGAGATGAAAGACAAGCATGACTATGTACTAGAAGTTTCTAGTAAGAATGGAACTATTGAGTCTACTGCTACTCATATCGCTGTGTTTTCTGCCTTTACCGAAGGTATGCAGTTGTTTAGCTCCTTTATCATGCTGCTTAACTTTCCTCGTCATGGTAAAATGAAAGGTATGGGGCAGATCATTACCTGGTCTATCGTTGATGAGACTCAGCATACAGAAAATATGATTAAGCTCTTTAAGGAATATATAAAAGAAAATCCGGAGATCTGGAACGATGAGCTTAAAGCAAAGCTGTATACAATTGCTGAAAAAATGGTGGAACTCGAAGATCGGTTTATTGACCTGGCATTTGCTATGGGTCCTATGGCTAATCTGGACAGTGGTGACGTTAAACAGTATATCCGCTATATTGCTGATCGTCGCCTTCTCAGCATGGGCCTTAAGGGAATTATGAAGGTTAAGAAAAATCCGCTCCCCTGGGTTGAAGAAATGATCAATGCACCAACGCATACCAACTTCTTTGAGAACCGCGCAACGGACTATGCTAAGGGTGCCTTGTCTGGTAGCTGGGATGATGTCTGGGGTAAAGCATGAATAAGAATGAAAACTTAAAAATGGAAGTTAATCATATCTTCCAGCATAACATCTATGTTAAGGAGATGCGATTTACCGAGGCAAATCAGACTTACTGTGGGCATCATCATGATTATGATCATGTAACAATGGTCGCAGCTGGTAGGGTAAGAGTCAAGTTTTCCGCTGTTCCTGAGGTCGGTATTCAAGAAGAAACAAAAGAGTACGAAGCTGTTTCAACCTTTGTAACTCGTTCATTTAGAGAGCACGAAATCACAGCTCTTACTCCAGATACTGTCGTTTGTTGTATTCATGCAGTAAGAGACGCTAGCGGTGATATTATCGTACCTGAAGCTCCAGAAGATAAAAAGCATGATCCAGATCATAAGTTTCATGGCTGGGGTGAAATTTCTAGGATTGTTGGTAAGAAGACCGGGCGCATGGCATTTACAGCTTCCGAAAAAGATAAAGATCGAATGTTTAAACGCGCTGAAAAAGAAGGTACGCTTAAACCCGGATCAGGGGACATGCTGATTAATGAAGACTGAAATGATCAAAGCTCATATGAAAGTAGCAGAAACGTACGCTGCCCTTTCAAAAGCTAAACGCCTTAAAGTTGGTGCTATTGTCGTAAAAGAAAATAGAGTTATAAGTATTGGCTATAACGGTACACCTTCTGGTTGGGACAACAATTGTGAAGATATGATCTTAGAAAATACCGGATCAGTCACAAGATACTCAACAAAAACCAAGCCTGAAGTTATTCATGCTGAAGCAAATGCAATTGCAAAGCTAGCGCGGTCATCTGAATCAGGTCTTAATTCAGATATGTTTATTACACATGCGCCGTGTATGGAGTGCGCAAAGCTTATTTACGGTGCTGGTATAAGTAAAGTATACTATCGCAATCATTACAGAAATAATGACGGTGTAGAATTTTTAAGAAAGTGCAATGTAGAGGTGATACATGAAGAATAATATGCGTATTGGATTTACAGCTAGTACTTTTGATCTTTTTCATGCCGGCCATAATATGATGCTTAAAGAAGCAAAAGAACAATGTGATTATCTAATTGTTGGTCTACAGTCTGATCCAACTGTTGATCGTACCTGGAAAAATAAACCTGTTCAGACTTTGTTTGAGCGTTTTATTCAGGTGCAATCGTGTAAATATGTTAATGAAGTAGTACCCTATACTACCGAAAAAGAACTAATGGATATTCTGCTTTCTTATCCTATTGATGTTCGAATTATCGGAGAAGAGTATAAGGATAAACAATTTACCGGGTTTAATCTTCCCATGGAAGTTTACTTTAACAGTAGACAGCATAGCTTTTCAACAACGGAGCTACGCAATAGGGTTGCAGAAGCTCAGTTAAAGAAAGAAAAGGAAACCGACGATGCAAAGAAACTATAACTGTGATAGTTGCGATGCTGAATTTAAAGTTAAACATTCCTTAGATGAAACCTACTACGAAGTAAACTTCTGTCCGTTTTGTGGTGGTCAAATAGAAGAAGATGACGACAATGAAACGGAAGACTTTGAATGAATAGTGAATGGCTTTATAATAATGAACCTTTCTTGACACCTGGAGAATATTATGGTTTTGTATACATCATCACGAATCTGCTATCTGGTAGACAATACATTGGGAAAAAATTCTTCTGGTCAACAAAACGGAAACAGGTCAACAAAGTCCGAAAAAGATACAAAGCAGAATCCGACTGGAAAGAGTATTGGTCGTCTTCTGATGAGCTCAAAGCAGATATCGAGCAACTAGGCAAAGAAAACTTTAAGAGAGAAATCATCCATTTGTGTCCTAATAAAGGCACAACTAATTACTTAGAAGCTAAAGAGCAATTCGTACGCTGTGTATTAGAAGATAGAGATAAGTGGTATAACTCGTGGATACAGTGTAAGATTCACAAAAGTCACGTTAAACTATAATGCTTTCAATTCTAACGCTAGCTACTGCAGTGGCTCTTTCAGGGGTCGCGGCTTACTTTTCAGTAGTAGGTTTAATTGCTATTTTTGCAGCTGCACCTATCTCTATTGCAGTTATGGGTGGTGTATTAGAGCTAGCCAAACTTGTCACTGCATCTTGGCTGTACCGTAATTGGGATATCTCACCTAGATCCATTAAGTATTATCTAACGGGTTCAGTTGTAATACTTTCTCTTATTACCTCAATGGGTATTTTTGGCTATCTTTCTAAAGCCCATTTAGACCAGGCGATGCCAACCGGAGAAGTATCAGCTAAACTATCTATAATTGACGAAAAAATCAAAGTTGAAAGGGACAACATAAATGATGCTCGTGCCGCGCTTATTCAACTTGATCAACAAGTCAACCAAGCCCTCACCAGAGGTAACTCCGAATCCGGTGTCGATAAGTCTGTCAATATCCGAAAACAACAGGCACGAGAAAGAGCAGCTCTTGCAAAGCAAATCGAAACAAGTCAATCCGCAATTGCAAGACTTAACGAAGAAAGAGCACCGAAAGCAGCAGAACTTCGAAAAGTCGAAGCAGAGGTCGGACCTATAAAATATATTGCTGCACTAATTTATGGTGACGACCCAGAAGTAAATACATTAGAAAAAGCTGTACGATGGGTCATCATTACATTGATATTTGTCTTTGATCCTTTAGCTATTTTGCTATTGATTGCAGCTAATATTTCTCTACGTAACAAACCACCTGAAGCACCGGAAGAAGAAATAAATTTTCTTGAACCAGAATCTAAACCAGAATCGGAAGAACCTATTCAAAAACGAACATGGAACAAAGTATTCTATAATCGTATAAAGAGGGATCCGAGCGAAGTAAGAATCCAAAGATCAAAAATTCATGAGATACCAAAAGAGATTATGGATAAGGTATTCCGTAAATAGTTGAACTCATTTTGAAAGCTTTTATAATATGACAAGAGGTGAAATTATGGAAAATAGTTACAGTAAATTTGACGATAAAGATAAAGCTTCCTTTAGGGAATGGCTTAATGAACATCTAAAGCATGGCCCGATTTACGTTACCTTTCTTAAGAAAGACGGGACAACTCGTGAAATGCACTGCACTCTTAGCGAGTCGAGAGTAAAGTCATATGAAAAAAAGACTGATCGAACCAAAGCAGTAAATGAAGATGTATGTGCAGTATTCGATCTTGACAAACAAGAATGGCGTTCATTTCGTTACGATGCAATTACTCGTGTGAGGTTTGAACTTGCGGCATAAGATTCTAGAACCGGCTGGCATTACGCCAACCATGGTGGATTATAATTCTGCGCTTACCAGAGCTTTTACTTGGTATCATACGAACGTTGATAGAAAGGAAGCTCGTGGTTATATTCGAAATTACGTTATTGCTAAGTTCGGTCGCGAACCTCTAAAAATTTTCGACCGTATACCCGAAGCCCATATTCAAGTAGTAATGGGATGGTTGGCTAGGCTAGTTGTCAACGGCAACCAGCTAAAACCTATTCATCAAAATAAGCTTGGTGAGTATGTCGATGTCTTGCTTAATAACACCCCGTTAAGAGAAATTACACCTGCGGTACTTAATAATAAGCCTACCGTAAGGGATTATACGGAGCAAAGAGCCAAGGAGTATATTGGCGAGCTCGAGCATGCTCTTGATCTTTTTATTACAGAAGGTAAAGAGCTTGACCTGCAGTCTGATATGAAAGCTCGTTCTATTCCTGGAGCGTATAATACTTTTATTGAAGCATGGATTAAGAGAAAGGCTGGAGAGTTTATTACTCTTTATGAGGATAAAGATCCCGCTTTTTCAGAAGGCTATTCTAAAGCTGTAAAGAAGAAAACTCCTAAGATTATTAAGCTTCTCAAAGCCTGGCTTGACGCGGTTACAGTTTACGACCAGTTTAAGAAAGCAAATCGTAAGCCTAGAGTTAAAAAGAAAAAGCCTGCCGGTGTGCAGATCGCTAAGCTGAAGTATAAAGTCGAGGATCCTGAACTTAAAATTAAATCTGTTCATCCTACAACTATTGTAGGGGCAGAGCAGGTATGGGTGTATAATACTAAGTATAAAAAGCTTGCAGCGTATCGTTCGGACTCTTCTGATGGTATTCAGGTTAAAGGTACAAGCCTGCAGAATTACGATCCTGAGAAATGTGAACAAAAGACGCTTCGCAAGCCACAAGAAGTTCTTACTAAATTGCTTAATGCGGGTAAAACCCAACTACGTAGAATTCTTAGCGAGCTGACTACTAAAGAGTCGCCTGTTACCGGTCGTATTAACGAAGACTGTTTGATTGTGAGAGTAATAAAGTGATTATTATTGATTATAGCCAGACCATTATTTCTAATCTAATGGCTGAGCTTGGTAATAGACGTGACGTTGAAATTGAGGTAGATTTGCTCCGCCATATGGTTCTTAATACTATTAGGAGTCATAAGGTAAAATTTCAACGGGAATACGGTGACATAGTTCTTGCTTGTGACAGTAAGAAGTATTGGCGTAAACAGCATTTCCCATACTATAAGGCTAATCGTAAAAAGAACAGAGAAGAATCCGGTCTAAATTGGGCTCTTATCTTTGACAGTATCAATACAATTAAGGAAGAAATTAAAGCTGTATTCCCGTATAAAGTTATTGAGATAGAAGGCGCTGAAGCTGATGACGTAATTGCAGCTTTAGCAGAGTGGAGTGTGGATAATGATGTAAAGGAAGGTACGTTAATTTCAGAACCCAATCCTCTACTTATTATCTCCGGTGATCATGACTTTATTCAACTGCAAAAATATAAGCATGTAAAGCAGTTCTCCCCGGTTCATAAGAAGTTTATTAAACCTGATTCAACCCCTGACGCTTACGTCTTTGAACATATTATTAAGGGTGATACAGGGGATGGTATTCCTAATGTACTTACACCGGATGATGCCTTTATTAAAGGTGAAAGACAGAGACCAGTTTCTTCAAAGAAACTTACTGAATGGTTCAATAACCCTTCTAGTAGGCCTACCGATGTGATCTTTCAGCGTAACTTTGATCGTAATAAGATGCTAGTAGACTTTACTTGCATTCCTTCCAATATTAAAGACAGTATCATAAATACTTTCGTATCTTACCAAAAGAATGACAAGAGTAAGATTCTGGATTATTTTATCGCTAACAGAATGAAGATGCTAATGGAGCATCTAGAGGAGTTTTAATGTCATTACTACAATCTGAGATTCTTGATTTGTTTGAAAAGGCAAAGACAAAACAAGAAAAAGTTGCCGTGCTTAAAAAGTATGAGTCACCTGTTTTACGAGCTCTAATGCGGATTAACTTTGATAAAAACGTAAAAATGAGTCTACCGGAAGGCGAGCCACCTTTCCGTAAAGAAACAGGTAAGCCTATCGGCTATCATGAAAGTACCCTGCATCTAGAGTACCGACGTTTTTACATTTGGTTAGATCCTAACCAGAAAATTACTCCGATTAGAAAAGAACGTCTTTTTATCGAAATGCTTGAAGGGCTTCACGTATCAGAAGCTGAACTTATTTGTCTAGCTAAGGATAGAAATCTTTCTAAGAAGTATAAGTCTCTAAAAGAAGATATTGTACGGGAGGCTTACCCTAATGCTTTACCTCCTAAAGAAGCTTCAAAAGAGGCAGAGTCCCCTTTAGCTTAAAATCTCTCTGCAAGTGGTTTAAGAAAAAAGAAAGCTGGGTTGTTAATACCAGCTATTCTTCTGCAGAGAGATCATATAATGTAAAGAATATCAAACGTAACTTGAAATTATAATTGTTTTATTATATAATGTCTTAACTTTGTTAAGGAGTTGATATGAGTCTGATCTATACTAACTATTCTTCTAAGGTAAAGCCTAAGCAGAAGTCTAAGCGTGAGCGAGACGAATATGCTGCTTGGTGTGCGAAGTACGGAATTGATCCTACTGGTAAGACGCGAAGCAAGAAACTTAAAACGTCTAGCGCGCCTACTATCTATGCTAAATCCCCTGTTAGAGAAAGTGCTACGGTTCCTAGCCTTAACTTGCATGTTAAGGGTGCGGTGACTTGTGGAGAGCGTAAGGTATATACCGGTGATAAAATTGTCGGTATTGCTGCTATGCATAAGTCTAATCTGGTTCCTATCTTTAACGACGATGCAGCGAAAGATGTTGCATCGATGAGGCGTTAATTTATAATTGTTTAACTATTGGAGGTGTGAATGAGTTTGCCGCAAGATCCCGCAGCCCGAAAGGCTATTAAAGACTGTATGGTCGAAATTTCTAGTTCGTTGACTCGTATTGAAGGTGAGCGAGATTTTATTCGTGAAGCTATTAAAAACATCAGCGAAGAATATCAGCTTAATAAGAAAACGTTCCGTAAACTGGTAAAGACTTATCATAAGCAAAACTTCTCTAACGAAGTTGCTGATCATGAAGAGTTCGAGCAAATGTACCAGCAACTTACTGGTGAAACTTCTCTAGGGATTAATGCAGCATGAGAAGCTGTGTATATAATCTAGAGTATAGCGTTCTCGATAAAATTGGGCGCGCTAAAAAAAGTACGCATGTAGGTGTGTTTGCAAGTGTACCAGCAGTTGAAGAAGCTAAAGCTAAAATTATGCGTGAAACAAAAGAAGAGGTCTCTTTTAATGTTTACGTGATTGAAGATGTATTTACGAGGTCCCTTTGAATATCTTTTTCTTAAGTAATGAGCCTACTGATTGTGCTACGCAGCATGTAGATAAGCATGTTGTTAAGATGGTACTAGAATACGGGCAACTTATGTCAACTGCGCATCGTGTTCTTGATGGTGTTCCGTATACCGGTAAGACGGTTAATAACCGTAATATTCAGAGGTGGTTACTTGAGGATGAGAGGGAGCAACATATCTGGAAAGCATCTCATGTAAAGCATCCATCTGGTATCTGGGTAAGAGCTTCTATTACTCACTACCGTTGGCTATTCTCCCTCTGGGTAGAGTTGCTTAAAGAATATACGTACAGGTACGATAAAGTTCATTCGGCCGAGCGAATGAAGGTATGGTTTGAGACTCCTCCTAATAATATTCCTATTAAAGGCTGGTTATCAGATCCTACCCCGGCAATGCCCGACGAATATAAAGTACCTAATGCGATCCATAGCTACCGTAATTATTACACAGGTGCGAAAAAATCTTTTGCAAGCTGGAAAAAAAGAGAAGTTCCTAGTTGGTTTGTATAAATAAAAATATGCCTACGTACACTTTCTTAAATAAAGAAACCGGTGAAGTTTTTGATAAGCTGATGTCCTATTCCTCGCGGCAGGAATACCTTGAACAGAATCCAAATTTGGAGATTGTAATGGGTGCGCCTGCAATGGGTGATTCGGTACGTCTAGGTATCCGTAGAACGGATGACGGTTTCCGAGAGGTTTTATCGAGAATTGGTGCTGCTAATTACAAGAGTAATCTTTCCGATAAATTGTCTAGAAAATGATTATTGAACTATTCTTTTCTTTTAACTCCACCTAGACCACAGGGCCCCCTGTGGTCTTTTTTTTGTAGAGGTATTATGTCTAACAAAAGAATTGCAAAACACACTGTCACAAACGAAACAAATACTGAAGAACGCCCACATACAAAACAACCAAGCACAAACAACACACTAAAATTAAAGTTAGACAATTTAAGAACATTTAACCCATTAACGGAAAATCAAAAAAGATTTTTTGAAGCTTATAAACGTGGAGACTATTTTATCGCATTACACGGGGTAGCTGGGACAGGAAAAACTTTCATTGCACTTTATAAAGCACTAGAGGAAGTCCTCGAAAAAACTAATCCCTTTAATAAAATCATTGTAGTAAGATCAGCTGTACAGTCCCGCGAGATGGGTCACCTACCTGGTGACGTAGACGAGAAGCTAGAAATTTATCAACAACCATATAGACAAATTTGTCATACATTATTCGACAGGAAAGACGCATACGATAGACTTTCTGAACAAGGTCATATAGAATTCATTTCTACATCGTTCATTCGGGGTATGAGTTTTGACGATGCAATTATTATTGTGGATGAGATGCAGAATATGAACTTTGAAGAGATTGATACCGTAATGACTCGTGTCGGTTATCGATCGAAAATTATTTGGTGCGGTGATTATAGACAGACTGATCTTAAAAAGAGTAATGATAAATCCGGCCTGTTAAAGTTCTTTGACATTGCACATCATATGAATGCTTTTACTAGAATTGAATTTGAAGTAGATGATATTGTAAGAAGCTCTTTAGTTAGAGATTATATTCTTGCTAAGCTAAAATATGAGGACTCAACCGAGTAAATGTTTACACATGTAAAATTAGAAAAATCTGTACCAAAGCTTACGCAGCTAAATGAGGATGGTACTAGATATTATGTTACACCGGAGGGCAATAAGTACCCTTCGGTGACTACTGTATTGTCCGCTTATAATAGCAAGTATATTTTCGAATGGAGAAAAAGAGTTGGAGATGAGCAGGCTAATGCTATCTCAAGAAGAGCATCTACTCGAGGTACAAAGTTACATAAAGCATGTGAGGATTACCTTAACAATACACCACCTAAACTACAAACACCGTTAGAAGTCGAACTATTTACAAAATTTAAACCCGTCTTACATCAAATCGATAATATACATGCACAGGAAATACGCATGTACTCTGACCATTTAAGGATGGCAGGTACAGTCGACTGTGTAGCTTTTTTTAATGGAAGACTATCCATTATTGACTTTAAGACAGCATCTAAGCAAAAAGACAAAGATAGCATAGGTAATTACTTTATGCAATGCTCTGCTTACGCTATTATGTTTGAGGAGAGATTCGAGATACCGGTAAGTCAAATTGTTGTTGCAATTGCAGTAGAAGATGACGACCCTCAAATATTTGTAGAAAAGAGAGACAACCATGTTAAAGAGCTTATTCGCTATCGCGATCTTTACGAGTCTAAGTTTAACCTCGTCAGCTCAACTTAGTTCACCGAAGCAAGTACCACTCCCTGTCCTGTGCATGCCAGCAGCCGAGCTGCTTAAGAATCTTAAGGATGGAGGGGAGGTACCAGTATTCGTTGGCTCAGACAATTTTCATACTAACGAAAAACCAAACAATCTGGTCACAATATTATTATTGAATGAAAAGACCGGTGACTATACGACTGTAATGCTACTCAAGGATACAGGTGTTGCTTGCATCATATCAACGGGTTTCGGTAAATTAAACTTAGGTAAGCCAGTTTAACCATTGATTTTATATTGCCTTGACTGTAAAATGCATATGTGGAGGGATGAGAAATGGGATCATTGATTAACTTTAATGAACGTTGTGAAAAGATAAAGTACCTTAAAAAGCTTAATGGTTCAACGATGTTTGTAGAAACCGGTTGCTTTAGAGGTAATTCGTTGAGCTATGCTTTAGCTGAATTCGATTTCAATCATTTATTCAGCTGTGATGTTGATATTGAGATGGTTAATCTTTGTAGAAGTAAGTTTGATTCGTCAAAAGTTACTATCTATCATAATAATTCTATAGATTATCTTAACGTATTACTACCTATTCTTAGCGATGAAGAATCAATCGTGTTCTATCTAGATGCACATCTACCGGAACATGATAAGAATAACGGAAACGTAATCATGGATTCAGATCTTAATTTTCCACTCGAGGAAGAGATCGAGATCATTAGTAAACATCGATCAGGTAAAAAGGACGTCATTATTTGTGACGATTTGAGAATTTACGAAGATGGTCCATTTGAAGGTGGTAATTGGGCGGAACGTAACCGTTTTGGGCTTGATTTATCCTTCTTAGATAAATATAATTACCAGGTCAGTAAGTTCTATAATCAAGAAGGTTACTTACTTCTGACTGTATGATCGTATGAAGTTAAACGAAAAGTGTTCTGGACGCGGGTTCGACTCCCGCCATCTCCACCAAAAGCATATCAGGCTCGGCTCCGAAATATGAGACGCCACAAGGTGAGGAATTAGATGTGCTTTTGATGGGGATGCACTGGTTTCGACAGGGTAAAGAGTAGTAAGATGGACGATCCGGCAATGCGAAAGCCGTTAGGGTTGGGAATTCCCGGCCGTAGAAGCAAAAAGAGTAATTGCAAACGATGAGCAATTCTTGATGGCTGCTTAAGCCATCTGAGTTTTGCTGGTTGAACTTGGAAACAGAATCAACCAGCGCTAACTATTATGAAACAACAATACATCTACAACGCAACAGTCACAAACGTAGTAGACGGTGATACCGTTGATGCAACAGTGCAGCTTGGCTTTACTGTTTCTGTTAACGTACGTTTCCGTCTTAAGGGCATTGATACGGAAGAGATGAATGACCCTAACGTTCAACTAAGAGAATCCGCAAGGGCTGCAAAGCAGCGTTTGACCGAGCTTGTATTAAACAAGCCTGTGTTACTTAAGTCTCATAAGACAGATAAGTACGGTCGTTGGCTAGCAGATATCTATCTGAGCCCAGATAAGCCATCTGTTAGCGAACTTTTAGTGGCTGAAGGATTAGCCAAAGTCTACAACGGCTAATTTAGCCTTTTAAAGGAGATCAAATGTCTAAGTTAATCACTTGGATAGTACGTCTATTGTCCATGATTGCTATTGGCTATGGGGTATATTACATTACACATTTTAAGATTGAAAATCTTAAAACCGTAGAATACAATCAAAAATATATTACTATGGCTGAGAGAGAAAAGCAACTTGGATGTCTTTCTAAAAACATCTACTACGAAGCTGCAACAGAGCCATTTGAAGGTAAAGTAGCAGTTGCGCAGGTTACTATTAATCGTGCTAACTCAGGTAAATTTCCAGATGATATTTGTGATGTAGTATTTCAAAAGACAAAAATTTACGATAGAGTCATCTGTCAATTTTCCTGGTATTGCGAACCAGGTCCTAAGGTAGCAAAACGTTCTAAAGAGTTTATTGAATCGGAAGAAGTAGCAAAGAAGGTACTACTGGAGAACTTCAGACTTCCCTCATTACATGGTGCAATGTATTACCACGCCGACTATGTAAACCCTAACTGGAATCTACCTCGTATTACTAAAATTGGTCGTCATATTTTTTATGGAGAAAAATCTTGATTAAATTTACTGAAGTTCTTAATTCTGTAAAACAGTCGGCCAGTAACTCTCTTTCTGGTCTATCTCAAGGTACAGCCGATACATTTGCCTGGCTGTCCATTATTGTAATGAACTGTGCAACTATCCCTAGCCTTCTTGCAGTTAAAGCTGGTTTGTCGGATAAGTTACCTTCCCTAGATATGACGCTACTCTTATGGGCCGGTCTATTGCTTTACTTCATTAGATCGACTATACTTAAAGACATGCTGATGGTAGTTACTATTGGTGTGGGATTTGCCATTCAGGCAGTACTACTAGGACTTATCTTCTTTCTATGATTGACGAAACTGATGTTAGAACTCTTACCGATACGTTTGTTATTACCAAGCGCTTTCGGTCACCCAATGAATTTTCTATCTTTATTGACGAAATGGTCGTAAAGTACAAAATAAGCTACATGGAGGCTATTATCAACTATTGTAACGAGGTTGATATTGATATCGAGGCAATCGGTTCGCTTGTAAACAGTAAACTTAAAGAGAAAATTCAAGTAGAAGCTGAACAAGCTAACTTGATGAAGCCGAGAGGACATCTACCGTTTTAATTGTTTTGTATGGACAAAACACCAAAGGATAATGATATGGATTATGCGTTCGAGGTATATCGTTACTACCTCGCTTTGAGACTTCATTTTACAACTGAAAAATACGACGTTATTAAACAACAGGGAAGAGTTAAAGCCTCGCGGCAGGCCTTTCATAAACGGACAGATCTTTTCGCAATTAAAAAGGTAGCTGAGTCTTACTCAGAAAAAGAAATTGTTGACTTTCTGGTTGCTAACTTTACGTCTGGAGATAGATGGGGTGGTGTTTTTGATACCGAAGCTAAAGAAAGATATCTATCCTGGAAGAAACGTATTGAGTCAATGAGCTATACGTTCGAAAAAGAAGTTAGTAGAGTTAATACATTCTGCCTTAAAAAAGATATCGACTTCAGCGATGCGCTGCATACCGTAAACTCTCAGCATCCATATATAATCAAGATGTACCTGAGAGGTGATGTGTCTATTGAGACTCTGGTCATACTCAATAAGTTACTCAACTTTGTCCCAGACCTAGATAACTCTCTTACTGGTGATTTAGTCTGGCCTGATTTATCTCGTATTATTAAAAAATACGAACCTTTTCTTACTTTCTCTAAAGAAAAATATGGCAGAATATTACGACGAGCAACTGGACTTGACGAAAAATAGAATTACGGAAATTGAGAAAAACATAAGTATTATTCAAGATAATCTTACTACGCTAGCTGAAGAAATTAAACAGACGCAGTACTTCATCATGAAACTTGCTAAGAATCAGTCTGAAATAACAAAACGTGTCTCTCAATGGCCGTACATTGCAGTGCCTTATAAGGACGAAGGGGAATAAAATGCTCGAAACATTATTCTGGATTTTGGTCGGTGCATTTATTGGGTGGCATATTCCGCAACCTAATTGGGCGGTAATGCTAAAGGAAAAGGTAAAAAATATTTTCAGAGGTAAGTAACTTAGAAAATGAAACGTAACAATACAGAATGGGACCAGGATAAAAAATTAAAAAGAGTCGAAAAAGGTACCGATAAGTCTGGCAAACATCGCAAAAGCCTATATAATATGTTATCAGAGTACGAAGAAGAGTATTCTGATAGCGATGAGGACGACATGAGTCATAATTATGTTGGTAACTTTAGTTATGATAAACGTCGATAATACAACGCTTAAACTTTCATACAACGCACATACGGAGAATTAATATGGCATTCGATTTTTCTGCTCTTAAGAAGAGCCGCGGTTCTTTCGATAACCTTATGAAGGAAGTCGAAAAGATTTCTAAGCCGCAAGAACAAGAATCTTCTAAGGATGATCGCTTCTGGAAGCCAGAAGTAGATAAAGCCGGTAACGGTTACGCAGTCATCCGATTCCTCCCTCCTCCTAAAGGTGAAGACCTTCCTTGGGTTCGTATTTGGGATCATGGATTCCAAGGACCTACAGGCAAGTGGTATATCGAGAATTCTCTTACCACTCTAGGGAAAGCCGATCCTGTTTCTGAACTCAATACTGAGCTTTGGAATACCGGGGTTGAAGCGAATAAAGAAATCGTTCGCAAGCAAAAGCGCCGTCTGACATACACGGCTAATATCTACGTCGTTAAAGATCCTGCTCATCCTGAGAATGAAGGTCAGGTCTTCCTGTATAAGTTCGGAAAGAAGATCTTCGATAAGATCAAAGACGTTATGCAGCCTCAGTTTGAGGACGAAGATCCTGTTAACCCTTTCGACTTCTGGAAGGGTGCTAACTTCAAGCTGAAGATTCGTAATGTTGAAGGTTATCGTAACTACGATAAGTCTGAGTTTGAAGCTCCTTCTGCATTGTCTAACGACGATGATAAGCTGGAAGAGATCTGGGGTAAGCAACACTCGCTACAAGAGTTTCTGGATCCTAAGAACTTTAAGTCGTACGAAGAACTCAAAGCTAAGCTAGAAATGGTTCTTTCAGCGAAAGGTTCAACCGCGCCTCGTGCTGATGCAGTGAGTCTGGATGAAGATGAAGATAAGCGATTTGCTGCTTCTGCTAAACCAGCAGCTGCTAAGCCTGCTGCAAAACGTCAAGAAACTGATCTTGACGATGACGAAGAATCCTTGTCCTACTTTGCTAAGTTGGCCAATGATGACTAATTAGGTAGTCCTAGTCTAATCCAGGGTACTCGTTACCTTAGTAACTTAGGCCCTGGAACGATGGCGAACTAATTGTATTTTTAATTAATTAGGAGAACTTTATGAAAACTATTACTACCATTTTCGCAACTCTTTTCGCTACGGCTGCTTTCGCTGCTACCACCCCTGCGCCTGCGCCTGCTCCCGCAGCTGCTCCTGCTAAGAAGGAAGAAGCAAAGCCTGCTGCTAAGAAAGAAGAAAAGAAAGCTGAACCTGCTAAGAAGTAATTTCTAGCACAGCAATAAAAAAGGGCCCTAGGGCCCTTTTCTTTTTAGAATACCATTGCTCTTCTCTGATAATCCCGTAATGGACTGCCATCATATTCAGAGTTTCTTGGAGATGGTTTAGGTGCGTTATAAACAGTCTTATTGTTATTGCTGACGTTATTAGATACAATAGGTTGTACGCTTGCGCTTTGAGTAGAAGCTTCTCTATTTAGATCCTTATTTTCGATTGACGCCTGCATCAAATCAGTACCCCTACTGGTACGAGAGCTCGGAACTACGCTTATGGGAGTGAGACTTTCTTCTGGTGATATTAGAGCCTCAGCGCCGGCTAGTTTCTTAGAGTTTTCACGTATTGTATTAAGCTCTTTTTGAGCTTCTTCCATCTTGTTATCTTTAATAAGAGCCTGAATTTTATTATACTGACTCTTACTCACACTAGTTTCTTCACCTGAGCTATCAGAAATAGTGAACTTGTCTTTACCAAACAACCCACCGGATACTCTTTTACCAAGTAAGTTAGAAGAAGTCGTGGTTCTATTGTCATCAGAAGACATCATTGAGTCAGTTGAAGAGTCAACAGATCTACTCTTTTCACCCATACCTAAAAATGATCCGGTCTCTAGACCTTTTTTACTTACTAAACTACCAAGAAATTCACTCCCAAATAAAGTTTTATTTGCTGTAATGCCTTTATTAAAAGCAGATGTGCTAGTTACCATACCCCCCTGGGATTTTTCAGAACTGGTGCTTTGCTTATTTACAGATACGGCTCTATCAGCCAAACGATTAGCTGTGGGGTCAGCGGCTGATATTTCAGCGGTAACTTCTTTACGTATTTGATTAGCTCGTTCAGAACCAAACTCAACACCTTCAGCTTGCTGTCGACGTGCAATTTCTTCTTCTTTATTTTGAAATGCTTCAGTGCCTGCGGTACCACGGTTATAGGAATCCTCTACCTCACCAAAAGCACCTTTAATCTTATCACCTACGCCTCCGAAGAAATTTTTGGTAGCATTTACAGCTTTACCACCATATTCACCTACGACTTTACCAGCTTTAGAGCCAGCAAATGCTCCTAGCGCTCCACCTGCCAGCGCACCTATGCCAGTACCTATTGGTCCTCCTAACATTGTACCAATTGCAGCACCAGCTTTCATACCACCAATAGCTCCGGCAGCCATGCCGCCGCCTTCGCCGATAGCACCGCCTTTTTTCTCAACAGTGGCTTCACCCAGCTGCTTCTTTTGTGCTTCCGCTTCTTCAGGGGTTAATTCGCCTGCTTTTACTTTAGCATCTATTTCTTCTAGACCGGCTTTTTCTTCTTCGCTTGCACCGGTATAACCTTTATAGGCTGTATATGCACCAGCACCAATAGCTAACGCGCCGCCGGCAATCATACCCGCTCTTGAACCTGTAAACTTAAGTAAGCCTTTACCTGCAGAAAGCGCACCCCTACCTACTGCTCTGGCACCGCGGCCTAATGCTTTTAAAGCCCCCTTGCCAGGTAGTAAATCTAACGGACTGAAACCCCCGCCTTCATCCCCGCTTGGTTCTTCTTTTTTCGATACTGTAGATACTTTTTGCTCTGGAAGTTCTGAAGGTGTTTTTGATACAAAAGAGCCACTAATAATCTTTAATTCTTTTAACTGTTCTTTTTGTACATCAAGAATCTCTTTTGTAAGATCTGTGCTTTCTTTAGCTTTATCAGCTATAACTTCTTGTGCTGAAGTAAAATTATCATTTTCTTCGTTCTTATCACTTACAGGTGTTACTGCAGGCTCAGTAACTTTTTCTTTAGTTTTATTTTTTAATAAATCATCTATAGGCTTTTGCTTTTCTACGGCAGCGCTTTTTTCTTTACGCGCTAGAATATCATTAAATAGTTTATCACCGTCTTTTATACCTAATTCTTCTGCTCGTTGCTTAAACCTACCTTGTTCAGCAGAGTAATCAGATTTAGTGGTGATTATATCTTTAACAGAGGAACCTGCTGCCTTTACCTTCTCAACCCCTTTACCAAAGGTTTCTTTTGGAGATGTAAGCAACCCTTTACCAACACTAAATGCAGTAGATATACCCTTACCTGCAGAACTAAAAATACTCTTAGTAGCTGCTACTTCTTCTTTAAGCTTTTCAGTAAAGGTCTTATCGCTTTGTTTTAATGTGGGTATACTAAGTTTTGTTTTAAGTACCTCACCCCCTGTAACTGGTTGTTTAGTATTAGAAGGGGATGCTTGGGTAAAAATGCGCTCAATGGTTTTAAGCTTGAGCTGGTTGTCTGGATTTGATTGAACCCGTTTAGCCTGACCTGATAAGCGATCAGAGGCTGTTTCAAAATCTACATACCCACCAGGCTTTACAGGTTTACCAGAAACTTTACTAGTTAATTCTCGCCCGCTGGTGTTTCTATACTGAGCACTATTCTTATCATATTCAAGCGAACCTTCATTTATCTTTCTAATTAAGGAAAGCTCTGATAGTGATTTGGTAAGAAGTTCATTAGTGTTGGAATTCAGATCAACGAGCTTGTTTATACCTAAAACTACACTATCAGGTGATACTGCTTTATAAATCTTTTCCAAAGAATCCGCTACCGACTGCAGCTGCTCTTCTCTCTTATCATTGTCTTCACCTGCGATTTCACGTTCAGCTTTAGTCTGAATAGCTTGAAGCAGAAAGCTTCTTTCATTCTGTTTTTTTAATTCTTCTAGTAATCTACCAAAGCTGTCGTTCTTTTTCATAATGGCTAGCTAAACTTTTTGTTTTGTTGAATCATTCTAAGTTTTTCATTTTCTTGCTTGATATAATCAACTAGTAACCCTACGTAAATCTCCCTCTCCCAAGGCATCATATCTTCTAATTCAGTTAATCTATAACTGTGATGCTGCATTAAATTAAAATTTAAAATAAAATAATTAGATAAACTATCCTGGGAAAGGGTTATACGAAAAAATTACTTAATCCTTCTATCTTCGTTTCGTTATGTAATCCGCATTGATCGCAGTATGCTTTTACTTCTTGTACAACTTTAGGAGCCGTAACAAAGAACTGCTCTAGCTTTTCAAACTGCTGTTTGGTTAAACTAAAAACAAATTCTTCAAGCTCATCTTTAGTTTGTTCCTTTGCATCCCAGTATTCATCCTTACTAAAGATACCTTTCACACAATCAACAACCATATCAACCGCTTTTGAGGTATCGTTGGAGTTAAATATACCTAATGCAGTATCGAAATTAGGGTAACTCATCTCTACGCCTAAATCATCTGTCAGCATAATCTTGTTAGTATGTTCTGAGTTTTTTACAACTTTAAGTTCGTCAATATTAAATGAAGCGTCAATTTTGTTACCACATGGGCAGTTAACAATTACCTCAACCTTTTCTCCAATCGACTTAGAACGCAGATTCATAAAAATATACTCTACATCGAAGTGAGGTAGCTTAACAATATCCAAAGTATTGTACGTACACACATCGACCAGCTCTCTTACTAATCTTGCAACTTCATTATCATCTGCGTTTTGCATTGCAAGCAAGGTCTTATGCTCTTTAACAAGAAAAGGTCTATACTTTATTTTTTGATTAGTAGAAGGTAAACTCAATTCAAAAACTGGTGTATTTAGTTTTGGTAAAGCCATAATATCTCCTTAAGGACCAAGCGGCAGATCACTACCCTGATCTACTCCTAATTCCCCTGTTAATGGGTTAAACTGTCTGAAAATAGGTGTTGTTGAAAAATCGCTTCTAGGTATTTGTGGGCTAGTAAACTGTCTAGGTATTACTTCAGGTTGGGTAGAAGTAGCATTAATATCTCTCCAATACCTATAAGCGAACAGAACATTTAGTCTATGAGTTTGATTTGAAGAAGCATTATTTAATTCCATAATATTCATATTTCTAGGAAACGCCTCTAACAGTTGAATCTCATGCGTTACATTATTCTTATCGTCAAGCTGTCTTATGTTAATCGTAGTAGTATACTCCGATTGATAAGCAACTGTAAACGTCTCTGGATCAATAATTCTATGCATCCAGTTCTCAAAAAACTTTCTAACTTTCATATCCTCATCGACATGAAATGTTAGTGAAATACCTTCACCACCGTACTCCGAAGTAATAGGGCGTTGATAACTTGGACCGAAGATCTTAAATGCCTTAGTAGCAATATTAAGTAGCGGTATGCTTGCCTGTTCAACATACAAACTTACAAGACTTGATTGATCACCGGTAACACCTCTTCCTCCGCCTGCTAGAAATTGTGTGTTAATAAACACTTCAAATCTATTAGTACGGGCTAATCTAGAAGTTCTTAAAACCTCAGTTCTAAAATTGTCTACACTGAACTGTGAGCTTGACATTTGTTACCTTTGACTGTTCTTCCATACATCTGTCTTATTTGCACCAACAAACCGTTCTACGGGTAGTTGAGAAGCAATAAGCCAATCTTCATGCTGTATGTGAACAAACTTTGATTGAATATGTTCGTTAAGATAATGCTTAACCGAATTTTTAATAGGAGCTACTGTTGAAAAATTATTGAGCATATTCCAGCTGATTTGAAGCCTTCTATTCTCATCTATCCTATCGTCACTCACATATTCATGCAATCTACCCAGCAACTTAGCTCTTATTAGATAAGGCATGTAGTGGAGGTTAATACCGAGAAAACCACCCTCTACAGCTCTAAACGGAAATACCAATGGAAACATATCCCAATAAGGTAGCTTATCTTTATGTTTTGCGTCATAAAAAAACATGTACATATGCCCAGGGGTTACCTTGGTTACAAGCGTACCTGATCTTATTAGGTTGTTAGGAGTAAGACCGGAAATCTTTTTTATCTGCTGCTGATACCAATTAACTGATCTTTCAGTATCTCCGGCGCTTGCTCTTATCTTTTCGAAGGGACTAGTTGCCATCAGTTATTTATCCCGGTTAAATACCGAGATCTGACTCTGTTAGAACGAGAAACTTCATACCTCGGTCTTCGCAAAACTCGTTAGCGGCTTTCCATTTTGCTTGATTAACACCATACTGAAATACCTCCTCAATAAATCTTCTGGTCTTTCGCTGCGGTATTTCAGGGGGCTTAGTAAATTTTTCCGGTTTGATTTCAATTAGGTACTTCGTTATCTTATTATTTTTATCTTTTACTTTAACATAAAAATCGACAAAATATCGATGCACCCTACTATCGACTGGGCTTTTATATGGAATAATCACCGATTCTGAGCCCCATTCGAGAACAGAAGGATTAGTATCACACCACTTCATAAATTTTAGCTCCCATGAGGATCTATAGACGATATTTTGTAAGTCGCCTTTATATTTTGAAGGGGATTGTACCTTGTATTTACCTTTGTAGAAGCCTTTGTACATCACGTATAAATAAATAATCTCTCATCTATTTATTAAGAAGATGCCTATTCAAGAAGACGCAAGAGATAGATTAACTGCGCTATACAAAGATGCTATTAGAAACGATAGCGCCAAGCAGTCATCTAGTCCAGCAGACAATAAGTTCAACATTAATACTTTGGTTTACCCGTCCGACCTTGGCGGCTCAGACCTTAAGCATTATGTTGAGTTTCAAATCAATGTGAGAGGTAAGTCTGAGTTTAACAAAGATGCAAGACTGTTTGAGGTAAAAAGACAGTCAGATGCCAGCTTAACAGAAAAAGAACTACAAACAGCAGTAACTACCGGTGCAGGGCTGGCTGGGGCTGCAATCGGATACGGTATTACAAAGAAAATTCAAGGTCTATTTGGTAGAACTGGTGGTGCGCCTACTTCCACAGGCAACAGACAACAAAGCACAACAGTGAACGTCATCGGAGCGGCAGCAGGTGCAGCTGCAGCAGCTACTGTAGTAAATGCAAGCACCTTACTCAAACCAGATACATTATTTCGTATATCGGATGTAATTGCGCTATACATGGATGGTCCGCCTACCGTTAAATACGGTATGAATTATGCCAATAAAGAACTGGGTACTTTTGCAGGTATTCTAGCAAACGCCGCAGGTATTGTCACGGGAAAGACTACAGGTGAAGCAGCGACTGCAACTGGCCTTGCGCTAGCTAAAATTCCATCAGCTTTTGGTTCTGTTGATGCAGCTGCCCTGGTCGGCGCAAGCGCAAAAGTAGCACTCAACCCGTTTAAAGAAGTATTATTTGAATCAGTAGATTTTAGAGCTTTTGCTTTTAAGTATAAATTTCTACCTAAAAGCCCTGAAGAAGTTAGACAGGTAAAGAGTATAATCGAGTTATTTAAGTTTCACATGCACCCGGAAATTTCTGAAGGTAAGCTGTTCTTTATCTATCCGTCAGAATTTCAAATTACCTATTATTATGGTACTGAGAAAAATACTTATTTTCATAAGATGGCTTCCTGTGTGCTTGAAAGCATGGATGTATCGTATGGTGGTGAGCAGTTTTCTTCGTTTAGAGGTGGAGAGCCAACCGAAATTAATTTATCTCTAACATTTAGAGAGACCGAGATCCTTACCAAGAAAATGATTAAGGAAGGTTACTAATGTACTTCACCAACTTTCCTTATACTCTCTATTCATTAGATGATAGAGAAACGACTCAGCTAGTTAAGAACATTCTAGTAAGAATTGTTATCGATCAGGAAATTAAAAACAATTTATCTATTTACGATGAGTATGATGTAAGAGATGGTGATACACCTGAGATAGTGGCCGATAAATTTTATAATAATCCCGAACTTCATTGGATTATTTTGCACTTAAACGAAATACTCGATCCCCGTTTTGATTGGGTCTTATCGACTAACGATCTTACTCTTTATACTGACGGTAAGTATGCTGATCGTGATGCAATACATCACTACATAAACGATACAACACTTAACGAAGTTAATGGTAATGTGTACTTAAACTCGACATCTGGCTTTACTAATTTTAACGCCGGTGATGTAATCGTGAATAATACTAATACTGGTACAGGATACATAACGACCAAGATAAGCTCTTCTAATGTTAATGTTGTTGTAACAGCTGGCGGATTTGGAACTGGTGATCAAGTACGGTTATTAAGTAATTCATCCATTACAGCTAATATTATTCAAAGCCAAACCATCCCAGGTATTACTGCAGTTACAAATATGGTTTACGAAGATGAACAAAATGAATCGAGAAGAAGAATTAAAGTACTTAAACCACAGTACGTGCAAGCAGTGATTACCGAATTAAAAAATATTTTAGAGCAAGTAAATGCCCAGTAAAGAAGGTATACAGCGCGCTGGTGACGTTGTCATTGAAGAGCTTAAATTAATTAGCACAGATAATATTGTCTTCGACTTAACAGAGTTCTTAGTCGAAGTAAACATTTTTGAAGATATGTTCTCTACATTTCTTCAAGGTAATATTGTTGTATCTGATAGTTTAAACTTAATTGAAAAGGCAAAAATTGTCGGTGAAGAACTCTTAATACTACGAATAAAAACTCCTTCTTTCGATTCTAAGATTCAAAAAACTTTCCGTATTTTTAAAATCTCAGATAGAAATATTATAAGAGATAATAATACTCAGACGTTCGTGATGCATTTTGCATCTATCGAGTTATTCTATGATATTTTGTTACCTTTATTCCTTCCTTTCGAAGGCACAGTTCACGAAGTAGCAGGCCGAATTTACGAAGATTTTATTAACACCAACCGTACTTTCCAAATCGACCAGGCAGCTACAAAAGTAAAAGAAATAGAACAAGTCACACCGCTGGTTGTTTTAAATCCTACTGAGAATAAAGTCAAATTTGTATCTCCGGGCTGGTCGCCATTTAAGTGTATTTCATGGTTGGCATCAAAAGCTATACCAAAAGAAGGTACTGCTAAAAACTATCTTTTCTTTGAATCAACAAAAGCTTTCTATTTCGGTTCCGTAGACTATATCTTTAAAGAATCTAAAGAGAACGATCTTTCAATAGGTACATATTCTATCGCAGCTTCTAATATTAGAGATGGTGCGAACACACCGAATATCTCACGTGAGTACTTTATTGCTAAAGATATAGAGATGATCGACACAACTGATCATGTAAAGAATTACACTAACGGCTATCTTGCAAATAGACTCATTACACTAGATGTGTATAATAAGGTATATGAAGTTGTAGATTATGACTATGTAAATGAATACGAGAAACAATTTCACTCGTCCGGTGAAGGTAAAAGATCAATACCTATCTTTACAAAAGATACACTGAGAAATGCAGCTACTGATATTTCCTTCTATCCTGTTAATGAAAAGCTTTTCGACAATTTTAAAAATAATGTCAACGAGAGAATAAAAGACATTTACGGAAATAGAAAATCCAGTCTATTAGATCTTACCAACCTACGAATGGTTATTACAGTACCAGGTCGTACTGATGTTCAGGTCGGTCGTATTCTATACTTTACATACCCCACACTCGGTGCTGCCAGCGAAAAAGACAAGACACAGAGAAAAGAAGACCTGCTCTATTCAGGTTACTATTTAATTACAGCTATAAGACATAAAATTAATAAGAATGAACATACCATGGTTATGGAACTGGTTAAAGATTCATTGACGTTGGAAGAATAATATGCAGAGAATATTTAACAAAGACGGTTTTATCTGGTGGATAGGTGTAGTAGAAGATCGTCGCGACCCTGAAAAGATGGGTCGTTGTAAGGTTCGTATCTTTGGCTATCACTCAGAGAGCAAGGTACTCTTACCAACAAAAGATCTACCTTGGGCTATTCCTATTCATCCATCAACCTCGGCAGCTCTATCAGGTGTGGGTTCCTCTCCATTAGGGCCTATCGAAGGTACATGGGTTGTTGGTTTCTTTCTCGATGGCGCAGATATGCAGCAGCCAACATACTTCGGTTGCATTTCAACGAAAATTGGTGAGACAACAACAGGGGAAAAAGCCCCCGTGTTTACTACCCCACCTGAAAAACCAATTGTTGAGAATCCTGCTGCTACCAGTGTTCTGAGAGACAGCCAAGGTGCACCGGTAACAGATAGTCAAGGTCAGCCAATTCAAACCGGTATACCACCTGTACCGGGTTGGGAGCTGGGTAAGACGTCAGAAAAATATGAGACAGGTGGTAAAGGCCCAGGTACTATTAACGATTACAACGGAGCTGCTGCTGGTGATTTAGGCGGCGCTTCATACGGTTCTTATCAATTCGCTTCATTCTTACCTAAGTTTATGAAGGGTGATAAGGCAAGACCTAACAGCAATAATTCACCTGTACAGCAATATATTGCTAATTCTAAGTTTAGAGATCAGTTTGACGGTCTTGTACCAGCTACCTCAGAGTTCGACTCTAAATGGAGAAGTATTGCTTCTTCTAATTCAGCTGAATTCAAGAAGGATCAGCATGATTATGTACAAAGAAAGTACTATGATGTAATGATCGCTAACCTACAGCGTGCTGGTTTAGATCTATCTAAATACGGCCCGGGTGTGCAAGATTTGATCTGGTCGACTGCCGTGCAGTTTGGCCCTGCTAGAACATCGATATTTACTACACCTCTATTAGGTAAGAGTGAGTTAACTGATAAAGATATTATCTTACTGGTAAGTCAGTATAAAATTGACAATGTGAATACATTTTTTAAATCAAGTTCAGAAGGAATTAGAGCTGGTGTGAGGAGTAGATTTGAATCTGAGAAAAACGATTTATTACAATTAGCTAGAGCATAACATGAATTCTAATACACAAGCAGCGCAGCAAGCACTTCTGGACGCGGTAAATACTCAGCTTAAAAATAACAATATTAATTTACCACCTGGGGCGTTTAATAATCTCTTAGCTCCTATTATTAACAATACAGCGGCTACTACTATCAATAAAGTAGTAACTGATGCTAATTCCCAAGTTAATAATATTCCCTCTAGCGCCATTGGGCCGGTCAATCCTGTTGATATTGTTGGCAGTAATCTTAACAGTCGAGATATTAGCAACTTACTTACCAATAGTGTGGTTGGAGGTACTGTACCCCAGGTTAGTAATAATCTTGTTAATAGCATCGGTAATACTATTAGAACAGCTCTTCCCCCTTCAGCTGCAGCCTTATTAAACTTTAACAATCTAGAAGCTTCGCTAAGTACTGGTTTAAGCAGCACCCTTAATAATATTGCTAGTACAGCCTTAAATAATTTTTCTTCTGGCCTGTTTCCTTCTACTGCAAAGATACCCGGGGTAAGTGATAATTTTAATAATCTAATTACAGGCTTTAGTTCAGAAGAATCTTTAGAAAAAACCGACGAAGCTTTTGCATCTACAACATCAGACAAGTATCTTAGAGAAGCAACATCATTCGACGTCAATAACGAAGATAATAAAGCAAAGCTTATTACTAATACAGAAGGCTTTATTGACCCGGTTGCAAAATATCCATCGGAAGAATACGAAGGCCGAACAGAGACGAATAAATTAGCCACCGGTGATGTAGCCGGTACTATCGTAATGGAGAAGAATCGGGATAGAATGGTAGGTGCCAAGCTACCTGGAGGAGAAGCCTGGGACCAGCCTCTTTCTCCTTACAGAGCAGAATACCCGTATAATAAAGTAACGCAAACAGAATCTGGCCATGTAATTGAAATAGATGATACTTCTGGTTCCGAAAGACTGCACGTATGGCATCGTTCAGGTACTTTCATAGAGATAGATGCCAACGGTTCAGTGGTTAAGAGAACTAAAGGGTCATCTTATGAGATTATTGACAAGAACGGTAAAATAGCTATTACAGGTAATGCAGAGATCTCAGTAAATGGTGCATGTAATATTTTTGTGGGTCAAGATGCTAATATTGAAGTAGAAGGTAATACTAACATTACATGTCATAATGATATTACTGCCATGGCTGGTGGTAAAATGAACTTATCTGCGGTAGAAGAGGTAAACATTACCAGTGGTAACGTCAACATAGAAGCATATTATAGCGGTAATGTAAAAACAGGTGTGAATCTAAACCTCCATAGTTCTGAATATACAGATATAAAAAGTAACACAAGAATCAACACATATACAGTTGATAACTATATTCAGTCAGAAAAAACCATTCATTTACTAAGTGGTGATTTAATAACTGGGGATAGTGGAGAGATTCACTTTAACTCCGGTCTTTCTCAACCTAATCAGGAGCTGCAGCAAGCTAGTCCATCTAACATAGGGGTAATGTCAGGCAGAAAGGATGTAGTTGTAGATCCTATTTGTGATCCAAACTTCTTGAACATTGCAGACAACTATGCAATGAAGCTTTGTGAGCCGGATGAATCATCTCAAACCTATAGCGACCATAAAGATACAATTACTAAATCCGGTCTCTCTAGTTTAGCTAATTTTGAGCGCGCTCCTAGATTAGTAGAAAGCACAAGTGTTTCGGGTAAAACATCTATATCAACTGGTAAGACAAGCTTACTTAGCGCAACAGCACTTCCGGAAAACTTTTATCTTTCCCCTAATTTTAACATTGAAAAGTTATCAACTAAAGCTACCATAACAAAAGAAGAGATTACACCAACAACAGAATATTCATTTGGTACTATCGTATATAATCTTCATTTACTTGCGATCAATGTATTAGAACCTATCTATAACTCGTTTCCAACATGTCAAGTTGCAAGCGGATATAGAAAGAGAGAGAACTGCACACCTAATTCTCTACACTACACTGGTCAGGCTATTGATATTCAGTTTAAAGGTAAATGTCCTGATGAAGTATACTACATTGCTAAAATTATAGCAGACATTGTAGCTTACGATACTTTTATACTACATTATACCAGCTACAGTAATACGCCATGGATTCACATAACTCTTAAGTCAAGCGGTAACAGAGGTCAAGCGATGACGTTCTGGAATCATCAGAAATATAGTAACTCTATCGCGTACCTGCTACCTCTCTAACAGATAAATAATTAAATGGCACGAACAACCAGACAATTTTCAGATATTAATCTACTGTTTAGCATTAATCCTGCTACAGCAGATCTAACAAAAAAGTTTGACGAAGAAGCTGTCAAGGCATCAGTTCGTAATTTAATTTCGACAAGAAACTACGAAAGACCATTTCATCCTGAGATCGGATGTCAGATTTTCTCTCTTTTATTTGAGAACTTTACACCAGTAACAACGCAGATAATGAAAAAGACGATTTTTCAGGTAATTGAAAAATTCGAACCAAGAGTTGTTGTCGATGATGTAGTAATTAGAGAAACCCCAGATCAAAACAGTATTGCAGTTGATGTATATTTTAGAATTGTTAACTCCGAAAAACCAATTACTGTAACAACTGCTTTAAGCAGAATAAGATAAGAATAAGATGGCTAATCTAAGAATAGCAGAACTTGATTTCGATGAAATCAAGGCAAACTTAAAAGCATTTCTCAACAATCAGAGTGAATTTTCTGACTATGATTTTGAAGGATCAGGTCTATCTGTTCTTATTGACTTACTTGCTTACAATACTCACTATAACGCATATCTCGCTAACATGCTTGTTAATGAGATGTTTTTGGATTCCGCTGTTAAGAGATCATCAGCAGTTTCCTTATCTAAGCATCTAGGCTATACACCGAGATCAGCTAGAGGTGCGAGAGCGCGCTTAACTATTGATGTGCTGAACCCGACAGGCTCACCATCTACACTTAACCTACCTATCTACAGCCCGTTTACAACTAATATTAACGGTACAAGCTATACCTTTCTTACAACAAGAGAGTACACTACATCTCCAACAAATAATACTTACACATTCTCAGATGTAGATGTGTTTGAAGGCCAAGCGTTTGAGTTTAGTTTTGTTTCAGCTAATCCAGGACCTGGAGAGCTGTTTCAGATCCCTAATCAAAACATTGACACATCGACTATAACAGTGACAGTGCAAGAATCTGCAACTAATGTTAGCACAACAGTTTATACTCTTGCTGATGACATTGCAGGGTTAGATGGAACATCTACAGTCTATTTCCTGCAAGAAAGCGCGCAAGAGCGCTTTGAGATATACTTTGGCGATGGTGTAATTGGAAAGAAATTAACCGCTGGTAACATTATTCGAGTTCAATACATTGCTACTAACGGTGAAGCATGTAATGTCTCTTCAACAATTCAGCAGAATTTTACCTCTGGTACGGCGATCGGTGGAAGCTCTAACATTTCAATTACAACTGAGTCTAACTCTACCGGTGGCGCAGGTAAAGAAGATATTACCTCTTTAAAATTCTATGCACCTAAGTTTTATGCTTCGCAAAATAGAGCAGTAACTGTATCGGATTACGCTACGCTTATTCAGCAGAACTTTACACAGGCTGAATCAATAAATGTATGGGGTGGAGAAGAAAATAATCCCCCTGCTTACGGTAGGGTGTTTATCTCTTTAAAGCCAACGAACGGTTATATTATTACTGATACAGATAAGAACTTTATTATTAACACCGTTTTGGCTGACAGAACGATGTTAACGGTAGAGCCTATTTTCGTAGACCCAGAATTTGTTTATGTAAATTTTGATGTTGAAATAAAATACAACCCGCTCACCACAACGACAACGAGAGCTGGTGTGGAGGCTGCTGTTAAACAAGCTATATCGGATTTCTTTGATCAGAACCTTCAAAGATTTAATAGCAAGTTCTACTACTCGCAGCTACAGGCAGCAATCTTAGCAGCTAATCCCTCTATACTAAGCTGTGTTATAGAGATTACGCTTAACCAGAGAATCTCTCCTTCCTTAAATACATCGAATAATTTTGATTTAAAATTTGCAAATAAACTACACCCGGCTACACTACAAAGTACTAGTTTCTTTGTAACAGTTGCAGGTAGCACTGTTACTGCTCGTTTGAGAGATGTACCTGTTGATATGCCTCCTAACTACAGCGGTACAGGGGATATTCAGCTTTACAATTCTACAACCGGTACCACTATACAAAATGTAGGCACAGTAAACTATGCTACCGGTGAGGTAACTATTTCGACGATTACCCCTATTGGTTACCCTGCAGGGGCGAGCGACATTAAAGTCTACACTGAACTGCAAAAGAGTTCTTATGATATTACAGTAGGAAAAAATCAACTACTAGTTTTAGATGAGAGCGCTGAAAACTTCTTTACAAGTGCTATCGAAGGTGTAAGAGTAAATCTTGTTAGTGTAGCATGAACATAAGAGATAAACTTTCCCAGCTCGTACCATCACAGCTTCCTGAATTTATCAGGGAAGACTATCCACAGTTTGTAGCCTTTCTACAGGCTTACTACCGTTTTTTAGAACAAGATCAGTATCCTCAAGAACTCTTACAAAATATAAGAAGCTATAACGATATTGATCGCACAGTAGATAGTTTTATTCAGTATTTTAAGAAGAACTACATTACACAACTTCCGTCTAATGTGTTATCTGATCCGAAGCTTCTTATTAAGAACATTAAAGACTTATACAGTAACAAAGGAAACGAGAGAAGCTTTACAGTACTTTTAGGCGTACTGTTAAACAAAAAAGTAGAATTTTACTACCCGGGAAGAAGTATTCTTATTGCATCGGATGGTAAATGGCAACAACCGGTATCAGTTTTTGTGCGTGTACTGACAGGGGACCCCGCTGCTATTATCGGTCAAAGAGTTAATGTAGTATCTCAGGATCAAATTGTTGATACAACTATTATTAAAGATAAGAGTGACGTTATAGAAACAATAGAAGGTTCTGAAGTAACTAGCCCGGATGCAGTAGAGCTATTCATTGATAATACTAATAACCCTACTATTGTAACGGGTAATTATATCGAATACGGTTCGTTTAGAGGTATAGTTATTGCTACAACCACCTTAGTTAATGTTCTTGACGGTGGTACAAATTTTAGAGTAGGTCAAACATTTACCTTGATTAGCGGTGATGGTAGAAGATCGGTAATTAGAATAACCGAGATAGGAACTGCCGGTACAATTCAGAGAGTAGAATTTATACGCTTCGGTATTGGTTACGAATCTAACTTCTTGTTTTCTTTTGCACCTGGTGCAGAGCAAATTAATGCTAGTGTGTTTTTTATATCTGGTGACACCATATATATTTCTGATATTTTAGACGGTTTCACTGACAGAGGTTATATTAATAGATTTACATTTACAAGCTCTATTGATCCGTACATGGATCTTTCTTACTGTGGTGATATTGTTAGAACGTTCTTTAATGATACTAGAGAAGACACAGGTGCTATCGGTGATACTGCTACTATTGAAGTTCTCCTAGGTTCAAAAGCAAAATACCCTGGTTTCTTTGCTACTAACGAAGGCTTCCTAAGTGATGATATTAAGCTACAAGATCAGGACTTCTATCAACCTTATTCTTATGTACTTGAGTTAGACGAGCAGCTTAAGAAGTATAAGCAAGCCGTTCTTGATATACTACATCCTGCAGGTACGAAACTATTTGGTAATTATACAATTAATAATGAGATTACGGCTTCACTATCAGGTGAGCTTACAGTCGAAGTAATTTAAAGAGTAAAAAATGCACAGTTACATTAACGTTGTAGGTTCAATAGCTATTTCAAGAATATTGGACAACGGAGAAAAAGAACTTGTTCGCGATTATCCTAATCTGGTAGTTGCAGCAGGTAAGACGTTTATTGCTAATAGAATTGCCGCAAATACAGCATTGGTGGACTCTATCGCTGTAGGTGTGGGTGAGACATCTGCTGTAAGCACTGATACAGAACTAGAGACCGAAATCGACAGATCTGCTCTTAGTACGAACGCGACTGTTATCGGCCCAGCTATTACCTACACATCTAACTTCGGTAACGCCAATGCAAACGGTACACTTTCAGAAGTAGGCTTGTTTAGTAATAGCACACTCGTCTGTAGATCGGTATTTCCTCCATACACTAAAAGCTCCAATGAAGCTATTGCGGTTTCTTGGACATTAACTGTTGTCTAATATGTCAAGTCTGTTAACACCCGTTTATAGCACCAGTATCATTGATTCGATTATCAATGAAATTAATCTCAATACGTCTTCTTACTATGTATTCGTAGGTAAGGCTACTGACTGGGAAGATGAGACTACACCACCCACGCCTATAAACAATGAATACAATTTCCGTGAGGTTAGAAAATCTAGCGTATTTTATAAAAAGATTATACCAAGCGAGGCTTCTTATTTAATACCACGTATTGATTGGACAGCTAATACTGTTTATGACATGTATGATGATCGATACGGTACGGAGATTATAGGCGTTAATATTACTTCTGGTGGCGCTAACTATTCCAATTTAACTGCTAATGCGGTTATTACAGGCAATGGATCGAATGCTAATGTCTCGGTTGTAGTGAGCGATGGTGCTATTTCAAAAGTTATTGTTAACAACCCTGGTATAGGGTATACAACAGCCAACGTGGCTTTTTATGGTGATCCCGGCTCAGGTGCTACAGGTACTGTTGTGTTAGCTGCTAGCTCGACAAACAAAACTAACCTTAAAGAATGTCTGTTTTATGTTTTAACAGATGATTTTCATGTTTATAAATGTCTCGATAATAATAACGGCGTAGCATCAAATACTAAACCAAGTTTAACCACAACAGATCCATTTACAACCGCCGATGGCTATAAATGGAAATTCCTGTATAAGATTCCAGATGCACTTAGAAATCGCTTCTTAACCGCTAATTACATTCCGGTTCTTAACTCAACCAATAGTAACTTCTACTCTAACGGTTCTATTCTTAGTGCAGCAGTACAGGCGAGCGGTTCCGGTTACACTGCAGCAAATACTTCTATACAAGTCACCGGTGACGGTTATCAGGATGGAAATAAACTGAGAATTGTAAGTGCTAATATTCTAGTTAGTGGCGATAGTTTTACTACTGCCAACGTCACTGTCGAACCACCTTATAGTTCAGTAGCCTGGTCAGCTACAACCGCTGTATCAGCTGGTACGAGAGTTAATCACGCTAATAACATCTATCTCGCTACAATAACTGGTACAACAGGATCAACGGGCCCCGTTCATACATCTGGTATTGTTCTTAATGGATCGGTTCGCTTAAAGTTTCTAGGCAATACTGCAAGAATACAAGCAAATGTGGTATCTAATGCTATTACAAGCGTAGGCCTTTTAAACCCGGGTTATGGTTATTTCTTTACACCTAACGTGACAATTACAGGTGGTGCTAACGCTAATATTATTGTTCAGACTGTACAGACTAGCGCTAACTTACAACCAGTTATTGTTGGTGGGCAGATTACTGGTGTACAAATTGTTGATGGTGGTATTGGCTATACCTATGCGTCTGCTAACGTTGTAGGAGATGGTGCCGGTGGTCGTGTTATTGTTGACCTATCAACAAGAGGTATTGACACACTACAAACCACTGTAGAACAACTAGCAGTGGATGGTGCGATTTACGCTATTAAAATGATTAGTAACGGGTACGGATATACTACAGCTAATGTCACAATAACCGGTGATGGGGTTGGTGCGAATGCCACAGCAACTGTTTCTAACGGTAGAGTAACTCGTATAAATATTACTGATCCTGGTAGCGGCTATAGCGATGCTGAAATTATTATAACCGGTAATGGTAAAGGTGCAAGTGCTCGAGCTATTATTCCTCCAAACGGAGGCCATGGAGTAAATGCAATTCGAGAATTATTTGCAAGTAAGCTCGGTCTCTCTACCGAACTGTATAAGATAGAGAATAAAGGATTTACAACCGCTAATGATTACAGACGCCTTGGTATTGTTAAAAACATTAAGGACTACAATAATACAGAGTTTTATAAAAAATTATCTGGTTCTGCGTGCTGGTTAATTACAGGTACGTTCAGCAGTGGTAGTTTTCCTATCGATACACAACTAATTCAAACAAGCACAGGCGGTCTGTTTACTGTGATTGAAGTAGAAGATAATAGAATGCTAGTACAGATGGTTAACTCTATTGAACCGGAAATTGGCGCTACCATTACAGATAATACTACATCCTTCGTAGTTGCTTCTGTAGAAAAACCAGATGTAGATTTCTATTCAGGCGACCTCCTATATATTGTTAACAAAGAAGCTTTTGATGTAACAGGCGACCAGTTAGTAACAATTAAAACAGTTTTAGGCTTTTAAAAAGATATGATCGATCTAAACGTTTCCCCTTATCACGATGACTTTGATGAACGCAAAGGGTTCTATAAGATCTTATTCAGACCTGGTTACGCTGTGCAGGCACGCGAGCTTACACAGCTTCAAACTCTGCTTCAGAATCAGATCTCTAAGTTTGGTAATCATATCTTTAAGGATGGTTCTGTAGTTATCCCTGGTGGTATTTCCACAGCATCGGTTAACTATGTTAAAGTTCTGTCTACTGACGTTAGTGTATTTCTTAATACAGAAATTACCGGCGGCACATCCGGTGCAAAAGCCTATGTTGTTGCTGTGTCTAACAACATAGAAGATAATATATCCAAGATATATTTCACATATACTAACGGTATTCCATTTCAGCAAAACGAAAATATTGCTAACAGTGTAGATACATTTACACTAGTTGATGAAACAAGTTTTACCGGTACTGCTACTGCTTTTTCAATAGGTGACTCTGTATATTACGTGAATGGTTTCTTTGTATTTTGCGAGAAGCAAACTACCATTATTGGTACTGATGACACATCAGCGACTGCTAGAGTTGGGCTTCAAATAACTGAAGATATCGTTTCTACATCAGACGATGAGACCTTACTGGACCCTGCTAGAGGCACATTTAATTTCTCTGCACCAGGCGCAAATCGCTACAGTATAACACTAACCCTAACCTCTTTCGACTATACACCATCAGACGAAGCTGCTGATAACACATCGGAGAACTTCATTGAGCTAGCAAGATATGTATATGGTACAGCGGTTTACGTTAACCAGGTGCCTATCTATTCAGAACTAGAAAATACACTTGCAAGAAGAACCTATGATGAGTCTGGTGATTACACTGTTAAATCATTTGGTTTAAAGGTTGAACCGCATGTTAACGGTGATAATACGCTACTTTCTCTAAGAGTCGAACCCGGTAAGGCTTATGTCCGCGGTTATGAATTCGAAACTATTGCGCCAACCTATCTCGATCTGAGCAAAGCAAGAACGGCTATTCTCAACAACGAATTTCCAATTACCATTGATTACGGGCAATTCGTATATATTCAAAATCCTAACGGCGCTGTTGATTATACCGCTAACCCGGTCGCTAATCTTTATAATAACATAAATCTTTCTGCAGCAAACATTATTGGAACTGCTAGAATTAAACACATTGATTACGATTCAACTGTTGGCTCTAACACCATTTTTAAGCTGTACATTGACGATGTACAGATTGGTGCTAATGCAATAGCGACGCTTCGTACAGTTGCAGTAGGTACAAACGTATTAGCAGGCGCTTTCGTTTCAAATGTTAATTTAAGTAGCTATAGTGCAAATACTGTAACACTAACCACTGCTGAAAATTTAGCTTATATTACTGAGCTACCTAAGCAGTATGTTGCAAATATTATAGCTTCTGAAACCTCTTATGAATCACTGAAAGTTATTAGCGATGTAACTTTCACATCTAATACAGTACTGGCATTCGCTGGTCCTATTAATATTTCTTCACCGCATCAATTTGATGCCGGGCTTGCAGAAAACACCTATATTGTCACTGTCACGTCGGTATTGTCTGGAACTATACCTGTTGGTTTAAGATTAGAGCCAAGCGACCTAGAGATAGAATACGTTTCAGGCACCAGCATTAACATTTCTTATACCGGTGGCTACAGCGATAACTCAACATTCGTTGCATCTATTACTGCACCTACTGTTGTTGTAAGCCCGACCTTTAAAACTAAGACCCTTACCAGCGGTACAAAAGTTATTACTGGTGGGGCTAATATTGCACATTGGGCTAACTTAATTCAAACATCTTCGTTAGACAAGTCAGATATCTTCACACTGACGTCCGTACTAGTATATGATGATCAGGCAAATGTCTTTTCTTATTCAGACTATTATGATCTTGATAACGGTCAAACTGATATATCGTATGATCATGGCTCTGTTACATTAAAAACCGGCTACGTTTCTCCTGCATTCAATTACAGCAATGTTGCAGCAACTATTTACGCTGCTAATACTGGTAATATTGCTAACGTTACATTTAATTTCGATTACTTCACCCACACCGGTGAGGGTGTACTTACTGTTGATTCTTATACAAACTCAGGTATAGAATATACAGATATTCCGATCTTTGCATCTTCAACCGGTCGTACTTACAATTTACGTGATAGTTTTGATTTTAGACCCAGACAAAACGACGGGGCTACCGCATATTCATCTGGTTCTTTTGGCGCACCTGGTACAAGAATTACAACTGACTTTTTTAACTACATAGGCCGCAAAGCAAGACTAGTGTTAACGAAGGAACGTAAGCTAACAGTAGTTGATGGTGTCGCGGATGAGTTTCCTGTTGTGCCGCTGGACGTTGCTGATGCAATGTCTTTATATCTAATTGATATTGCACCATACACTGCTACTGTTAACGACGTCACATTCCAATACATCGATAACAGACGTTATACAATGAGAGATATCGGCCGTATTGAGCGACGTATTGAAAAACTTGAGTATTATACAGCCCTTTCTTTATTAGAAAAGACCGCAAAAGACGAAAGTATTGTAGATCCAGGAACTACGCTCGACAGATTTAAGAACGGTATTGTTGTCGATTCGTTTGCAGGGCATTCTGTTGGGGATGTTTCTAATCCTAAGTATGAGTGTTCTATTGATTATGAAAACCGTGTTTTAAGACCAAGATTCTCTTCACAATCCTTTAACTTTAAGTTGAACAGCGGTTCTGGTTACATAAAGAGAGATGACCTTATCACGCTTGATTATACTACCGAGACGTTCTTAAATCAGCCTCTTGCATCTACATGGGTAAACCTTAACCCTTATTTTGTATTCAACTGGAATGGTGTTGTAACTCTTAATCCCGCAACAGATACATGGGTTGATACTTACACTAAGCCTGATGTTGTAGTTAACCTTAACGGTGAGAATGACGTCTTTACTCAGCTGGTACCGAGTGTAACCAACCCAGCCGCTTCTGGTGTTAGATGGAACGATTGGCAGACCATTGTAAACGGCACACCACAGGTTACAAATGCTCTTTCTACTTCAACAACTGTAGGAACGCAAACTGTAGCAGGCAGAACTTTACAAACCACCACCACTACTACTACTAACACAACCACTACAACAGTTAATCAAACTGTTGCTAGAGTCGGTGCTGAAATTTCCACTGGCGCTACACGCACTATAACCAGAGATATAGGTACGCGAATTGTTGATACGTCTATAGTACCGTTCATTAGAACAAAAATTGTAGACTTTTCTGCAAAAAGCCTTAAGCCATCAACTACATTAAATGCTTCTTTTGATGGAATAGATGTAACACAGTACTGCGTGCCAGCTACCCAAATAACTATTACCGGTACGATTCCTAGTACCGCGAAGACTATTCGGTTAACATCAAATGCGTCTGTTAGCGGCAGAATTATTATGTCAAGACCAGACCGTGTATTTGTAAGCATGCGGGAAGGTCTGATTTATGGGGGAAATGCTGTTACTTTTCTTAGTGAGTCAGGCAGCTCTATTGGTACGGCGACAGCTAATACGGTTATTTACTCCACTGACACTGGTACTATTTCCGGTAATGTAATACTTAAGACAAACGAGCTTGGTGACATTGCAGGCGCATTCGTTATACCTAACACGGAAGATGTAAGATTCAGAACCGGTGAGCGCGAATTTAAACTTTACGACGCCCCAGGTGCAGCAGCAACCACTGCGGCAGCTGCTAAGTATGTTGCTCAGGGTATGTCACAGTCTACGGAAAGGACAATCGTAGCAACCCGTGTTGCGTCCGTTTCAATTAACCCTGTGCTTGAAATTGGTGCAGGGCGAACAACGACAACACAATCTACCGCCGTGGTAGGTACACAGACTAATACCGTTGATATTACACCACCACCGCCGCCAGCTCCACCACTACCACAAAGTATCAATTGTGGACAGGCTGTAAACGGTAACGGTAGAGTAGGCCGTCAGACCTTCACGCTTAATTTCGGCTCAGATATCGGTTCATGTGGTATTAACTATAATGCATTCTCAGTGCCAGATCGTTACACCATTATTTGGAATGGTCAAGAATATACAACTGGTTTTGTTGGCAGCTCATCATTTAACAGCCGTCTGAGAGCTCTAGGATTCCCTGATGTCGTGGGTTCAGGTTCAGGCCAACTAAGATTTAATAAGACACTCGCCTCCCCTTCGACTGCTACACTGATTGTTGATGCGCCTATATCTGGAACAGCATGGAGCTTTACGGGTGTATGCCCAACATCAAACATTGCTCCGACGCCTACGGTTTCCGGTTCGGTGTGGCTACAAATTCAAGATAGAACTATTGTCGTTCGAGAGAGTGGCGCCAGACCGCCGGTTAATATAGCACTAACACCTTTAGCCGTCAGCACACTGCTTACTGTGAGACGACTAATCTTTGGTAATATAACATCACCAAGGTTTGCAAGAATATCCGGTCTTACAATTGATAGTGTAACTGATAATGCAACAGGCGCTGCGATTGCAGGTGTAACCCTCACGAGTAGCAGTGTCGACGCTACATTTTCATCAATAACTGGTGCACCTGACTGGAGTACAACCTTAGCTGCGGTACCACAAATTAACGCTCTTGTACCAGCAAACAGGGGTGGTAGTTATACAATTCGTATTTCCGGTACTGTTACCTTATACACTGATTCAGCGCGAACTGTATCATCGGGTATTACTGCCAGCGCATCGGGCAGGATTACTATTTTTAGAGATTTAACCCCAGGTTTTAGTGATCCAGTTGCGCAGACCTTTTTTGTCGATGCAGAACAGTATCCAAATGGTGTGTTTGTTGATTCGTTAGATCTGTATTTCCGATCTAAGTCCAGTACTTTACCGGTTACTGTGCAGATCAGGCCTACGGTAAACGGGTATCCTTCTTCGGTTGACGTACTCCCGTTTGCAACATCAGTACTTTCACCTGATGATATTACAATATCAACTACAGGAACCGAAGCAACTAATTTTAAATTTGATGCGCCTGTGTATCTCGCACCAGGTGAGTATTCTTTTGTAGTACTTTGCAACACTACAGAGTATGAAATTTTTACTGCGCGAATCGGGGATAATCTGTTAGCAGATGTAACTAAGAGAATTACAACACAGCCTGCTATTGGTTCGATGTTTAAATCTCAAAACGCATCCACCTGGACACCGATTCAAGAAGAAGATATTCAATTTAAATTGAACAAGTGTGTATTTGAAACTGATACACCAGCTGTTGTAACGCTGGATACCGATATCCCTTCTGGCTATGGTACAGTGCCATTCGATGTATTCTACGCATCAGGTGAAACGGTTGACTTTGCTGCGACCAATATTGAATATTATTACAAAACTACCGATACCTCTAACAATGCCGATAGCTTTGTTAGATATCAAGCTGGTTCAAATGTCTCATTAGATGAGCGTAAACATGTAAGAAGCACCAACCCATCTGATTTACAAATGCAGGTAGTAATGTCTACTGAAAATAGAGATATTTCTCCTGTAGTCGACCTTAATAGACTTTCAAGTGTTTTAGTCCAAAACATTGTTAACAATGATTCAACAAATGAAACATTAGCTAATTCTGGTAATGCGGTAGCTAGGTATATCAACCGTAAGGTAACTCTAGCCCCGGGCTTCGAATCACTGGATCTTAAGGCCTATCTGCTCGCCAATCTACCAACCAGCACCAGCATTAAAGTGTACTATAAAGTCGCGTCTGTCTATGATCCGTTCTTTGAAGATAATGAATGGCAAGAAATGGTTGTTGAGTCAGCTGGCACACCATCTGAAACGGGCTGGGTAGAGTATAAATATAAAACATCTACTGATACTGCACTTGCTAATGGTGATAGATTTAAGACGTTCGCTATTAAGATTGTTATGCTATCATCTGACACTACAAAAGTTCCACAGATTAGAGACTTGAGAGTTATTGCGCTAGATGACTAAGATATTAGCTAAAGTTCAAGAACATAAAGATCTAGTTCGTGATATGGAGTCAAAAGCAGTGCTTAATGTTGATCAACAAGCACTGCTTGAGCACCGTCGCAAAAAGCGCATGATGACTGAGCTACTAACTCATGGTAGTAGAATCGATAGAATAGAAAATGATGTATCAGAGATTAAACAGATGCTTAAACAGTTATTAACGAAATAAAAAATGGCAAGTTTAACCCTACGGAACGTAGTAGCAAGACCGCTGACAAATCAGGAAGTTGATGATAACTTCACAAGTTTAAACAGCGAATCAGCTAATAATATATCTAGTATTGCAACACTTAACAATCTAGTAGGTGATGCTGAACTGCTTCTTACAACTGAAACAGATAGTATCGTCTTAGCGCTTAATGAAGTTTATAGAAGAGCTACTAACCAGGTTGAGATTACAGCAGGTGGTAACATTACTGTATCTGGTAATGTATCTGGTAACTATTTTCTAGGTAACGGTTCGCTACTATCTGGTATTTCTGTAGATTCAACACGCATTGTTAACGGCACAACTACACTAACTGCATTAACGAACGGTACAATAGTTGCTAATATTGCTGGTACAAGCATTGCTACATTTGATAAATTTGCAAGTAATCTGGCAAACATAATAGTTAACGGTACATTAAATTCCACAACTCTTAAAACAAGCAGTTTGCAAGATAGCACCGGTAGAGTGCTGCGCATACTAGATGAATCTAATGTTGTGATCTGGGGGGGTTAAATGTCTTACCCTCTCGTATACAGAGGCGAGGGAACAGTTCAGCCTATGACTCAGGCTGAGTTCAGTGAACTTGCAAACGTTGTACTAGAAGCATTTGCCTCAGAAGATGGACCAGGCAGTATCTATACAACAGATACCCCAGGAGCTAATTTAACTTTTATTGGATCTTTTTACGACACCAGTCTAATAGGCAACGTTAACGAGGTCATTTCTGGAACAGGTGTTTACGTTAGTGGCTCGACGGGGTATACTAGTACATCTATTCTCTATGATGTGTCTAGAGATTATACCGGGGCAGCTGTCTACGAGTCTGCTACAACTTCTACAGCATCTATCTCTATAATTGCAAAGCAATTTTTTCAGGATCTTAATACACCTACTGGTACCGAACCCCCTAAAGTCGCATTTCTTAATCTTTCTAATACCGCTCCAATCAAATTAGGCATTGATGCACTGGTAGATGAAATACACCAATACCTTATCGATTCGGAAGGCCCCGGTTCGTATATTCTAAGATCCGAAGTACCTAATGACGGCATCTGGCAGAACCTAGGTGCTATTGACGATGTTTTTAGCTCAACAGTAACTAACAGCAACAAGTTTTTATTTAAAAAGTTATACTCAACTGGTGATATCCCACGTGTAAATAGACCTCTAAAATTTAATGGAGATGGTACACTACAAAGACTTAACGATATTGAGTTAAGCAGATTTGCAAAAAAGATACGCGAGAAGATTGTTAACACGGGTATTGGTACCTATAGACTAGCCCCAACAGCACCTGCAACAGGTACTTGGTTAAATGTAGGTAGTGTTCGCGACACAAGACAAAGAATTGCTGGAACACAGAGCGTTAGCTATAGCTTAGATTATACTGGTGCTACAAATACTTTTGTTTCTTCATCCTACTCAGGCACTAATTACGGCGGTACAGGGATCTATAATAATGCTAATAGCTCGTACGTAAATGATATTGGCGTGTTCTCTGCGCCCGGTATTGCTGCAGTTTATGAAAGCAGCACGTTGTTTTCCACTACTCAATATATTACTAATGAGCTTGAGTATCAAGGTAAGTTCGCTGATATTATTTACGAGAATATAGGTACTGATTATACTGCAGTTACAAGTAGTTATAGTAATGTTAATTATGTTAATTTAGAGCTCTATGAATCTAGAGATATTTCAGAATATGTTCTGTCTTATGTAGAAACGTATGGGGGTGAGCCTCGCTATATTAATGTTAGCAGTGACGTTTACGCTGGTTACGTGCTTGCATACACCTCAGTATATACTGGTCCTATTCTTTACACAGCTGCAGGGGTAAGCTATGCTTCATATACCGCAGATCCATTAACATACTCTGGACCCGGTTCATATACCAATCCCCCTGCTACATATACATTAGAAAGCTATACAAGAAATTTCTATGAAGGAGATGTAGAGCTTTCCTACGAAGATTCCTTACCGCTGTATCTAGGTGAGCTATACACATTAGCTACGGTATACGTAGGAGCTTCTACCAGTTATCAAGATAACTCAACATCGTCTTATACTGGTGGTATTTCCTACTCAGATGAAAATATATATAATTCTGGTATAAGCAGCTATGCCTCCGTGTCTGCATTTTCTACTACTACCAACTACACCACTACATACAGTCTAGACAACGCATATCTTTCTGCTGAAAAAGATTATCTTGTCGGTGAATTCTCAAGTACGCTTATTTTTAATGAAGATCCTAACTCGTACAACCTAGCAATTTATTCAACTGAAACATATGTAAGGGATCCAGAGGCTTCACTTTACACAGGCCCCGGTTCTTACACTGATGTAGCAGATAATGTCTACTCGATTGAAGACAGTGAAGTTTATAGTTCCATAGAAGAATATTCTGGACTTGAAACTCAATACACTTTAAGTTATGAGACCGCTACACCTTATACAGTAGGTATAGATTATGTTGGCGCATCTACATCGTTATACCTTGGCTCAGTTATTGAAAATTATCAACTATCCTATTCTACAGTTCTTACTTATACACTAAGTACAGAATATCTTGAAAGCACCCCATACACCTTAGAACCGGTGTATGATACTTTATACACCGGGCCTACACTTACCTATACGGAAGAAGTTGGTGTAGCGTACGCTATATTTTTGCAGCCCTTGACATATACTGGTGGTGATACCGTTTATGTACAAGAAATGGTTACACCTTCGGAGTACTATGAACGCAACGACGACATTTATAATGCTGCTGTAAATACATATACATCCCCGCTATCTTACATAAGTTTTATAACAGAAACTTTATTTTCTAATGCTTATTCAATCTCGTATGTTGGACCTGGCCAGTACTTAAACAGTGTACCTTCTCCAGCAACTTACATGGGAGAAGGTACAGAAGAGTATTATGTAACTATATACCAAGACGGGTACGTAGGTACGTTTACCCGGTTATATAATACTGAAGACGGGGGTGTGTATACACAAATAAATCCCTATTATACTGGTATTTTAGGTGAATACCTACTTAGCAGTGAGTATACAGGTCCAAGTGTGGATATTTTTTACTCTGAACAATACACAGCAAATGAATTATTATATGGAGGGCAACTTCAGTACTATAATGCCACGTATACTACCGGTGCGCAATATATTAAAGAAATAGTTTATTTTTTAAGTGAGTATATTAATACGTTTAATCAAGAATATATATTATCATACGAAGGTCCTGCAATACCAGCACCTGCAGGTCCGCTAACTAGTTTTAGTGCTGCTTTGTACAGTGAACAGTATACAAACATTTTTTCAGGTCTGCCTGGGTATACTGCACCAGAAATGTACGAGAGTGTGAACTTTGCTTCAACACCTACTTATACTTTAGGATTCGCTGGTCCTCAAGATGATGAATATTTGTCAGAACCCGAGTTTTATGCTCAAGATTTTAATAGAACATATACTACTCAATATGAAAATATTTACACAACCGTAGACTACACCGGGGATGAATACGCTTTAGATATCTATACAATTGAAGTACCTTATACTATTGATTTATTATACGATACGTCGACGGGCTACGTTAGAGACGTAGGCTATGGTAACCCTCAATACTCTACATTAAACGTAGACAAAAATCTTTATATTGGCACTGGAACTGTTGAATATACAAGAGAAGATTTATATGCTATAGATGTAGTATATACTGGATTGATAACGTACACCGGTCCTACCTCATCATACACCATAAGTGCTGATTTCTATACGGGTACTATTATTAAGCCTACAAGTTATGATGTTTTCGGTGACTTAAGAAGTTATGTGAATGCAACCCCTTTAACTAGCTACACAGGATCAGCACCTACCGCTTACGATAGCTTTACGCCGTTGTACTATACTGGACCTGGTGCCGTTTACTATACAGGGGACGGTACGTTTAATGCAGTTTACGATCGCATTCTTGGATTTACAAATACATTATATAACGAAGAACCGATATACACTGTTGCGATTAATTACTCGCTTGTTATAAACTATACGAATGATAGCGTACCAGACGCAACTGATTATAGCGGGCCTGGGTTCGATACATTTGCAGGTGCAGAGCTATTATACTCTGGTGAAGTATTTTTTATAGGGCCTATTCAGTACACTCTTACAAACGAATACACATTGGGTATATTATATACATCAGATACAACTTTTATACCATATACCGGTCTTGTTGTTTACTATACCTCAACTGAGTTAAATTATTCAACTGACTATAACGCTTTTTACACCACGTTACTGGCGGATTATGCCGGTTATAATCTTTCGGTATTTTTAAGTATACCAGAACCTACGTTATATACTGATGTGAGTTATGTGACGAGCTATACAGCCTTACAATACACTCAAGATAAGTACGATACAACCCTTGAATATTCCGGTCAAGTTATTTACACAGTTGCTGATCCAGAATACACAAACACATATACCACATCAGTAGAGTATGTAGGTCCAACTGGTGTTATCTATACCGGGGATATTGAATATACCGCAACTGTAGATTTTGTTGCAGATAGCTACACTGGCTCAGAAATAGACTACATCAACACTACAACCTTTAATGAATCCTATACTGTTTCAGAAGCATATAACCTACTTGTTAATTATACCGGTAACGTGGATATTGTACCTACATATACATCTGAAGTCGCAGCTAATGAAGCCGTTATAAATAATGATGTGATTGATGCAACTGAATACATTCTATGGAGAAGAATCGCATGAGTATTATTAAAAACCCCCATTTCGTTGATGTTGAAAAAACTAAAGTTCGTTTTGAACTTATTAATGATAGCGGTGTAACATCCGTTGCAGAACTTACCGTGCCTCCGAAAATGGCCCGCGGTGTCAATGCAATGTGGGACCGTATCCTTGATGAGTTCGATGTTGAAAAGATGCGTCGCGAGCGTAATGAGCTGGAGACGCGTCGTCGTAGACAACAAGAATTTGATCGTAAAAAGCGTCTTGCTGCAGAAGAGAATAACAAGCTTAAAATTCTTTTCGATGCGAAAATGAAAGCATTCGAAATGCCTTTCATTGCTAATGCAGAAGATAAAATTAAAACAGCTATCAGACGTGCACCTGATATGCTGATGCTAAACATTATTATTCATCATCAAATGATGAATTACATGTCTGAAAAGAATATGTCTTTCATTGATGTATTTGACGAGCTCGATGATATTCAAGACGCCAAAGAAGCACAGCAAAAAGCACAACAAAGCAAATCGTAATCGTGAAATATTTACATAATAATGGTCGCACCAGCGACAGGGGCTTCATCTATGTTGCATCCCGTGATCGACTGTACTACGAACTAGCGCTACTATCTGCTCAAAGTCTTCGCGATTACTTCCCAGAAGCACATCTAACCCTATTCACACATGAGCGGTTTGTAGACGAGCGTGCTGCTAAAATGTTCGATAATGTCATCGTTGATATCCCTGTGCACTACAGAGCCAAGATGTGGTGTATGGCTCGAACCCCATACCAAAAAACTATCTATAACGATGCTGATTCTATTATTAAGCATCGCGATATTAAGAAGATGCATGATTTTCTTGATGAATGTGATATGTTTTTTGGTACCTGTTTGCTCTATACAGTAGGTAATCCTAAGTGGGGTTATATGGATCATGCGCAGACCGAACAACCAAAGTATCATGGTTCACTGTGCGGGTACAATAAATCTGATCTTACTTTAGATTTTATGCAGACATGGTTCGATAAATACTTAGAGCAGCTTAACAACCCATGGCCATACGGTAAAAATCACCCCAAGGAGTGGCAGATTTTCGATATGTTTACGTTATGGAGAATGACGTCTGGAAAATTCGAAGAGTTTGATCGTTTTAAGGCATTAAATATTAAACTACTCGAAAGACGTTATAATACTACCGGTCAAGATTTACCAGAAGACATTGGTGGTAAGCCGGTCATAGTCCAAGTAGATAAAGGTACCTGGAAAAAGATACCCCATGCTTGGGCAATTATAGAGAAAGGAATTGAAGATGAAGCCCATTCCCTTGAAAAGCCCCCGCTTAAAGGTCCTATTAAACAATATAATTGAGGACTTTTTCGCACCTAAAATGGTCGAACTCGGCAAAAAGACTGCCGACCGTAAAGACGACCTACAGCCTAATAACTACGGATGCTCAGATGAGTACTTACAGGAGGCAATGAAGCACCCTGTTTCTACGTACGGGTTTCCGAGATCATGTCTGGGGCTTGGTATGTCGATGCAGTCAACGCCCCCTCAATTCTACGATCTGTTTGAACCAACTCAGCGTAAGGTCGCAAAGATTGGTGCATATTTAGGTACCCCTGTTAATGCTTTAGCTATGCTTTACCCTGACAAAGGATACATTGGCTGGCATCATAACGGTAATGCACCTGGGTATAATATTCTTTTTTCTTATAGCCAAGACGGGGAAGGTTGTTTTAAGTGGTATGAGAAAGCCACAAAGACAATTCACGTGATCAAAGACGAACCGGGTTGGAATGTAAAGGTTGGTTATTATCCTAGCGAGAAAACCGAAACCGATATGGTCTATTGGCATTGCGCAGAGACTAAGAAGCAGAGAGTTTCAATAGCTTACATTCTTAATCATCATGATATGTGGGCTAATATGATTGAAACAATTTCTGATGGTGATTTTGATAAGAGTATTCTAGAGCAAAAAGGTGCTTAACGTTCACTGGCGTACAGGCGTAGGGTATGGGGATTTTGTAACTGGATTAGGTTACGCTCATACAACTTCAATCAAATACCAAACACCTGTACATATAAAATTTTTCTGGGAGCATTCAGAAGATTATCTGTTCTCACCTGATGATCCTGAAACCATTGTTGATAGATGTCATTACATTCAAAAAGTAATGAGGTCAAATCCAATGGTAGAGGTCTCTCATGTTTATAATAAGAGACTAGAATATAGATTCTTAAATCAATTTGACGAATTTAACCCGCTGCATGGCCTGTGGTATAGCGATCTACCTCAGAGCACTTCTAGAAATGTTGTATTATGGTCCAGCCGCTTTAATAAAAGCTACCCCGGTAAAAGTAAAGATCCAGCCATTCATCATTGGGATAGAATAATTAAAAAAATAGAGAATCACGGGTACACTGTAACTGAAGTAACATATCGAACCTCGGTGAAAGAAGTTGTATCATTGGTACAGTATTGTGCTTTTGGTATTGGCTACGATGGCTTAATTCATCAAATTTATAAATTTATGTGGAAGCCTGTAATTGTGCTTTGTGAACGTATTGGGCTAAATAAGTTACTCATACCACAGGCTTCTTTAGTAGCTGACCCAGAAAAGTTCTTAATGACTGATCTTAACTACTATATAAAAGATAGTGAGAATAAAATAATTGATCTAAAAAAGCAACATCAAAGGTATATGAATGAGCATGCGATCGCTAATGAACACAGACTTTACAATACCCCTATCGGTTGATAGAGCGGTTATTGAGGTTAACGGTGGGTGTAATTACTCATGTCAGATGTGCCCTCAATCGAATGAGCCTGACGGTAGAGGTAAGAACTGGCTTAAAAAGATTTCTTTAGTAGATTTTGAACGTATTGTAGAAGAAGCTTCGCATTACGGTTTAAATGTTGTTAATCTTGAAGGTTCGGGTGAGCCTACTCTTAACAGCAATCTACCTGACTATATTAGAATCGTTAGAAAATATAACGCCAAGCCTTTTATCTATACAAATGGATTTAAGTTAAAAGGTGATTTTATGAAGAAATGCGTTGATGCCGGTCTAGCATTAGCGCGTTTTTCTGTTATTGGATACAATCAGCTTCAATATATTAAGTGGATGAATCAAGATAGCTTTAATCAAATTAAGAAAAATGCTATCGAAATGAAAACGTATATTGAAGAGACAAGAAGTGATTGTATTGTTGCATCTTATCACCTTATTTTAGATAACGATAAAGTAGATTTTGAAGTAGAGCAATATAAAAAGAACTTTATCGAACCTGTAGGCACCTATGCAGAAATCTGGAAAATGCATAACTGGTCAGGTGTGTATGACCCTGACTATAAGCGAAGAGGCCAAAAACGAACATGCGGTAGGCCTTTCTCTCCTGATCTAACCATTAGAGCTGGTTCTTCTACTGGTGGTAAGCTTTCTATTGCACCTTGCTGCCAGACTCTAGGTCGCGACGATGAAGCTGATCTAGGTTCTATTGCTGATAAATCAATCGAAGAGGTGTGGAACGGTGAACGCTATCGCTGGTTAAGACAGATGCATGCAGAGAATCGATTTGACGAAGTACCGTTCTGCAAAAATTGTGATTTTTTATACGAAGATAACGAAGTACTGGTATGGAAGAATAATGACCTGGTTCAAATTAATAAGATGAAGGGTACTAAATTCACACTGGAGGATTACAAAGATGTATGATGCAGAAAAATATTTAACGGTTTTTAATGCTATGGGTACTGATAAAGCTAAGTCCCATGACTATCATCTATATTATAAGGATGTTTTTACAGAAAAAACAAAGTCCTTATTAGAGATAGGCATTAAGCAGGGTAAATCTCTTGCAGCATGGAGAGCTTTGTTCCCTGGAATTGAGCTCTATGGCTTAGACAATAATCCCAAGAGCCAGGATAAAGAATACATTAACTATGCTAAAGCTAACCGAATTGTTAATGGTGATTCAACTGTTCAGTCAGTTACCGGCAATTTTCCTAGTGTAGATGTGATTATTGACGATGGGTCACATTTTTATAAAGATCAAATAAAAACCTTTAATGTATTTCACGGTAAGTTTAAAAAAGTCTATGTTATAGAGGATGTTCTTTACAAATGCGATGAGATAGTTGAAGCTATAAAAGCTAAAGGTTATACCAACGTAACTGTCTACCCTAGTAAGACAAAAAACGTAGCGGTAGATCTAAATCTAGTTGAAAACGATTCTAAAGAAAAATCAGGACAGACAGTCAATATTGATCTGTTTATGATTGTAGTTAGGAAGTAATCTCTTCCCATTCAAATGTTAAGATTGGTTTATTAGGCTCAGGTGTTTTAATTCTGCGATCTATGAGTTCTTGATTCTCTTTACTTATTTTTTTATCTTTGGGTGAGGTGGCGAGGCCTTTCAGGGAACTGGAAGGCCTTCTTGTTAGCATAATATCAACACCATAGAGGTATTTTTCTTTACCGAAATGTAGCAGCTGCTTGAAGTATTCTCTATCTCCCCAGCGTTCACCAATTAATTCTTCATCATAACCGCCCGCGCTGAAAAAATGCTTGCGATGTATAAGGTAGTCATTAACTGATCCATGTGTTTCATTCATACTAGAATGAGCCATGAATCTATAGCGTACATTGTCTTTAAGCTTTGCTTCTCTGATAGCTTTATAAGCATCTTTTACAAAGATAAACTCTCTGTCTATATCAAGAAGAATTACAAAATCATTTGATGATTGCTTCATTATAAGATTTCTACAGCCATGAGAATTAAAGCCCAGGTCATCTTTAATACGAAATAGTCTAATCTTATTCGTTGGTTTTACATAATCTCTTATGTGTAGCTTAGAACCGTCGTCAACAATAATAAGCTCATCAACATAATCAAGGTTTCGCTTAATGAACTTTTCCAGATAATCCGGGTTGTTATAATAAGTCGTACCTAAAGTTAGCTTCATAAATATTAGAAAAAATGTACGAGTACATCAGACACGGTAAGATTACCCCCACAGAGCTTGCAAGAATAAGACGCGAAGTTGACGCTTTTCGTGATAAAAAGTTCGTGTCTAGTATAACTGGTAAGCAGGCTGTTAACTTGAGTGTAAGAGATTCTTTTGTTTACTTCCCTAAACCAAAAGAAACACCTTATATATTTAATTACCTACAATCCGCTATTGCTATTGAATATGTAGGCTTGAATTTAAATGTAACTGATGTTGCTGAAATACAGTACGTTAGATATGAGCCTGGTGGTTTTTTCAAATGGCATCAAGATGATATCTATCGCGAGGGGGGTAGAACTAGAGGGTTAACCTTCTCTATCAATATATCTGACGAACAAGATTACGAAGGCGGTGAATTGTTAGTAAGAGTTGGTGAGAACATTCATAAGCTTAAGAAAGAAGCCGGTTCTTACATCGTTTTTCCTTCATTCTTAAAGCATACCGCCACAGAAATAAAATCTGGCGCGCGTGAAGCTATTGTTGTGTGGATTTATCTCTCTGAGACCGAAAGAAAATTCTTAAAAACACAATTTGGTCTCAAACCGGAATAATATAAATAAGATAACATAATAGGATCCATATGGCTGTCGTTTCTAACCTTTTTATAGATCAAGGCACAACGTATACTGTAACTGTTTCGGTTACGGACGATACCGGTACAGCTAGAAATTTAACCGGTTATACTGCTAGATCACAGCTAAGAAAATCGTATTACACTAACAGCAATACCGCTTTTACTGTTAGTATTTTAAATCCCTCTGAAGGTGAAATTACATTATCTCTTACTAATACACAAACTTCAGCTCTTAAACAAGGGCGCTACGTGTATGATCTCGAATTAGTAGAGACAGCAACCGGTAAGGTTGAGAGAATTGTTGAGGGTATTGTAACAATTTATCCTGAGGCAACAAGATAATGGCTGTTACTGTTCGCACACCTAACCCTAATAATATCACTGTTAGCCAGGGTTCGCAGACAGTAGGTAGTGTCGTGGTGAAGAAAGCCGGTGCTCTGACTATTCAGGGTCTTAGTAATGTTGATACATCAAACTTACAAGATGGATATACCCTGGTATATGATTCAGAGACTAACCTATGGATTTCTCAACCAGTCGACGCAGGCGCAATAGCTTCAGTTGACGGTGGAACATATTAAAATATTAATAAGGGCCAAGCATGTCAACGATTATTCAGATTAAAAGATCTGCTAATGTAACCGCACCATCTACATCTGATCTGGTAGTAGGTGAATTAGCTTACTCTCAAGATAAAGCTAATGACGGTGTAGGGGCACGGCTGTATATTGAGTCAGTTGATTCAAGTAATAATGAAGTTGTACACATAGTTGGTGGTAAATATTACACCGATAAGGTTGACGGGGCAAGTAGTGCGAACACAGCAAATGCTCTTGTTCAAAGAGACGCATCGGGAAATTTTAGTGCTAACGTAATTACTGCTAACACGCTGGTTGGAAACATTGTCGGTACAGTTACTGGTCAAGCTCAGTCAGCTAATATTGCTAACTTTGCAAATGCCTTAACAACACCACGCAACATCACTCTGGCAGGTGATGTAACTGGTACAGTAAGCTTCGACGGTACATCTGATGTAACAATCACTACAACAGCGAACGTTAATTCTGTTGCACTGGGTACAGATACTACTGGTGACTATGTTGCTAACGTCTTGGCTGGTACTGGTATTGAAGTTTCTAACCAGGGCGGTGAGACTGCGACTCCTACTGTTGCACTGACAAACACTGGAGTAGCAGCTAATACGTACGGTGGATCAGGTACGATACCTGTATTTACAGTAGATGCTCAAGGTCGTATTACATCTGCAGCCAATTCAGCTACTGCAGTATTTGTAACCGCTGATAGCATTACAACTTTTACGAATAAAACTTATGATGTCTCGGTAGGGGCAAATAATAAGTTTTCTATACAAGGTAATCAGATTACTGGTTATTCAGGAAGTGGTGCAGTAGTTGTTCTGGATACTATGCCTACCCTGTATGGGTTTAATATTGGCAATTCTGATTTAAATCTTGACGGGGGGACCGGTACCTACTACTGGAGCGGGCAAAGCGGGGTAGCTCAAACTGGTGATTTAAAAGCAGGTTTCTACGCAACATCACCAACCGCTAATAATTCGCTATTCACGTTCGGTGTTAACGGCTCAAATTACATGAGCGTTGGAATTGAAGGTAGTTTATTTGTCGGTACAGCCTTACCAACTAATAACGGTGGTTTAAATTCTAGCTATGCAGGTTGGTTAGTTGTACAGTCCGGTGGTAAGTTCGGCGGTGATATCGATACTCTCGGTGGATTAAATCTTACAGATGCTACTAATGGTAAGATTACTTTCTCTGATAACTCTGTACAGAGAACTGCGTACACATCTAATCACTTAACAACCGCCAACGTTGTTGAAGTAAATAATCTGTATTTCACAAATGCAAGAGCGCGTGCTTCGCTAACAAGTGGTAATGCAATTGCATACGATACTGCTACAGGTAATATTACCTTACTACCTAGCGGGGTCACAGCTACAACATACGGCGGCACAACATCAATTCCTGTATTTACTGTAGATCAGTTCGGTAGAATAACATCTGCATCTAATACAACAATATCTACTTCCTTTACAATTAAAGGTGGAGATAATAATACAGACACATTTAACACCGGTGATCAACTCATCATCGATGGCCAGGATGGTATTGCTACGTCTTTGACGTCTGAGGGCAGCAATACTACTATCTCCATCACGCTTAATACAACAGGTATTAGTGCTGGATCATATGGTACAGCAGGCAAAGTACCAACGTTTACAGTTGATTCTTATGGAAGATTATCTGCGGCTTCAAACGTAGATATCTTAGTTAACTTAGTTGGTGATACTGGTACTGATAGCCTTAACCTGGCAACAGAAACACTAGCCGTTAAAGGTGGTACAGGCGTTTCTACCTCACTGTCAGGTAATACATTTACCATTAATAACGACGGTGTAACAGCTCTTGCCTCAGGTGGGTACGGTTTAACTGTAAGTTCTTCTACCGGTTCAGTAACAGTTACTAATACCGGTGTTACCAGATTACTATCTGGCGGGCATGGTATAAGTCTTGATACCAACAACGGTAATGTAACTGTAACTAACAATGGTGTTACATCGGTTACCGGTACCGTAAACGAAATAAACGTAAGCGGAAGCACAGGTAATATTACGATCGGGCTTCCAGACGACGTTACAATTGCTAGGGATCTTACCGTTTCTGGTAACCTATATGTTACCGGTAACGTTGTTGCTCTGCCGGTTGAAAACTTAGTAGTTGAAGACTCACTAATTCAGCTTGCTAACAACAACATATTAGCGGATACTATCGATATTGGTTTCTACGGTAGTTATAATAATGACGGTGGTACCCATGAGCACGCTGGTCTATTCCGAGATGCTTCTGATGGTAAGTTTAGATTATTCCAGGGATTACAAGGCCAGGATAATTTAACTTCCACAATTAACATTGCAGGCACTGGGTACGAAATAGCTACTCTGGTCGCGGATTTAGTTGCTTCAAACGCTAACGTATCTACAGCTTTAAGTTTCGGTAACGAAAAAAATCAAATTGTACCTCTGTCATCTAGTATTCTAGAGGTAAGAGGTGGTCTTGGCGATGCATCCGGTGCTCTATCCCTTGCTGCTGGTAACTATCCTACTTCTTATTCTAAAATTTACCTAGAGAGCGGTAAGAAGATTACTATGCAGGCTGACGAAGCCTACTTTACATTATTCAATGACGGTAGCACTAAAGTTATCACCATGAATACAACACATACAGCTGCAGTATCAAATGCAACTGGTGCGTTAAGAGTAGCTGGCGGTGTTGGTATTACAGGCAACGTTTACGCTGATTACTTCAATGGTAAAGTTGACGGCGGAACATATTGAGTTATAAATGGAAATTGATCAAGCTACATTTTATAAGTTAGTTTTAGAAAGAAGTAACAGCAAGTTAAACGAGCTGCAGTCAAGAGTATTAATACTTGAGACTCAGCTCCAGCTTGCTTTAGAAGAAAATCAAAAGCTAATAAATGATTTAAACAAGCTAAATAAAAAAGAAAAGAAATCTGAATTTACTAACTAACGGTTATATAACCGTTTAATTGGAGCCATATGGCAGCTGATATTCAATTAAAAAGATCTTCCGTACCCGGAAAGACACCGGATTCTGCTAATGTTCTAGTTGGCGAACCGGTTGTAAACTTAGCTGATAAAGTCATTTACACAAAGGATGGTTCCGGTACTGTCATTGTTATTGGTGCGGGTACGACCTCTAACGTCACCGAAGGTACAAATCTTTATTTCTCTAATGCTAGAGTAAAAACAGCAATATCATCTCAGCAATTAGATAATGCTAGTTTTTCTGGGGCAATTTTTGCCGGAGGAGAATTAAGCTTAGGTGCCATTGGGGGTGATGAAGGTGGCCAAATAAATCTTGGTAAACCATCTACCAACACGACTCTTGCCGGTAATGTTGCAATCGACATTTATCAAAATAAACTGCGTATTTTTGAAGGCGGCGGTGATGCAAGAGGGGTATATGTTGACCTGACAACAGCAGGCGCCGGTGTAAGCACAAATTTAATTGGAGCAGGTTCAGGTACTATTACATCGGTAGCCGGTGTTAATTCAGGTGCCGTATCAAACGCACAACTAGTTGCTGCTACAGTGACCAGTCAAACTCTTACAAATGCGACATTCACTGCAAACGTAACAGCAGATAGATTCATCTCAAACAACAACGGCAATGGTGAGAATTACCGTATAGGTGATGATGCTTGGGTAGGTGATTATAATATAGCTAATGCTATACGAATAAAAGGAATTCAAGACCCCGCCAATGCTTATATAAATTTTGGCACCGGTGATGCAGCTACTTTAGGTAGAGCTGGTACCGGCGCTTTAACCTATACCGGTCCATTTACCGCGACCGGCAACGTTACTACTGGTAATGTATCAGGTACAGCAGGCACATTCACATTTTCACGTCTTGGGACAGTTGAATCGGGTACGTGGCAGGGTACATCGATATCAACAACGTATACTGATGCAAAGGTTATATCAGTAGGTGGTGCAGCTGGTGTTGTATCTAACGTTCAACTAGCAGCTGGAATTACATCTTCTGGTGTGCTTAATACATCTAACGTCACTGAAGGTACTAATCTTTATTTTACCAACGCTAGGGTTTTAGCTAACATTACAGGTGCAGGTTTTGTTAACACTGTTTCAAATACTGCTCCAATAGGCGCTGTTAAATCAGGCACCTCTTTAACTCTTTCACACCTTAACTCTGGTGTTGCTGCTTCAACGTATGGTGGTCAATCAGTTGTACCGGTATTTACCGTTGATAGCACAGGTCACATTACCGCGGCATCTAATGTAACAGTTGTAGTTGCTAACTCAAATATTACCGGCAATATTATTGCATATCAGCTACAACCCACAGGTGTTACACCTGCAACGTATGGAAGTGCTGTTAATATTCCTGCTGTAGCTGTTGATCATCAGGGTAGAATTACTAGTGCAGCTAACGTTGCATTATCTGGTATTAAGCTATCAGCCTTTGCTGCTACTACTTCTGCAGAGCTTGCTGGTGTAATTAGTGATGAGACCGGGTCAGGTAACCTAGTCTTTTCCACCTCTCCAACACTTAGCTCTCCTACTCTAACAACACCTAATATTGGAACTGCCTCAGGTACTGCTCTTTCACTTACTGCGAACCTGGTTGCACGAGACGTTGTTGTGCAAGGTAACTTAATTGTTTCCGGTACACAGACAATAATTAACACTGAGACTATTGATTTAGCGGACAATGAGATTGTTTTAAATTCCAATCATACCGGTGCACCTACCCAGGATGCAGGTATTATTGTTAATAGAGGATCATCAGCTAATGTAGAGTTATTTTGGGATGAGACAAATGATAGATGGTCAGTTAACACCGGCGCTGCCTCATTTATAATCCACAACACTGGTAGAGATGTTGTTCTTGGTACAGAAACCTCTGGTTCTTATGTTGCTAACCTAGTCCAGGGTTCTGGTATTAGCTTAACAAACTTAGCTAATGAAGGGGCTACCCCCACAATTGCTTTAGCTACATCTGGTGTAAGTGCAGGTACCTATGGTGCTGCAGCACTTCAAGCAGTAATTTCCGTAGATACATTCGGAAGAATTACATCTGCATCTAATGTTACAACAACAGTTTCTAACTCAAACATCACTGGTAATATTTTAGCTAGTCAACTACAACCTACTGGTGTTACACCCACAACGTATGGTGCCGCTGCAGTTCAGGCAGTATTTACTGTTGATCACCAGGGTAGAATTACTTCGGCATCTAACGTTACCAGTACGGTAGCAAATAGTAATATTACTGGTAACATTATTGCTAGTCAGATTCAGCCTACTGGTGTTACAGCAAGTACTTATGGTGGTTCAAGCGTTGCCCCTGTAGTTGTTATTGATCAGCAGGGCAGAATAACATCGGCCGCAAACGCAACAATAACAGTTGCAAATAGCAATATATCTGGTAATATTATAGCCTCTCAGTTACAGCCTACCGGTGTTACTGCAAATACCTATGGTGGTACAACAAGTGTACCTGTAATTGTTATAGATAATCAAGGTAGAATAACTTCCGCTGCTAACGCTTCAATCTCTGCTGGAGTAACTTCGGTTGGCGGTGCAACTGGGGCTGTGTCGAATGCTCAACTAGCAGCATCTATTTCATCTACAACAGTATCAAATATTACTATCTCTGGAAACCTTAACGTTGATACAAACGTACTTCATGTTGATTCTATAGCACATGAAGTCGGTATAAACACAACAACACCGTTAGCAAATTTACATGTAGTCGGTAATGTGTTAATTTCTGCAAACATTAATGCAAGTAATGCTGTATTCACTGGTTCTATGAGATCAGCAGGGTTGTATGATAGTTCGAATAGATTGCTGATAATTAAAGACGCATCAGGTAATGTTGTCTGGGGTAACTGATGGTCAGTATTGTATATAGCACCAGCACCCTATCTGGTGTAGAGCTTTTAGAAGCATCTGCGTCAGAGCTTGATAGCTTCTACCGCGAAGTATTACGCCGTATGGCCGGTGGTACTTACACAGGTACTATTATTTTCGGTAACGCTCAAGGTAGCGTTATTGGTAATTTTACTGATACTGCACGTGCTTCCGGTGAGGGCGGATCAAACGTAGATATTGTATCTAATGTTTATACTTTATCTCAAATACAATCAACGCAGGTAGCTACTGATCCTCCCTATTTTATTGGATTGAATCTAGTTGGTAATACAACTATTTTACAAGAAAATAAAGATACTCACGCTAACGTAGCTGCTGAAATTTTAAGCGTTGTTTTATCTGGTGGAATAACTTCTTACTATCTCGGTGAGTCTGCTCCTTCGGATGGCGATACCTGGGTTAGTAGAGGAAGTATACAGGATACTTTTAATAATTTTACAGAGGTTCAGTCAACATACCATCTATGGCAGAAGATAGACAGCGGAACTTCTAGCTACATAAGTCCAAGCAAATTAGTAAGCAGTGAGTTACAGGTTTTTAGTGTTGCAGATATTGACAACACTATAAAAATAGTTGAAGACTATATTAATTCATCAGGTAAAAATTATTATGTATTGCAGGAATCAGCTCCAGAGAACGGCGTGTGGGAAGCGAGAGGTACAATTTATGATCTAAGAAGATCAACCGATACGATTTATTTAACCCCGGATGGTTATATACTAACATATGATTCTATTAACTATATCGCCGACTATTTAAAAGATGCAGTCTCCTACACAGGGCCATTTGGTTATGATAATGTTTACACCGGACCTGGTGACATTGCGTACACCGGTGAAGAATATCTAAATGAGACGTATACTGGTCCTATTTTTTATACCGGTCCAATAAACTATACACTAGATACTTTCTTTAACAGCCCTACTAGTTTATACAATGTAATTTACGAAAATAATGCTGTACCAATTGCAACAACTAACTATTTTGGACCAGGTGGTACTTATTTCGGCCCCCTTAATACATACACGGGGACTAGATTTTATGATACAGATTATACTAGTTTTATTGTATATACAAATGCAACTACATTTATCGGTGACATAGATTACACAAATGATTTAGAATCGTATATAAACTTTTTAAATGTCAGTATTTATACCGGAGCTTCAAATCTATATACCGGTATTGCAGATAGCACTGATTACTCGACTATATTTGTAGGTGAGTCTAGCTATACCTTAGACGACATTTATTACACCACGCCGTATATCTTCGGGTATGATAGTTTGGCATATCAGATACCGTATACAGGTGAGTTTACTTTCTTAAGCGAGAAAGAATACATTGGTGGTAATGAATTAGATTTTACCTCTACCTTTACTAATAGTTACACATTAGCTAGCTATACAGGTGACGCAGCAAGTATATACAACAGCGGAGCATATTATACAAATATTGTTGAACCAGAGTACGCAACTTTTGATACATTTAGTACAGTATATACTGACCCGGATACTGTCTTTTCGACTTTTGCAACATTTACTGTTGTTAACCCAATTTATACAGGCACAACCAACTATAATCGCGATGTACCTTTCGTCGGACCGGGGTCTGTTCAATATATTATTTCTGCTTACTACACTGGTACAGATGTTTATATTGGTGTTGTAGGTGGTTACTACACCGGTAATGCGATATACGCAAGAGACACGGGTGGAGCGTTTGAGAGTTTAACTTACCTAGGATCAAGAGATTTTGCCGGTCCTATCTTATACACCGGTCCAAATTTAACTTATACTACCCTATTACAATACACCGACCCTGATATAGGGTACACTATCGAGTATACTGGCGAAGGAGGCGTAGCATATACAAATATTATTACGACGATCTACGATCAAACTGCATTTTATACTTCACCGGGTGATCAATCATTTGTTACATTTGATTCAACTTATGATATTTCTTATGTTACATTTCTAGGTTATTCTGAGCTGTATCAGGGTATACCCGGGTACCTAATTAACTATACAGGAGATCTCAATTATTCGGTAGTAGCTAGTGTTTATACCAGTGATATTGACTTTGCAGGATTTATAGATGGTTACGTGGGGCCTAGCACGTCCTATATAGGTCAATACGATACCAACTACACAGGTCCAATCGAATATACTTCTCTCTTTATATCTAACACGATCGTATATACAGCTGATACTAATTACACTATAGGTTATGTAACTGTCTTTCTGGGTGGTAGTGGCGGTGCGGAAGTCTATACAACAGAATACACATCACCAGCAACTTACACTATTGACGCTTATATTGGATCCACAGACTATTCTAGTGTGAATTTATATTCCGAATCTAATTATAACACTACATACACCGGTTTGGATACATCACCGCTCGATGCGGTGATTTTTGATAATTCAATAAACAATTATACTAATACATATAATACAAGTTATTCTGACCAACTAGTTTATATAGGGTATTATGATAAAGTATTCGCTAATATTTCGATCTATGAAGCTGATTATGCTGGATATAATCAAGCTTTTTTAACACAAACTAACTATACATCTTCTTTTAGTGAAGATTATGTAAACTCCGGGGTTCAATATACAGGTACTGAATTTATACCTTATCTTGGACCAATAGCCTATACTGATAATGGTGCTTTAGAGTATACACAGGTGGAAGGTGTGTTTAATGATTCTTATACTAGCGATATAGTTACAAACTATAACTCAATAGCTATCGGAGAAGTAATTGAGTATGTCTCATCGATTACTTTATGGAGAAGAATTGGTTGATAAATATCTAAAAAAGGATACCTATGGCTAATCCATCTACCAGACAAGAACTAATCGATTATTGCTTACGCAAGCTAGGCCATCCCGTACTTGAAATTAACGTGGATGAGGATCAGATCGAAGATCGTATTGACGAAGCATTCCAGACCTATCGCGAATTTCATTATGATGCGGTAGAGCTGGTTTATCTTTCAGAAAAGATTACCGCATCATTAATTCAAATTACCGGTATCAACGCAGCAAGCTTTCAAAACGGCGAGAAAATTACCGGGTCAACATCTGGTGCAACGGCGTCTGTAGTTGCTAACGTTAGCAGTAATAGAATGAATGTCAAGAACGTTAGTGGTACGTTTACCGCTGGCGAGACAATTACCGGTGGTACGACTGGTACAACTGCTACTCTATCTTCTATTACGTTAGGTAATTTTGATAATCGTTATATTTCCCTGAACGATGCTGTAGTTGGTGTAGAAAAAGTTTTACCAATGTCCTCTACAACCAGGGGTATTGATCTTTTTGATGT